GTATTACATGTTACTTGGTCTCCTTCATAGTAAGGAGCACCGACTTTAGGTAATACTTGAGTATCCATATTACAGGAACATTGCATCACCCAAGGTGCGTTTACCTTTCCACATCTAGGGCATATCCATCCTTCTTGTGCCATATTATTTTATTTTTTAAAAACTACCGCAGAATCTACTGGTGTATTTCCTTCATACGTGATACGTAATTCAGTTTTACCTTTATATACATCGATTGCTCGTGGTCTACTATTTATGTATCCAATAATAAGTAATAAGCCAATTATAAATCCTACATAAGATATTATAACACCTATTTTTTCATCAGATTCATGTATGATTGCTATTTCTAAACAGATAGCAAGAATCACAAGAAGAATTCCTAATATTAACCAAATTACCATATTCTTTTATTTTATCTTTTTCCTTTTATAGGAAAGAGTAGTTAATTACTCAACTATAACTTTCCAATCTTCTGCTAAGATATCACACTGAGTTGGAGTATAGAATCCAACATCACCATCTTTGCAGCGAATAGCAATGTATTCCTTATACAGAACTTTTCCATCTTTATCAGCAATAGAGTTTTCTATACCTGTCTTAGCTGGATAGCTTGCCGATGGAACATAATAAAGAAATTTATCTCCACTCCAACATTCACGTCTTACTTTCTTGCCATTTTTAATGGCTTCAATCATTTCTTGTATTTTCATATTATTTATATTTACTCTGTTACTTTCTCATAAGTCTTATCAAAAATATCAGGCTTACAAGGATAGAACTCTCCGTTTATACCTTTGATGATGTAATCACCAATATTAGCTTTCATATTACCTTCTAATGTTGGAATATAAAACCCACCTTTATCTTTAACATCATCAATGGTTGCTGATTTTCCAATTAAAGATGTTTCCATTCCTATTTTAAAAACCCACTCGATACATTCTTCTATTGAATCATCGTTATTTAATAATCTAATAGCTTCAATAGTAACTGGCTTTTTTCTAAATTTCTTAATCACACTATTATTAAATTATTATTAATTACTTGTTTGGAATACAACGATTCTCAAACTTCTTGTAAGCATCTAGGTAGAACTCATCCTTAACTTTATTGTATGTTACTTCATAATACATATCATCTGGAAGTGTTGTTGAAAGCAGCCACTTTGCATTACCAAGAATATAACACTGCCATACTACATATACATCATACTCTTGTTTTTGGTCACTCTTATCTAAGTGCTCCTCAACATACTTACGTACAATCTCAATTACTTTTTTATTCATATTACTACTATTTATGCCAAATAGCGGTTAAACATGTTTGCTAAAATAATGTTCTTTTGTACTTTTTAGATATTCACCACACGTCTCTTTAGTAAGATATTCCATATCAGAGTAAGCATTAAACTTGCCTTCTTCCACTTTTCTAAAAAGGAATCTAATATTATCCATATCATCAGAATATCCTGTGAATTGCAAATGATTTTGTTGTAAAGATAACCATTCCAAGTATATTTCGTAGTCTCTTTTAGAAAATTTGAACCAACGTACATTGTTCTTGCACCATCCAAAGTAACTTGGGTCAATTCTAAGAACTCTTGTAACTGGCATACCTTTATATTTGCCAAATGTGATTATATTCATATCTACACCTCCATTTTGTGATTAATTCCTAGACCGAAGGAGTTAAACATCTATTTGATTATCACACTTTTCTGATTCATCAGGAACAGATAATTCATCCCACATATCACACCTACCTTTATCATTATAGATACATGGTCTGTGACAGATTCCTCTAACATCTTCTCTTAGCATATGTACATTATACTTTTTTTATACATCATATAAGCCAGATCGTGTACTTTGTGGCACATTTGACAAACATCTTCAAGACTTCTTGTGTCCCAAGCATAGTACATCTTTCCGTAACTTTCAGTTATTACTACAACCTGTCTGTCACGGAGGATTCGCCATATCATTCTCAATTTATGTTTCATAAGTTTTACTTTTTATGATGATTATACTTTTTGATAGCATCCTTCTTAGAAGCTGCCATGATTTTAATTCCCTTAATAGTAAACTCATGTTGCTCCTTTGGCTGACACTTTTGCTTATCAGAAGGAATGTTGCCTTTAGGAATAGCTAATGGTGTATCTCCAAAGCATGCAGGGAAATCGCCTATTAGATAGTCCAATTCAGTTTGCATGCCAATCATTGATAATAATCCACTCATATTAATCTCCTTTCTTTGGAAGTAAATCATCAATATAAAGCCATTGAGTAGCTTTTTTATATTTAATGATATATTTCCATTCATTTCCATCAATTATTTTATTTAACCCATATCCTTTGAATATAGTTTTATATAAAAATACACGTCCTTTCTTTGGCTCTTCACTAACCGGATGCCACAAGTCCTTCAAAAACTCTTCTTGCATCCACTTAGCACACTCCATAAAAGCATCTTTATAACAAGCTTGAAAATAATCCGAAATATATGATTCTTCTGAATGTTGCTTAGCAGCATCTTCTATTTTCTTATCGTCCATCATATTTTTAAGTTTTATAGTGACCTCCACGACCAGTATTGTTCTGGGGGCTAAGAAGGTATATGGGCATAAAGCCTTAACTTACTTTCGCTCATTCTGTGTCGTGGAGGTTGTACTATTCAGGATTATTTCTTATGCCTAGAAGATGTTCATTACCTTCGTAAGGAATACAATACTTACGACTACATCCGATACACCGAAAAGGATATTGTGATTCTTTTCTATAATGAGAAAAGAGGTCAGCTTCCCATACATCATCTTTCTCATTTCGTCCCAATACTTTATCGAATGGCTTAAACTCGCACTTATGCTTCAAGTTAACAATTATTTTCTTCTCAGCATCCCAAGCTTTTCCTCCTTTTGCAAGGGCATCAAAAAGTTCTTTCTTTTCATCTTCTCTAGCAGGATAAAGTCTTGAAAGAAGAAAATTATCTATAGGTACATTAGTTTCAACAAGTTTCTTATGTCTAATCAAAGAAACTATTGATTCTGTTATATTTTCATCCTTATGAAGTATTAAAGTTGTATGTCTTGTAAATGAATCTTCATCACAACTAAGTATATCTCCATCCTTGAACTTTGGTTGCTTTTCAATCTCCAAAGTTTCAAGATTGAGCTTGCCATCCAAACGCTTCTCTATGGTGTTAATGTAGGTCTGAGCAATATCCTTATCTTCAAGGGAATATCTTTCAGTTGTGCATAAGAATTCTTCGTAATATACGATTTTATTCTTATCTTCACTGTTAAGGTAATGCTTACAATAAAAACTTGTATAAGTATCATCGTACCATTCGTCAAAGATAACCTCTGTGCCACCATCATTACTTATCAGTACGTCTCCCTTCTGCCAAGAGAACTTAGACCAATCACGCATTTCCTTAGATGGGAAGATAATACATTCTCCGCCATCATACATATTACCAAATTTAATTAAGGTACATTCTCCAGATTGTGTTAAACCAAATTTTGAAGTACAGAAGTTTATTTTAAAAATTTCATCTGTTACTGCTTCAGAACTACATTTACCATGAATCATAGAATACAATTTAGTACCCCTTGGTTTATTCTTCAAGATTTCTGCTATATTAAGTTTCTGTTCCATAATCTACTTAATTTTAATAAAACATATTGTATATTATATCTTCATATTTAAGTTTATCTATTACTTTATTCAAGTAATTGATAGCCACTTTACAATCAGGTCTAAATTTTTTTATCTCAGAAACTAGTTGCTCTAAATCTGATAATCTAGTATTCATAATTAGTTATTAACATTAGTTACAATAGAGTTTAAAACTTTATTCCAATTAGATTCTGGTCTTTCTTCAAAATCTGGATCTTGAAAATCCTTCATTACAGCAAGATAAGCATCTTTAAATTGGTGAGGAGTAATCTTTTCCCAATCTTCAATATCATATATATAAGAATAGTCTCTAGTGATACAATCCTTATCTAAACATATATAATATATGTAATTATCTTTTATCGAAACAATTTTTATTAAATCATTCCATTTTGTATTTAAGTAACAATCACCAACAGTAAACTTAGAAATTGCATTTCTCTTTTCTAGTGCTTTAATTTTACTATAAAGATTATTACTTTCTTCTTGTAATTTCTTATATGTATTTTTTAGTTCTTCTAATGTTTCCATAATCAATTTTTATAAATGGCATCAAGAATATTTCTAAAATTAGGATTATCTATTACTGCTTGAGCATCTTTTTTATTTTTAAAATAGATTCTATCATAAATAGATGTCCAATTATAATCTACTTTATAGATGTTACTGTTATACACAATAAAATATTTATATTCACTTGGATCACTCCAGTTTGGCTTCCAATCTCCATTGTAATATTTAGCAATATTCATTAATTGTGCTATAGCTTTAAGTGCCTTTGTATCACTACTATGTATATAAACATTAGTATTAGTCATGGAATTAAAGGAATTAATTATCTTACTATAAGTGATATACTTAGATTTAAACTTAATTATTCCTTCAGCTAAACTACTATTCTCTGTATCTATCTCCATTCCTTCAGGAATATCAATAGTTAATTGATTATTCTTTATTTCCATATTATTTATTTCTTTAAATATAATACTAGTTTTATCAGTTCTGCTAACATCAACACAAGGACCTAAAGATTCTTTAATTGAGAAACAATGGTCATGCAAAATACAACAACCATCACATGCATCACCCTTTACTACTTGATAGGTTTTACCATCACAAGTAAATATTTCACCTATTTTTCTTTCCATAATTAATTTTGTTAATGTATTAAACGTAAAAAAGGAGTATACTAACTAATTAGCTAATATACTCCTATGAAACCTGGCATTTCAGTCCATCAAAGACTTTGGAGAAGTAATACGAATCGAACGTACTTCGACTACTTAGATAATAATCATGTTTCGCCTTATCACCTGTCCTACATACTCCGGATTATGTAGGTAACTTCTCTTTTCCCTAATTAGGTATAACGATTGAAACTTCGCAGTGGGGGATTTACGAATCTAACGTACTTTGAAACTTTCGTTTACAAATTCCTGGGAGTTACTAGAATTACCCATTCATTGTTTCCGTTTCTTATCAATCTGCCCTATAATATTCGCGACTATATAGGTATCCCCCAAATTGGTTATTCTTCTAATAATCCTAAATATTTAATATCAGTACTAACTACTTCTCTATATGCATAGTTGATATATACAGTAGCACCTACTGGAATTTCAAATATTCCTATTTCAGCACAATACATTCTACCCTTAGTCATTTCTTCAGTTAAGTATGAATGATAACCTTCATGTATATAAAAACGATCATAATTCCAAAGTTCTCCCACACATCCCATAACAGATCTATACCTTTCAAATTTAGGTCTTATCTTTACTGTAGGTATAATCTGAGATTTATAGTACCTAAAATTTTGATATTGACTTATAAAGATACCTAAAGTTGCTAATTTACCTACTTTATAAACTCTTAAAGGCTTCTTCAATACAATTGGGATTGCCACATAATTTGACCAACACATAATTTAATTATTAAATTGTTTTACTATTATTTAAATAATTCTATAATTCTCCAATAGATGATTGTACGATGAATACTATATTGTAATATCCAAAATAACAATAGAAGTGTACTATACGTTCCTATTCCAAAACTATACAATATTCGTTTATCTGAATAACTGGAACTAGTATACATTCCCATAAATATAGCAATATAAAGTATTATCATAAATATAGCCATTATTAATTGAATAAACCAAGGCATAATTATTTATATGTATTGGCATCCAAATCAATAGCTGTCATTCCTTCTTTAAATTCGGAATAAATAACTATCTTATGAGGTCTCTTTTTAGAATCATACATTATTTCTAATGTTTTATTCTCATAAGCCCAGCTTCTCTTACCTGTCCACGTGTCAGGATAGTTATAACTATTAACTAAAACAACAGTTAATAATAATCCTATAATTAATAATACTTTTTTCATAATTTTATATATTTACCTGTGTAGAGAATTTTATTAGAAACAATTTCACCTTCTTCGTTTGTAAAATATACATAACCTGAGGGAATTATAAAGGTAGCTAAATATAAAGAATTGTCTACTCTAAATATTCTATCACGATTTCCACACTGTATAGTTTTTACACAACCTCCAAAGATGTCCGGCACTATTGAATCACATACGAAATTTACAGAAGAGTAACTATGATAACCTTCTGTAATTTTTGCAAAAATTGAACGAGGTTCAATTGTTACTCCTAAAGTTAAAGAAGGCTGTATATCTTTTGAATAGTAAGTATAATCCATAAATGGAGATATACAATATTCCTTAGTAGCTTTCTTAACTATTTTATATACATTAATATCTTCTTTAGCTATTTGAGCTTTTAATTTATTAATATTACAAGTCCAACACATAATTTTACAGTTTTAAATATCTGCCAGTATACATAATTTTATTAGACACAATTTCCCCACAACTATTAATAGTATAGGCAGCGCCTTTAGGAATTATAAAAGTTGCTATATAACTATCATTTTCAAAAGGTATAAACATTCTTCTATTTCCGAATATCATACGTTTGCATCTATATACTCCCTTGACTTTGTGAAAAGCAGAATTACATACAAATTGTACTCCAGTATAACTATGATAAGCTTTTTCTATCTTAAGCATCCCATACCTTCTAGCTATCTCATTACATTCAAGAGTTGGTATTTTATATAATATATTTGCAGTATAATTAAAGTTTTTAATGATAGATACACACGATTGCTTATTAGCCAATGTAACTATTTTATAAACTTCAATATCTTTATCTGCAACTTGATATTTTACATTTCTTAAAATTTCTATCCAACACATAATACTATATTTTTACATATTTACCTGTATAAATAATGTTAGAAGAAACTAATTCTCCATTAGAATTCTCATAATATGTAGAACCTTTAGGTATAATGAAAGTAGCTATATAATAATCATTATATAACCCTATACGTTCCATAATATTACCTAATAAAATAAATCTAAAAGAAAATCCTATCCTATTAAAAGGTAGAGATATATCTTTATAAGAATGATAACCTGAGTAAATTATTCCTAAATCAGAGGATGATAATTGAGGTAATTTTACTCCACATGTTATAGGAACTAAAGTAATTACTTTATTTAATTCTTTTGGGTAATATGTATAATTTTGATACAAACTCCGAAACTCTTTAGTAGTTTCAATTACATACCCAAGTTTATATACTACAATATCTCTTTCCGCTATTTTAGCAGGACCTTTACCTATCCAACACATAATTATTTAATTAATTTATAGTCACCAATTTCAAATCCCACTTCTGTAGAATCTAAAGACCAAACTTCAGGAAATACAGTGAGATCATCAAATGAATGACACTCTACTTCTATGCTGTTACTAGTTCTATCTATATTAAGAACTTTAAACCACATAGGTTTCTGACATCCTTTCCACGCTTGGGAAAAGATGTCATTTACTTTTAGATTTATTTTTTCCATATGTTAATGTATTTAATTAAACAATAAAAGAGCCTAACTAGATTAACTAATTAGACTCTTCAGAATAATAATATGATAAAAAGTAGTCTTGAGGCTGGGACTTGAACCCAGATTGGATGTGTATAAGACATCGAGCCTAACCATTAGCCGACCTCAAGGATTAATGTATAGTATAAAGCGGATATCTGAGCAATTTAAAAGATGTGTCTGAGGGTCGCTACTTCCTCTCCTTTCTCAGTCAAGAGAGCGTGCAACTTGCCACTAAGACACATTGTTTTAAAGTTTTCGCATAATTTTGATAAGAGTTCTACTTTCACAAGCAAAACTCTTTTATTTTTAATAACTTAAAAATTAAAATAATGATAGAAAGGAAACGCGGACAGATTCGAACTGTCAACCTTCTACTCTACGATAGACGCTCTAGCTATTGAGCTACACATTTCTATTTATACTAGTATTGCTATATAGCCTTATTTAAAAACTCATACTACTTTCACAAGCAATGTGAGTTAGCTTTTAGTCACTCTCGACTAGACATAGATAATTACAAGAAATTCATTAATTTTCACAAATTAATGATTAGTATGAGTTTAGATAATCAAATAACCATTTTATCATAATGTAATATCTTAAATAAACCAACTTAAATAAAGGGATTCGAACCCTTAATCCTCAAGAAATATTTAGTGACGACTTCAGAGGCGCTTCCGTCAATCTACTGCCGTATACCAGTTCCGCCATATTTAAGTTAGCTTATAATTTAGATCTTTTTAGGATTTTATGAGAATTAGCATTACCCAAATAGCACCACGTGGAGGTTTCTCATTTGCTATTCTACCCCTTCTGGGACTCGAACCCAGACTGGCTTATGCCAAATGGTGTTTAAGACCATCTCCTATACCTGTTCGGATAAAGGGGTTAATAAGCAACTAATTATCTGCTAGTTGCCAACAATATTTATTTTATAAATCCTATAACTATTATGGTATTACAGTTGTTTTAATATATTTGTAGCTACATATAATGAAATATCCACAGTTGTATGAATATCATCATTTAATTTTAAGATATATGTATTATTTTCATCATTCTTTCTAGTTATCTCAGATATGTATTTATGATTTATTAAAAATCCTTGTGTTGCAAGAATAAAATTAATACATAAAACACGTGAAATATTTTTTAATGAACAACACACAATAATACTATTGCTATGAACATCTATTATAGTACTATATTTACCAGATGTTTTTATACATACAATATCATTTATGTTTATCTGTCTGTACTCTCGTCCCTTAAACACTAAAAATGTATCAGAGTCAATCTGTATTGTTTTTATTTCCATATCTTTTAACCCATAATAAAACGAGCCTCTACAATATTTTCAGGATGATAAATAGTTTTAGTTAATCCTTTCATTGCCCATTTCACAATATCAGAATGTTTAACTCCACTTTTAAGTTCATGGTAAAACATTAAATCATAAGCTTCTCCGCTTTTAAAAGTTACTTTGATTTTAAATGTAGGCTTTTCATCATTTCTAATAAGTTCGTCCATTTCTTCATCAGTTACCATGTAACTGAACAGTGGATTAGAAAGATGTTCTTTTTTGTACCTCTTTTCAAGTTCAGCTAAATTTAACTTTGCACACTTGAGTACATGTTTACAACCAAATTTCTTAGCACTTTCTATTTGTGCTATTAAATTGGTTTTACTAATAAAATAATCTTGTCTTGTCATAATTTATCTATAATTAATGTGTTAATAATCTATTTAAATAATAGGCGATTTTCACTGGTTATATTTAAACTATTCCATTGTCCTCAGCTATCTAACGTTCTTTCTCTTTTAACCCAAATGATTAATTTTAAGGTAATTACGCTATTTAATAGAGTTACTGAGAGTTGTTTAGTACCTATTTCAGTTGTTGGGCTACCCAGATTCGGACTGGGACTGAGAGTTCCAAAAACTCTAGTGACTGCCATTACACCATAGCCCATTATTAATGCGGAGAAAGAAGGATTCGAACCTTCGAGCCATGTAATATGACTAACACCTTAGCAGGGTGCCACTTTCGACCACTCAGTCATTTCTCCAATAAAGCTCCCTATCTTCACAGACAAGAAGCCTAACGACTCTTTAACGTTATAAAGTCCGCTGACTTTATATTTTAAACATTAATCGTATTAGTTTTTTAAATATGGAAGAGTAGCACTAGCGATGCTCGAAATCGCCTTTGGATCTTGAAAGAATCCCGTCCTAACCAGCTAGACGATAGTGCCAAGTAGATTCTCTATCTTCACAGACTGAGAATCTCGTGTATTACAAATGAATACTTTTAATAAATTAAAAATTAATGGTGCTCCCTGACAGTACTGACCTGTCTTCCCGAAATTAAAAGTTTCGTGCTTCACCTTAAAGCTTAGAGAGCTAATTTATAATCTTATTTTGCTAAGAATTTTATTCTTGTATATAGTGGAGATACGCGGAATCGAACCACAATCTCGGGATTTTCACCGTGCTCTAACCTTTTGAGCTATATCTCCATAGCCCACATTTCTATAAAGGAGAATAGTGGTAACACCTACCTATACTAATAAATTTATTAGTCAGGATTTATCCAAACACACTAACAATATATCAAATTAAATTTGTACGGTAGAAAGGATTCGAACCAATGACCTTCTCGAAATGACCTATTATAAAAAGAGATGCTCTAACCACTGAGCTACTACCGTAAGTACTAGTTTATATCGGAAAACTAGTAAAACGTTAACACATTATTATGGAAACTTAAAAGCCGAATGAAAACATGGTATCTGCGGAAGTGCTGAGAGTTACGTAAGGAATTTTATTTCTTACTGTAATAAAGACAACAAAGCGTCTTCCTGTATTAACCTCTCCACAATTATGGATTTCTACTCCATCCTTCATTTCAGAAGAGTATATTTTTAATACCATTTTACCAAACTTACTATTACTAAAAGTAATAGTTTTTCTAGCTTCATTATATACTACTGAAGTTTTAATGTAAAATGGGTCACTCCATTCACCATTTTGATAAACAGTGATAGAACCATAATTAAACGCATGAGCTATTGTAGTTAATACAATAAAACTCATTAATAAAATAATCTTTTTCATATTACTCAATCTTTTAATGTTAGTACGGAGTAAAGGATTCGAACCAATATAACCTCTCTATGAATTGTGGAAGTGAGGTGCTCTAGCCATTAAGCTAACTCCGCATGTGTGTGAGGGAAGAGGGACTCGAACCCTCAAGAGCATAATGCTAACAGTTTAGAAGACTGTGACGCTTCCAATTACGTGCTATTCCCCCCAGATAAAAATGCAACTAATTATCTGCTAGTTGCCAACAATATATATGAACTTTACAGAATTACTCTATTATTTCAGTTTCAGATATACACCATTTACCATTAATTTTAACGGCTTCTACCTGTTTATTATTTACTGTCTCAAGAGATACTTTATTTTCTAAAATTCTATTGAGCGAAATAATGTATTTGTTAGCCTCTTCTTTAGAATTGACTACACGAGACTGAATGCTATTGTTAATAACATTATATATCTTTCTTAAAACTTTCATAATTATAATTTTTATAAAGTTAATAGTATATAGAGCATTGTTTCTCAACAACACTCTACTATAGTTTCAAATATCCATTGTAAAAGTAAAAATTTGTTAATTTCAAATTTTATAGTTTAAATCATCATATTTTGCAAATTTTAAACTTTAATACAATACATAGACAATTTTATAGTATGTCTGCAATATCCACATCATCTCCTGGATCTGGATAATCTTCAATATCACATGTTGTATCATCCTCATTATATTTTGAATGATAAGCAATGTGCTCTAACTTATTAATAATATTGTTTACTTTAGCTAATCTATTATAAGTAGAATCCAAAGTCTGATTTAAAGCGTTTGCAATAACTTTACACATAGTATGCATAGCTTTATCTCTCACAATTCGATTAGCTACTACCTGGTCGTCCTCATCATTTTTACTTAAAGTAATTTTAGAAACGACTGTTACAGTAGAATTATCAACAGTAAGTCCCCAAGAAGCAAGGTTTTTAATGAAAATCTTTCTCTCTTTAGAAGTTGCAATTTTAAGGAATACAGAAGTATCAGCACTTGAAACTTTTATATTAGCTCCTTCTAAGTGATCCATTATGTACTCTAAATCACAAGACATAGTACAAAACGTACTGTTACCAACTCTCTCAATGCTGTACTTTACTTTCTTAATTGTCTGCATTTTCTTTCGTTTTAGATTGTTTGAACAATTTAATGATGCCTTTTAAAGCATATTCTGGAACATTGCCACAAAGACATCCACCATTTACATACAGTTTAATATTGCCATAAGTAAATTTAGTAATCTCAAGATTTCCTTCAGCGCCATTAGATTCATTCTCTAACCATACTGGAAAATCTTTCCACTCATCTACAGTTAATGACTCATCAATAACTGAATGTTCTTCAATAGTTGGTTTCAGAGCTTTAAAATGCTTTAAGACTAAAGTCTTATGCACTGAATCAGCAAACTCTAGTTTCTTTGGTTTCTTGCTAAGAAAGAAGTAATCTTCACCAATCTTAGCCACAACATTTTTCTGTTTAACATTAAATAATAATTCCATAATTTTTAAAATTAATAGTTATATCTACTTAGTTCAAGATCAACTTCAGAAATTAATCTAGATTTATATGTAGCTAATGCTGTTTTATAAGTTTCAGAGTCAGCTTCATAATGACCTTCGATATATTCTAAAGTTCCCTCTTTGAACATTACAGTTTTAGATGATAAGTTATCTGATAGAAATATTATTCCATCAGATGTCAAAGATTTACTCCTAGTAAATCCTTTATTATACATATTAATATGTATATACAAACAATCGTAGAGACTTAAAGCATTGTTTATATTGCTTCTTATATCTCTTAGCTGATTAAGTTTTACTTGTTTTATTACTTTATTATGACTGGCAATAATCCAAATCACACATAGAATAAAAGCAAGTATAACAATTCCTAGCAAACCTTTATCCATATATTCTTGGTTCTGTATTAATGTTTTTAGAACTCATATATTGGTAAAGCCATTTAACATTATTTACAACAAAAGTGTTACCTTTTATATCTGTAAATAATATTTTCTTGTACTTATCCATAATCAGTCCCGATAATACTAACAAAGGATTTCTAATATATGCTGCAAATGTTCCTCCCTTTATACTTTCTCCAGAAATAATTCTTAATGTATTATTAAGATATTGATATTTCTTATTGAAAGCATTAGCATAGTTAGCATGTGTAGTCTTAGAAATATTGTACTCTGCATCAATCTGTGCTGAGAGCATTATTACTAATTCTCCCAGAGTATTGTGATTCATTGTCACCATTGATAAATTCCTCCCAAAGATAATTGTGCTTGTAATGTTTCTAAGTCACTCTTGATTGGAAGTTCTTTACCATGAATAGCTTTGTACTCCTTACTTACTTGTGCAATAGTTTTCTTTTTAGAAAAGACTAATGCTGTAATCTTAATAATGTCTTTTGTCTCCATTTTTTTAAACTATTTAATTATTAATAATGTGCCATCACCTTTCTCATTAAGAGTCTGCTACTTTGGATATGCAGGATGTAGGTTTACACTAGATCTCTATCTGTCACAGACCGAACTCTAATATTTGTCTTTGTAATCTATTGTGCTTATGGACATAATAGATTACTAAAGTAACTAGCCCTATCTATCACAGACCGAACTAGCGAAAATGATCTAAACTGTATATTGTTGATAACTATTTTATTTTAAAAATACATAAGTCTTGTCTTATGATTAACCAATTTTCTTTCCAAGATGTCAACTATTTATTATACTCTATAGTACTAGAGTGCAGAGATTATCTTCATTCTTTTACTTAATAAACTTCACTTCTTAAAGATTCGTAACCTTCATACATTGGAAATTCTGAATTAAGAGTAATCTTAATAAAGACTCTGTCGTCGATAGTTACAAGTCCTACAGTTTTAATATTGCGATTACAATTATCAAAACTAGTACAAATAACTGTATTAGAGGTAAAATCTGCTACGCCTTTAAAACCCATATCAACAAGAACTTTACACATTGGTGTTAAGTAATAAATTTTACCTTCTTTAATAACACAAGAAGAAAATGGAATTACTCTATCACCAATGTGATAAGTTCTAGCATCATGATCTATTGTGAGAGCCTTACCTGCAAGACTCTCACAACCTGATACAATTTTTTTATTTAATTTCTCTGTATTCATCTATTACATCAATTAAGTCTTGGAATGTATATTTTCCAATATCTGATTTATCTCCAACCCAATAAAGAGCTTTAGCAATCTGTTTGAGTTCAGACTTAGTTAATTCACCCAACTTATATTGCTGAATTTTTTTAACTAGTCTTTGCATAGTATCATAAGCATTATAAGACCATTAACACAAGCATTCATTCGAGCTTCCAAAGCTTCTACTATAATATTAGTATAAGCCTCAAACACTTCTTCTGCAAACTTCTTGAAACTTCTTTTTGATGGAGTTTCAGAGAATGCTACTTTCTTAAAAGGAATAGTCACAGAAATTGTGTACTCCTTTTCATTTTGCATTACATTTATCATGAGTTCATTTCTTTATAGTCGTCATGCACTAATTTACCTAAGTAAAACACCATTATTATAAATAATATGGTTAAAATAATATCTTGAATAAATATCATAACTTATAATTATTTTGTTGGTACTCTGCTACTAATAATTTAGCATTATCTGTAAGTGCTATAATATTAGATTTTAACAATCTTTTATAAGCACATAAGATAATGTCATAGCATGTCTGTGTAGAATCATATGGTTCTTCTTTAGAATCTTCCCATTGTGCGATAGTTCGAGTATTAAGACCATAGATTCCTCCAATATAAACCTCATTTATTGTCATAAGGTTTATATCTTTAGTTCTAAACATTCCATATTTATCTGGACCAAGGTTAGCATTACGAAACCCTTTACGCCAAATTCTTTTATGGAGTATCATACACTCAGATAGAGTATTGGCATTACCAATTTTAGTAAGCCAACACTCATAACTATTAACAAGATCTTGTTGAAGTTTATAATCTGCAACATTCTTGTTTAATTCCCTTTTATGGAAAATTTTATTCCAAATGTTGTATTTCTTCATTTTATTTAAATAGTTAAATTATTTATAAGTTTAAATATCGCAGTATCAATAGATACATAATACATTTTTCGTTGGGTAAATTTCCCATTAATTATAAGATTCATCAACTTAGCTAATTCTACTGAATATGGAATATTAGTAGCTTTTACCAAGAGTTGGACTGCATAATTATGAGATTTACGATTGGCTATAGCTATGTTACGTGTCTTAATGACTTGTTTACGCCAATGTAAATGTTCCTTAGTTTTTATCTCTCGCAGATACAATTGATGTACCTGCAAGAGACTTGATCGACCTGTTAACATATTATATGGAATTATTTATTCATATTTACTTGGATTTTTGTATTACTTCTATCCAATGCTTTATACACAGGATCATCAGCATACATACCTCTAGCTACAACATTGTTGTAGTATCTATCGGCTTCGCTAATTTGATTAGCTTGGTTACGTACTACATTACGTAAGTCAGAGTTTTCTGACTGAAGAGTAGCTATTGTAAATAACAATGCTACAACTACTATCCCTAAAAAAATAGTAGAGATTACAAAGATATTCTTTTTCATTTCTGTAAAGTTTTAATATTAAAGAGTTAATAATCTAATTTAATTTAAGCACTTTAGTTTTAAGACCTATAAACCACGTTGAGGTATGCTTTACGATATAGGATTTCGTCTAAAGTAAACTTTAGACAGGGATTTCAACCTTTGGGTAAAAACCTTTTGTTTTTGTTTGTGTTTTGTTATTTTTAGTAAAACATCTTACAAAGAATAAAAATATTATTGTATAAAATTCTTATAAATTGTTTGATGTGATAGGATGATTTGGATGTGATATATAAGTTGGTTTTAGTGAGAGAGATTGGGAAATTGAGGAAAGGTTTGTTTGGTGGATGGGAGTTCGTGTGCACACAAACTCATACCAATCCATATAAATAACTAACCTTCCTTATCCATTCCCAACTTATCCCCCACCATTCCCAACTATCTCTCCAAATAGCATACTTGACCACGATAACTTTATCATTCTCAATGAGCAACATAAAAATTCCAACAATTTGTGTCGGAAGTTGAACATTGTAGAATTCCAAAGTTTCTAAGTCAACAAGCTTATTTTTTCCATAAACTCCCTTAATAGTTTTGAACATATACAAAAAATACAAAGAAATTTATAAAAAAAATTTTAAAGGAGAGAGATTACTCTCTCTCCTTTGTTACTTAGCATTTTCAGTTACCAAACGCACATTAGAAAATCTTTGTGCGTTGCCATAGTTCTGTAATGTTTCAATATCAACATCAAAACCTACTACATGATGGTTAGCCAACCAAGTAGATGCCTGTGTTAAGTTACTGCAACCTTGGCAAACTAAAGATAGGATGCGAGTAACATTCACAGTACGCTCACCTTCCAAATTACCAACGGTGATACCGCTGGCGGTGAGTATTTGCGATGGCTGAGCTGGCTGCCCAGTCATCATGTTCGCAGGAATTGTAAAATCCTGCGAATTCAGTTGTACTGTGGCACCAAATGCCAATCTGATGTTTGTACTCTGCTTTGTTGCTTCAGCTATTTGTCTAGCTGACATAGCGCTGTGGCGAATATCGCCATCTTTACCTACTGTAATCTGTGACATAGTTTTAATCTTTAAATTTGTTAATAATTTTTATTTGGTTTTTACTCCAAATATGTGGGGGGCTCTAAGGGGCAGTGAACACCCGTGTAAATCACTAAATTTAATTTAAAAATTAATTACTTCAATAAAGCCATTAATGTAACAGTTCCTAAAAAATAACGGGGGGGGGAATATATAAAGTAACCTTAAAAATTTTAAAATTTTAAAAATGTAAAATATTTTTCACGTATAAGATAAGAAGAGTATTTTCATAACTCCTTGATTATCAGACACTTACAAATTTTTTATGCACTCACAGATTTATTTTATTCATTGGAGAATTCACTTCATTCATTCCTACATTTGTTCTATTCATAATTTTTGTGAATTTATTTTGAATCATATAAAAAATATAATTGAGTATAAGTTTATTTAGTAATTGAATTTTTAAAATTTTAATTTAAAAATCTTAGAATATTAACTTTTACAAAAATTAACTTTTAATATTCCCTACCTCGACTATATTACTCGTGTAATCAAAAAGAAATATTAAATGAATAAAGAACAACTAATACAAAGTATTAAAGACCTTCCTGATTAGTATAATATAAATTTATAGGTTATTGATAATGTAATTCATATAACCATGACTAAAAAGGTAGATGAATTTGAAGAATATTGTAGTAAATTAGATGATGAAACATTTAACAATGCTTGTCTAATATTTGGAATTATCTCAGATATATCTTTAGAAGATTTTTCTTCTAATTTAGATAATTCTAAATATAAAAAATATAAACAAGAATTTAAACACATAGTGGATTTTTTAAATGATAGAAACATTACAAAAAATTAATAAGATAGTTCCTAATCTTACAGTATCTCAATTAATAGAACTAGTAAATATTATTAATGGACCTAAATTAACTATAGATAATATGGTTTTAAAAGATATACCACATAATGGGTTTATTACAGTAGACACTAATAGTATTAAAACTACTTCTACTGAAAATCCTTTTAGTGTTAGTAGTTATCTATAAAGATAATACTCTCCTATGGTGTAATGGTTAGCACAGAAGACTCTAAATCTTTTAGCCAGGGTTCGAATCCTTGTGGGAGAAGAATAGCGTAAGTAGAAACCTCCACGTGGTGCTATTCGGATAACGCTAATTCTACTTTAAAAACATAATCTTTAAATGATAGCAGCAATTTATGAATTAAATGGTAAGATTTTAAAAACAACTAATCTTACTAAAAAATTAAAACGATTAAAATCAGAACCTAAGATTCTATTTCAATTAGAGAATGGGACAGAAGCTGATTTAGACCAATGGATTAAAGACAACCAAAATATAAATTCTAATTCAGAAGAAGATATAGAAATTAAAAAATATCATTATAGAAATCCAATTACAGGATATACAATGACTTCTATATATGATAATCTAGATGTTAATGGTTATATAAAAATTGATTAATGACTAACAAAGAATTAAAAGACTTAAAGTCTAAAATGAACAAAGTACTTAATGAAGTACAGTAGATTATTGATACTATAGGAGATAATGATTTACAAGATAATCAATTAACTCTTGATTTTTGTGATAAGTTAAATGAATTATCTGTTACTTATTAATAAATATTTGGGGATGGATATTTATTAATTTAAAAAAATAGCCGAGGCTTCTCATTTGAGAAACTTCGGCTATTGTGGTATTATTGCTTTATATACAAAAAATTTCCTCCACCAGTATTCTAAGCATCATATTTTAATAAATCATCTCTGGTAAATATTTTATCAAAGGTTCTTAATCCTGAATGATAAGTACCATTATCTAGAGTATATAAATCTACTGTTTTAACATTGTTTCTAGATTTCATAGCCTCTATCTCATCTCTAATATTATCTATACTTCCGGAAACTAAACGAACTTCTTTACCCGCCTATATAATTATTCTTCCTCCAGCTATAGAACCATATTCATCAGTTCTATTATTATTAGCTAAGAAATTTAGTCTGTTATTTACTGATTTACCATTTACTATGGCATTTAATATAGGACTTTTTCTAGAACCATTAGAATTACTTTCCATGAATAATACATTATCTTTAGAATCTGTTTTGAAACCAGTAACTGTATTTTTAAATGTTGGAGAAATCATACTTCCATTAGGAATATCTGAATATTTACCAAAAACAAATTTACCAATAGAATCTATACCTATATAATTCTAATTATTAGGAGATATGCTTTCTTTAGATTTGAAATTAGAAAAAGCAGTAATAGGAGCTGCTACACTATTTATAGGAGTATAATCACCTCTATTTCTATAACCAAAAGTATGCTTTGTTAAATTTATGGATTCTGGTATACGATATCTTCTAGAGTTTATTTTAGTAGTATCATTTATAGTATAACTATTTGGAGATATTTTTATTTCTAAATTTTCTCTCCTCTTATTTTTAGTTACTTTTTTATTAGAAATTTTAATTCTTTTACTAGTATGCTCAGGTTCTGAATCAAAAAATAACTATAGTTTTCTACTTAATCCATTTCCTACTAAATTAATCAACTATTTACCACGTTCCCATATTGTTTCTTCTTCCTATTTAGGAATAGATATTTTTTTAGCAGTGGGCATTTCTTTATATTTTGCAGGATGGTATACTAAAGTAGATGTTGGTTTAGTAGGATCTACTCCTTTAGCCTAAACCTATGGAAATATTATACTATTAGCTTTATCAGAATTAATTTTAAAAGGGACTTTATTTGATTTTCTTCTACCATACAACTACCCATCTTCATACCAATAATCATATATTGAATCATTGTTAGTAATTACCTATACAGCCATGGTGTTCTTATTATTACTGGAGTTCCTAACTTATCTAATATTTTTAATCCTAATACAGCTTTACTGTCTAAATCATATGAACTCCATTTCTACTTATATTCATCAGGATTAAACTTCCAAATATCTTGTGCTCTATATACTTTCTTACCATTAGATATTCCTTCCTAAACTAAATGTCCAGCAGCATCAACTCCATTATCTCCAAAGTCTAGATTATTATTAGCACCTTTCCAAGGAGTTTTATTAGTTATATTAGAAGCTTTCTACATAGGTTTCAGTATTTTCATATACAGGAATATCTTTATATGGATATATCTTTCTTATATAATTCTCATGTGGACCATAATCTACATTTATTTTCTTTACTCCATAAGAAGGATTTATAGTTTTATTATATAAATAAGCATCAATCATATCATTACCTTTAGCTGCTTTCTAAAATCCAGTATATGCTTCAGGAGCATAGGTATTGTAACCTACACCAGTTGATATATAAGACAATACTCCAGCATGCTTTTTAGGACTTGCCTTATGCATATTATATACTATGTCTTCTATAGGATTCGCATTATTAGAAGTTCTCATAGCTACTTCTACTCCACGTTTTAAAGGAGCTTTTACAGCATATCCTATTGCAGGAAGCATTACTAAATAATTACTAGCTTTAGTTGGATTCTTAGATATATCTAAAGCACCTTTAGTATAATCATATACTGCCTAAGCTGCTGGAGCTAAAGCATAACCTATTCCTGAATTAACTAATGCTTTAATAGGACTAGTATTATTATTCCAACTATCTACTTCTCTAGCATAAGCTCCTTTTATAGGATGGGTTCTATTTCTATTACTATAATTATATAATTTAGAATGAGTATGTCCTCCCTATTTTATAGTCCCTCTATTATCTACAAATACATCTTGTACCCCATTTAAAGTTCTAACTGGAATAGCTCTCTACTAATATTTAGCACCAAGATATGGAGATTTAAATCTAAGATGATTTAGTCTATTATAATATTCCATATCTATAACCATCTATTTATTCCGAGTATTATTATTTACTCCTTTATTTTGTTTACTTTCATCTACTATTGGCATATTTATACTTTATTTTTCCATATACTAGTTATACTATCTATACCTAGTAATCCCATACAACAATATAAAACTGTATCTATCATATCAGGAGCTTGTATCTAACTAATAGAACAGTATATTAGAATAATTAAACTTACTATCCATCCTAATATTCCACACACTCTTTTACTACTTATTCCAGTATGTGCTGTTATTAATTTAATTAAAAACTATTTCATATTTTTTCACATAGTTTTAATAAAGAATCTAGAGTAATCTCAGAATATGATATTTCTACTGGGTGTTCTATTTTCCATAGTAATCCTTTTCCAGTTTTAATCACCTGTTTCATATTTCTTTAAATATTTATTCCATAACTATTTATCCCTCTCACTTACAAAATCTAAAAATTCCTGTAATTCCTCAATCTTTTCTGTCAAAATATACGTATCCATTATTATTTTTATTGGGTTTTAAATTAAATCCATTACCTTTAGTTTTAGTAATATACAATGTGGGAAGAACATTAGCTCCATCATAAACTACTTTAGTTCCACCATTATTATAATCATAATCGGAACCTAGATAATCCATAGTATAATCTAAAGGCTAACCACTATTAGGTTTTATATATTGATCTTTACTTAAATAATATATCTTATTATCTCTACTCCAAGATTTATCTCCTAAATCTGGATAAGTCGGATGAGTTTTAGTTTTATAAGTCCCTGAAGCTCCTTTATCAGGAAAATGTCCAGTAGGAATATATCTATTCCAATTATGTGCTAAAATACTATTTAACTATAACCAAGCTACTATAGGTTGGTCATTATAGTATTTTCTATAATCGTAATGGTCTTTAGACAAATCTTGATTACCCCATGCCTAAGATAACTATTTACTCCAAATATTATAATTATTATTATTTATTTTTTGCATGTATATCAATAATATTAGGTATAATCTAAATAGGTAACTATATCTTAGGACTTAATTTAGTAACATCATTTGCTATTGCAGTATTTCTTTTAGCTACCTATTCTAAATAAGGTTTATTTAATTCCTAGTTCAACTTAGATATGAAGTATGAACCTTGATTTGGGCGAACTCCTTTTTTAGATAATTTTTTAGTAGCTTCTTTTTTCTACTAATTTAATACTACGTCGACTTGTCTCTTTCGCATAGCATTAACTCTTGGAGAATGATGTTTAGGGTAATAACCAGGTTTGTATACGCTAGATCTAAGAAAATTAGAACCTCCCTTAGCTAAAGCTGATGCAAATTTAGCTCCTAATATATCTGCCCCAGTTTCCAAAGTATTCCATACGGCATTTCCAAAATTACTTGGGGATTCTTTAAAAGTCTTGTACCATCCTCTACCAGCTTGATACCCATCTATAACTAAAGAAGGTAACTAGCCTACTCCAGCAATAATTCCTCCTATAGGAGCACCTACAGCGGTAGTACTTATACCTGCACCTAGTCCTAAACTACCTAAAGATATAGCTGCCGCAGTAGGTTCCCATTTATCTGCTTGACGATCTAATTCTTCAAAAATTTCAGGCATTTCTAAATTTATTTATATATTTTGCAACACTAGTACCATTGGCATCAGACCCTCCTGCAATACCATACTTATAATAATTTTTAGTCCATTTTGGATTTAACCATGATGCTGCTATAGCTTCTCCAGTAGCTGCTATACCATTATTTCTTAAAAATCTTGCATTATCATCATATAATTGTGATGCGGCTAATACTTGTGCATCAGGACTATTTTTAAACTGTTCTCTAGATAAATTAGAATATTTATTTCTAGTACTATCTATAAACTAGAACCATCCAGCAGCAGAACTATTTTTAGATTGAGCTTTAGAATTAAATCCTGATTCTAGAGAAGCTATTTTCATTAAAGTAGTTTTCTTATTTCCAGTGATACCATATTTATCTAAAGTTTGTTCTAATATCTTTTTACTTTTACTAGGTATATTATGATTTAATTTTAGCTAGGTAGATTTATATTTCGTAGGCTCTTTAGCTTTATTAATAGAAAAATATCCATCTAAATTTAAACCATTAATATGAAAATCTCCAGTATTTAATTCAGGAATGTACTAATATTGTTTAGGAGTAAAATCTAAATCTAAACCTTTACTTTTTAGTACTTCTGTAGCAGGTTTATCAGGAATATCTAAAGCTTCATATTTAAAATATTCACTCATAATTTTATCAAACCATTATGTATTTTAGAATGACAATTTTTACAAACACAAACTGTTTGAGATAATTCTTTAATAAATAAATCTGTAGGTATATGACTTACAGCTTGTGATATATTAAATAATTTTTCTCCAGTATGATGAAATTCTAAACAACATTTAGCGGATTCACCACATATTATACATTGTGTTTTATGTTCATTTAAAATCTTTTTATTTTCTTTATAATATTTATTCTTACGCATAACTAGAATAATTACCAGGCTAATTAAAATTAACTAAAGCTAATGGTCCTAATCCTTTAGTAGCTCTATAATAATTAATTCTTTTCTTTACTCCAGGTCTTGTAAGTAATAAATCTTTTCTGTAACCATTATAGCCTTTTTCAGAGTTATACATGTACTTAACATTTTTTTGTATTCCATCATAGTACTACTAAAAATTCTAGGCTTTAAGTGAGTCTGGATACATTCTACTATGCCAATTAATTAGATGGTCTGCAAAAGATTGTGCATTAGGATATTTTTTATTATCTCCAGTAGCGAATCCAGTCCAACCTTTTTCTGCAACCTTTTGATTAGTTAAATCTAAAGCTGCCTGTGGGGTAACTCCTTTATCTACTAAAGCTTGATATATCTAAGTCACATTATTATATTGACTCCTAGTTCCAGGCATCTTACCTGCTAACTACATTTTAAGAATAGTGCCTCCATTAGCATGTTTCCATTTAACAGAATTTATAGCAAAATTAGCCCGACGTCTTTGTAAAGGAGTAGCATTAGGATTATTTAATATAGATTTAGCGTGCTCCTATACAGATTCTCCGGCTGCTTTAGCTGATGCAGTAAACTTACCCTTATTTTTATCTTTTATATGAATAGTATCTTTTCTATCTTTTATCTATCCGCCCTTCTTTAGTTTATTTATAAAACTATACTGATTTTTAATCTTAAAATCCTAATAGGCAGAACAAATTCTTTCTTGTAATTCAGAATTAGTCATAATGTAATAAATAAGATTAAAATACTTTTGAATATAAATAACCTATATATATACTTAAATAGTACAAAATAATAATAACTTTACCTATTAAATATAGTAATAATGTTATTATAGATAACATATATATAAATATTACTTATAGTAATATGAAAAAAATTGTAATGGTTATTTTAGATTATTTAAAAAAATTATGGAATTTTATTTCCAACTTAACTTCAGAAACTAAAACTATAGTTATTTTTATATTATTAATATTTATACTAAATCCAATTCCTAGAAGTTATTATGAAAAAACTCTTTCTAATGTTATGAAACAATAGAAAGAAGAATTACGTAAAAAAGAAGATAATGGATTTAAACAAGCTCCTTATATAGCTTAGTGTATTGATAATATAAAAATAAAAGATCCTGATTGCAGTAATGTTTTATTATTAAGTTATCACAATACTAAGCATAGCTTACAGGGTTTTAGTTATATTTATTTAGATTGTATAAGAGAAAGTGTAAAATCATATTCTGATGAATATGTCGGAGATTATTGGCAAACTTTATAGTATACTAATTATCAAGAAGAATTAAGTAAAATTGATGACACTGCTTATTTAAGAGTTGATAGTCTTTCTCAAATTAAAAACACTTTCCCTAGATTATATAAAAAGTTAAAATAGAGTGGGGCATACTCAGCTGCTTTATATCCTATAGAAGGAGTTAGAAATCCTATAGGAATAATAGTAGTTTTGTATAAATAGCCTAAACAATATGAGTTAGGTTATTATAATACAGTTATTTCTCCACAAATTCAACGATTATCTACAATACTTGATGATACTGTAAATGACAATGACAATGAAGATTGATAAAGAAAATGATGGAGTAGCTTTCAATGATTCTACTCACGTTTATTGGGATATTAATAATCCAAAAAAAGAGTATATCTCAGTAACTACTTTAATAGGAAGTTATGCACAACCTTTTGATTCAGATTTTTGGTCTAAGTATAAAGCTTTGGAAAAAATTCTAGATACAGATGTATGGAAAGATTTAAAAAAGACTTTACTTAATACACACAGAATTACTAAAGAAATTTTAGAGGCTTATTCTGTAGACATTAATGACCTTAATAAGGAACAACAGAACATTCTTGATGAATGGGAAGCTAATAAAATAGAGTCTTGTGAGAGAGGAACAAAAATTCATTCTCAATTAGAACATTCTTTTTATAATATGAAGGATGATAAGCCTTTACAGAAATTTGGATTAGGAGGTAAATTTATATGTAAAGAGGGATATACTAAATTAGACTTAGAAAATGGTGTATATCCTGAGTATTTAATTTCCTGGTCTACTCCTGATAATGTTTTAAACTTAGCAGGACAAATTGATTTAATGGTTAAATATGGTAATGAAGTTACTATTGTAGACCATAAAGGATTACCTCTAGACACTCCTATAGCTACTGAAAATGGATTTAAAACTATGGCTGAATTGCAAGTAGGAGATAAAGTATTTGATAAGGATGGTAAACTTTGTAATGTAACTATTAAATCCGAAGTACATCATAACCCTTGCTATAAAATAACTTTTGATAATTCAGAATCTATTATAGCAGATTGTGAACATAAATGGTTAATATCCTTCTCCACTAATAAATCTAGTAGATGGCATGGAGCTTATCGGGAGCAAGTATTAACTACTGAGGAATTAGCAGGATATTTAGACTGGTTAAATAGTCTGGATAAAAAACCTGCTAATAGAATACCTAAGATAGTTAATGTAAAACCTATAGAATTACCTTATAAAGAACTTCCTATAGATCCTTATGTTTTAGGAGCTTGGTTAGGTGATGGTTCAAAATCTTGTGGAATGTTAACTCAGGCTAAAGATTCTCCATTATGGGATGAAATTATTAAAAGAGGATATACTTTAGGAGATAATGTAGTACATGACCCTACTAGACAAAATACTGAAAGTAGAACTATTCTAGGAATACTTGGTAAATTAAGGGAATTAAATCTTATTAATAATAAACATATTCCTGAAATGTATCTTAGAGCTTCTTATCAACAACGTTTAGATTTACTAAGAGGACTTATGGATACTGATGGTTACTATCATATTACTAGACATAGATATGTTATGAATACTGATAGTGAGTGGCAGTATAAGGATTTAGTAAAGTTATTAGGAACTTTAGGAGTTAAACCTACTGTATTTGATGCTGTTAATAAATGTAATGGTAAATCTTTTAAAGGATGGAATGTATGTTTTAATAGCATGACTACTAACTTCTTTTTAACTAGAAACCAAGACTTAGAAAAACCTAAATTGGATAAATGTTCATTTAGGGTTATTAAATCTTGCGAACCTTGCGAAGAAGTACCTACTCAATGTATTGCTGTAGACAGTCCATCTCATACTTATTGTTTTGGGTATACTATGATTCCTACCCATAATACTAATAAAAAAATAGACTTAAAAGGAGGATTTAATACAGTTACTAGAGGTACTACTAAAATGCAATACCCTTTAAACACTATTGAGGATTGCAATTATGGTCATTATGAGATGCAACTTTCTACTTATGCATTTATGCTTCAGCAAAGACATCCAGAATATGTAATTAAAGATTTAATTCTTAATCATTATGATCATAATATGAAAAATACTCTATATCATTGTATTTATCGAAAAGATGAAGTAAAACGTATGCTTGCTGATTATTATAAAAAGAAAAAACAACAATTAAAAGCGGCGAGACGTAAACCTATTGTATATTAATATGAAATTACCTATTGCTTAGATTATAGAAGGTCATGCTAAAGAAGCCCTAGGGTTAGATACTGATATTTCTGAAGCTAGATTAAAAATCTGTCATAGATGCCCGTTATTTAGTAACGCTCTAGGCGGAATGTGTAATAGTAGATTATGGTTAAATGTAGAAACGGGAGATGTGAGTACAAATGCACGACCAGGTTATCAAAATGGTTGTGGATGCTTATTACGAAATAAGACTAGGCTTGTAAACGCTCATTGTCCAGTAGATAAATGGTAAAAAATGGTGTGCACAAATATCTATTAATAATAAAACTAAAGGTCTTGGAAGATATGATACTATAGAAGAAGCTATTGAGGCTCGTAAAAAAGCAGCTAAAGAGTATTATGGAGAATTTGCCAATGAAGATTAAACACATTTTTATAGGCATTTATAACTATATATTTAACTATAATAAAAAGCTATCTACACAGAGAATGTTAATATGTGAAAAATGTTAGTATAAACTAATATTAGATAATTATAAATTTTGTGATATATGTGGATGTTCTTTAATATTAAAAACTACTGTTAGAGAAGAACATTGTCCTGTAAATAAATGGTAATATGAATAAAGACAGAGCAATTTTTAATCAGAATGAAAAATTAGCCATGACAGTTAATGGCTTAGAAAGTGGCGGTATGCACTTTAATGTTAATGAGAAACAAGCAGATGATTTAGTAAAGAATGAGGCTATTAGTAAGTTTAATACTCAAGTAGATGAGTATGTAAATCGTTTTGAAGAACATGCTAAAGCTTTAGAGAAAGCCGTTGAAGAATTTACTATGTCATCTAAAGCTGAGATTAGACCTATTGGTAATTATATTATTATAAAACCTTTTGCTGAGAATCCTTTTCAACGTATTAAAAAGGTTGGCGGACTTATCATTGATTTAGGAGGTCAAAAACCTCAATATAAAAATAATGATAATGGCGAAATTGAGGAAGAAGAGAATATTACCAAATCAGGAGTAATTGTAGAGGTAGGTCCTGAATGTAAATGGGCACAGATAGGAGATTGTGTATTCTATCCTAGAACTAGTATTATTCCAGTGCCTTTCTATAAACAAGGCTTAGAGCTTGTAAATGAAGCAAGATTAATAGCAATAGTAAATGATAATTTAACAGAGAGATTCAATGGAAGATAAAATATATTTTCAACCAGGTGAGGTTGTTACTTTAAAGTAGGACATTGGAAATGTTCCTAAGATGCTAGTAGTTAAAAAAGTAACTACTGTATTTAAAAATAAAGATACTGATGTATTAATTGGAATAAAGTGTAGATGGTTTACTACAGATGGAGTTTTGTAGGAAGCTGTGTTTAACACTAAGGATTTAATTAAATTATAATGGTTTCTTTTAAACAGGCATTTGATGCTGCTAGAAAAGCAGGTAATCGCTATTTTTCTTGGAATGGAAATGATTATAATACTATGACTAAAGAGGAATAGAATTCCGGAATTGGAGATTACTTTAGTAAATTCAAAGGTAATGTTGGAGATAATTCTAATTTTTAGAAAGCTGCCTCTAATATGGGTTCTCAAATGATGGGAGTATTTTAGAATCCTACTAAAGGTAAATATGCTGGGCAAGATTATAATATTGGAATATATTTTAAACCATAGTTTAATAGTCCTGCTACTAATTAGTTAATAGATTAGGCTACTCTTCCTCCTAGTACATAGGAAATAACTTCTATAAATGCCCCAATTAATAATTTTAATAGATCACAAGTAAGAGCTTTTATGTCTAGTAGAGGACTAGATCCATATGCTTATACTGGAGGTTAGAGAAAGGCTCTGAGAAAAGCCTTAAATTCTGGATAGGATGTTGAAGCTATCTTTAAATAGTGGAGTTAGGATAATCAACCTATATCTTATAATGCTGAAGGAGGTCTTTTAAAATTTGACGATGGAGGAACTATGGAAGATTTTAAAAAGTGGCTTAATTAGAAACTTCGTAAAGGAGAGTTAGAAGAATCAGACTTAAGTAAAGAAAAATTAGCATAGTTATATTAGACATTTAAAAAAGAACAATAGGGAGTACAAACTGCTATGAATGGTGCAAAACTTAATTATATAAATCAATTAAATGGTAAATGTCCTTAGGGGACACATTTATCATATTATAGAATAGGAGGAACATTGTGTAAAAAGTGTGAAGCTGATGCTCATAATGAAAGTCCTGATCCTATTAAAGCTTTTAAATAGAAATGTGGCGGTAAGGTTAAAAAGAAAGAATTAGGTGGTGAGGTAGATAATAAAAAACCTAAATTAGTAAAAAAGCCTCAATCTAAACCAGGAATGGTAAAACCAACTAATAAACGCCCAGGACCTAAAGATTTAAAAACACTTCCTAATGGTAAATATCCAAAATATTGGACAGCTACTTAGCGAGGTTAGTGGGATAGAGATCATGATGAAGGAGATTAATGAGATATAAGCTAACTTCTAATTCTTTTAGAGGTTAGCTATTTTTATTTAATGTTAATATGAAATAATGAGTAAATGGTTTTAGTATAATTAGACTTTAGGAAAGGTTGAACTCGATGAAACTGAATTATTACTAATAAAAGAATTTAGAGATTTATTAGATAATAATCGTAATAAAAGTAAAACTGATCCTAAAGGCGAACATAAAGAAAGAGCTTTTAGAGAATTATCTTATATATATCTAGCTATTGATTGGAATTCCCCATATCATAATTATGATGAATAGGATAGACATGAAGCAGCTATTGATGATTCAGGGCTAACAGAGAATGAATTTAATGATTCAGTATTTAGAACTGCTTGTAGAAAGTATTAGGAAATTCAAAATTCTAATAGACTAGTTAGAATGGTAAAAGCTGCTGAAAGTACTGTAGATAAATTAATAGATTACTTTGAAAATGTAGATCCTCTAGAAAGAGACCCTTAGACTGGAAAACCTATTTTTAAAGCTAAAGATATTATGGCAGAAATTTCTAAATTAGATGAGACTGCTGATGGATTATTAGCTTTAGAAGGAAGATTAAAATCTTCTATGCAAGAATCATCTAGTATTAGAGGAGATGCTCAAGAAGGATTTGACCCAGGAGACTTTTAATTATGGCTGAAGAAATTAAACGTAAACGAGGAAGACCTAAGAAAATACCTACAGTAATTGACGATGTAAAACCTAAAAAGAAGCCTAAAATACCTAAAGAGATTTAGGATATGATTAATAAAGTACATGGCACTGTAGAAGATCCTATGAAGGAAGCGGTTGAAAGTCTTAAACCTTAGAAGATAGTTGAAGAATTTAAACCCGTATTAGAAATAAAAGAGACTGATACTGATGAAGCTATCTTAGGTAAAGTTAGAGATTAGTCTGGGTGGGATGTAAAAAAAGAGGATCCTATACCTTATTTTGATGCTAATTTATCTTATGAGTTAACTGGATATAAACCTATTAATAAATACAGAGGTTTAGATTTTAATCCTTCATGGTTTACTGAAACTAGAGATACTTTTGTAAGAACTGGACATTATACTAGATTTAGAAGAAACTCTAGAAGCTGGAGAGCTTTTTGGAAAGAATAGTTTATACGATGTAAATATGGTATGACTTCTCATGGTTATACTATTACTGGAGACCATTATTATTTCCTCAACTTTTATAGATTAAAAGATCTTGATAATGTTGAAGAAGCAGGTATGGGACGTCAGGAAATTTTCCCTAATTTTCTAGAAGGATAGTACGAATGGTTTCATTATTTAAAATTAGCTAGAAAATTACGTATGAATGCCTGTATGATGAAAGCCAGAGGGGCGGACTTACTGCCCTCCTATAAGGTGACTTATAGGTAATAAATTCCGAAATTTCGGTGAAGACTAAGGTGATTTAATTACTATGTTAATACCGAGGATCTACAGTTAATCGCTGAGACCTGTAACGCGTAGGAGATGAGCGTTAATGAGAGCAATAATTCTCCCAAGAGTTCGGAACAAGTATTAGATGACTATTATGAAAATAGTTATTAGGATTATTTAAATACTTGAAAATGTACGCTGACCTTATAAGAAATTATAAGAACTAGGAGATAAAAAGCTCCTAGGATAACAATGTGGGGATATTCAGAAATTGAGGCTAGTATAATTTCTAATAGTTATAATGTAATTAAAGGTTCCATAAATGTATGCACAGCTTTTGCACAAACTTAGTTAGATAAATTGCTAGAGAAAGTTTGGGCAAATATTAACTGGCTGTATTATAATACTGACGGAGGTATGGCACATCTTAGTCAGGCTAAAAATAGTAATTATTTACGTCGTGCTTCTCATTATGAAATTAGAGATGGACAAAAAATAGAAGTAGGTTGGGGTTCTTAGATACAAGGAATTATTACTGATAAACCTGGTAAATTAAGAGGTGATCGTACAGATATATTAATGTTTGAAGAGTGTGGACTTTGGCCTCAATTTACTAAAGCATATACTTAGGCAGATGCTTTAGTTGGTTAGATTGGTAGATAGTGGGGTTTAAGATTAATGGGTGGTACCGGTAGATAATAATAATATAAATATATCAAAGTAATTGAATTATGAATAATAAATCAACAGAAATGACAAAACAAAATTTAATAAATTTAGCAATTAAAGAATACTTAGAAACTCCTGAAGAGGAAAGAAGTTTAACTAAAGTAGGAGAAAAGTATGGTGTAAGAAGACAAACTATATCTGAGCATTTAAAGGATATGGGAATAGAAGTAGTTAATTATCAAAATAGAGCAAGGCTTAATGAAACAGTTTTTGATTCTATGGATACTGAAGAACAATTCTACTGGTTAGGATTTTTATACGCAGATGGTAATATTTCTAAAACAGGTAACAGACTTGAAGTAGCTCTTGCTTTAAAAGATATTGATCATTTGGAAAAATTTAGAAATTTCTTAAAATTAACTACTGAGATAAAAACAGTATTAAGAAATGGGCATTACATATGTCGACTATATGTAAGGAATAAACATCTATGGGAAACTCTTAATAATTTAGGATGTGTGCCTTGTAAATCTCTTATATTAGAATTTCCTAAAAAAGAAATATTTAAAAATAATAAAATGTTCATATTACATTTTATCAGAGGATATGTTGACGGAGATGGATGCTTATGTTATTTTTGGAATAAACAACATACTAGTATAAATACACAAGTAAGTATTGTTAGTACTGAAAGTTTTTTAAATAGTATTAAGAAATTATTTGGTAATAAACATGGATATATTCATAATAAATCTTCAAAAAATTGGGAAAATAAAGCTTATCAATTAACTTTTAATGGAGCTATAGCTAGAAAATTTGCTAGGTATTTATATGAAAAAGCTACAATTTATATGCAACGAAAATATGAAAAATATTTATATTTCTGCCGCTTAGAAGAGGAATCTTCTTTGAGAAAATCGAGCAAAATCGGTGAAGGCTGGGATGCTAATACCGAGGTAAATTCAGGAATTACGAAAGGTCCTGAATCACTGTAGAGCGTAGAAAGTGAATAAATATAATCTTTCCAAGAGTGTTCGACATCTTTATAGATGAAAATGTACGCCGAGCTATAGCAAATAAGAAGCTATAGAACTATAGGATAAAAAGCCTATAGGATAACAATACTGGGAGAAACTGGACCTTAGATGGAAGGTCTTCGTAAAATGTATTACGAGCCTTAGCTTTTTGGAGTACTTCCTTATCGTCATAACTTTACTAAAAACGGAGAATATGCTATTACTTCTTTCTTTTTACCAGCATTTAGAACTATAAAAGAGTTATCTTTATTGGATAATCGAGGTTGGTTAGATGATGAAGATGGTAAAGCTTATTTTAATAAAACTAGAGATTTAAAAGCTCAAGACCCTGAAGAATTTACTACATTCTGCGCTGAGTATTGCTTTGATGGAGAAGAAGCTTTTTCATTAGAAGGTAATAATAAATTTAATAAAATATTAATAGCTGAATAGCTAGCTAGTATAAGAATTCATAAAGATTCTCCTAAACCTGAAAAAGGAACTTTAGAATATATTTTTAAAAATGGTTAGCATAGTAAAGAAAACATTACTGGGTTAAAATGGATAAAAAATAATAATGGTGATGTGCAAATAATAGAGCATCCAATATGGACTTAGGTATCTTATGATGAAGAAGGTAATGAATTAAAATATGAAAAAATGAATGGTCTGTATGTAGCAGGCATAGATAGTATTGACTTAGGTATGGAAGATACATCAGCTTTAACTAAAGATCCTTCTAATTTCTGTATTGTAATTAAAAGAAGATAGTTTGGATTAAAAGACCCTACTTATGTAGCTATGTATAAGGCTAGACCTAACGATGTTCGTGATGCTTATAAAACAGCTATAAAATTATTACAATATTATAATTGTAAAGCTAATCTAGAAGCAACTCGTGTATCTATGCTTTCATGGGCTAGAGAAAAGAAATATTTAAATTATTTTATGTATAGACCAGTTGCTACTTATCCAGCTGGAAATAATCCTAAGCGTAGGACTATAGGTACTCCAGCTTCTGTAGCTATTATTGATCATCAGACTGATTTAATTAGAGACTACGTAAATGATTTTTGTCATAATATATGGTTTGAAGAAATGCTTGATGAATTAAGCCGTTATACTGATGGAATGAAACGTAAGTTTGATATTATAGCAGCTATGGGATTATGTGAGTTAGGTGATGAAGATATGATGGGAGTAACTCCTAGATAGATAGAAAATACTGATGATTCTTTTTAGGATTTTGGTTATTATATAGACCCAGAAACTGGTTATAGACGTAAAGGTATAATACCTAAAAAAATAATAACTAAAGCAACTATAAATAGTATATCATATGACAATTTAGGAATTAGAACAAGCAATCCTAGAGGCTATTGAGACTATGTATAAATGTAAATATGTAGGCTTATTAAAACTTACTAAATTACCTGTAGGATATAAACTTTAGTTAGGTTGGAGACACGATGATTATCCTATATCAATAATGTCGGATTCACCTACCGAAGAAGTTTTTCTTAAATATATAAAAGAAGAACTTAGAATACGAAGATTAGATAAAGTAAAATACTTTACTGGATATAAAATATATCCTGGATAGTTAAATACTTGCCCACACGACGATACTTGTAAATCATGTCAGAACAAGAAGTAATAGAATTAATTAATAAACACATTGGAGAGTTAGTAGTAGATAAAACTACTATTCAAAAATGCTATAATTATTATAATGGTGTTCGTGATGCTGAACAATTTTAGTATCTCGAAGATAATTATGGAATAGGATAGCCTACTTCAGTAGAATTTACACCACTTATTAAAAAACATTTAGATGCTTTAATAGGTGAATATTTAGGCACACCAATCATTCCAAAAGTAACTTGCAAAGATGAAAAGACTGTATCAACTATATTTAGAGAAAAATAGATATATATTTATTCTGAATTATAGAAAATATTTTAGTAGAAATTAAAAAATAATTTGATATAGGTTATATAGGGTAAAGACCCTACAGATATAATGGTTTAGAATTAGATGGAAGATTTAGTGGGAGACCTAGAAGATTCTTTTATTTCTAAATATGAAGAAGCCGCTTAGAATGTTATTGAGTATATAATGTAGTCTAGAAATACTGATTTAATAAATAAATTAAGAAAGATATTTTTAGACTTACTTATATCCGGAGATACCTTCTATAGAGTAAAACCTTCTGCTAATGGTACTAATATATAGATAGAATCTCCAAGCCCTTTAAATACGTTTCCTGAACGTAATCCAAATTCTCCTTATGTAAAAGATTGTAATAGAATAGTTATTCGTAAGTGGCTAACTGAAGCTGAAGTTTTAAATACTTATGGAAAAGATTTATCCAAAGAAGATATTGAAAAAATAAAAGATAGATGGACAAATTCTTATTCTAGTTCATCTACCTATATAAGAACTACTAATGGAAAATTAAATCCAGGTATATAGTCAGGAGTTGAAATAATACCAGGTTATCCTAAAGAAGGATATTTAAATCATAGGTTAATAGAAGTATATGAAGTAGAATGGATCGAAACAGATTCAGACTTTGTAATGCATAGACATTCTGCTACTAAAATAGGAACTGATATCTATATAATAGATGAAGTTGATAAAGATGTTGTACGAACTTAGGATAACCCATCTAAATGTACTTTATCAGTAAACGGTGTATTTTATTTAAATGAAAATAGTGAACCATATTCTTTAGTAAAAGCTTGTATGACTTTACAAGATAAATATGATCTTTTATGCTACTACCGTGATAATCTTATAGCAACTAGTGGTACTACTGGAGAATGGTTAGACATATCTTTAATACCTGCAAAATTAGGAGTAAATTTTTCCGAAAGAGTACAAAAATGGCTAGCTTATAAAAAGTCTGGATTAGGACTAATTGATACTTCTTAGGAAGGAAGAATGGCAAGTGGATAGGCTCCTATAAATACTATATTTAATGGCTTCGATGATACTATTAAAGTACAATCTATTTAGGCTATTCAATTAGCTATAGATAGTATTGAACAAACAGTATCTTCTATAACCGGAGTATTTAAAGAAAGATTAAATGGTATTTCTTAGAAAGACGCTGTAACTAATGTATAGACTAGTGTCAATAATTCTTTTGTTATAACTAAATAGTATTATCATCAAATGGATATTTTAACTGAAGAAATATTAATTGATTGTTTAAATACTGGAAAGAAAGTTTATAAAAAAGGATTAACAGGAATAATTAATTTAGGAGACAAATAGCAGAAAATATTTACTGCATTACCTGAAAATTTCACAGTTACTGATTATGGTATAACTGTTAAAACTAGTTCTGATATTACTTAGGAGATAGAGTAGATGAAATAGATACTACCTTAGCTTATATAGGCATAGTTACTTCCTGCAGATATATTATTTGAAACTATTACTTGTAAGAGCCTTACTTCTATAAAAACTAGAATACGTAAAGCTTTAGCTAAACAAAAAGCTGAAAATAATTAGCTTTAGTAGGCTATGCAATAGGTACAATAGTTATAGCAGTAGCTACAAGAATCCTAGAAACAGATTCAAAAATATGAATAGTAGATACAGTAGTTAGCTAAATAGGCAGATAACTTTAAATAGGAAGAGCTTAAATAGAAAATGGACTTAGAATGGTTTAAAGCTCAAACCGATAGATAGTTTAAAGATAGACAAGCTGAAGAAGATGCTAAACGTACTGAATTAGAAAGATAGTAGTTATATGATGGTAATCCTTATAATGATAAGGTAAAATAGTTAAGAAGTTAATGAGTGATATAATTGGAACACAACTTTATAGCAGTGAAGGTTCGACTAAGACACCTATATATCCAAAATCAAAAGCTGAAGTAATTGATGCTATTAATGGAGATAGTGAAACAAATGTATAGTAGTGGTTAAGTAATTTAACAACTTCTATAGGTCAAATTACTGAAAACGCTATAAAATTAAATATAAAGATTTCTTATGCACAAACAACATACAAGAATCTTGATAATGTTAAAGATAATGAAAGTATTTAGTGGGGAGAATACTTTGTGCAACCAGATGCGGAATTTCCATATACTTGGAAAAAGACTGAAATAAAAGCTAGCAGTAGTGCTGACAGTTCAGCAACTAGTGTATCCTATGAATTAGCTAGTGTATCATCCTAGTCTACCCAAACTATATATACAGCAAGATCTGCTGATACTAAAGCAGTAACTGTAGCTTATAATAGTATTGATGATCATGGAGCATCTAAACCTTATTATAATGATACTTTAGAGAATATATTAGCTAAACCTGAAAATGCTTTATGGTCTAAATCGCCTGTAAGTATTTCAGCTACTAATCCAAATGGGTACATAGCTACTAGAACAAGAACTAATACTGGAGAATGGGGGGCTTTTAATATTGCACAAAATGCTAAATGGGCATATAATAGTATCCCTGTTTATAAATATAAAGTGACTGATACTATATAGGTTCCTCCAGTTACAGAGAATAGCGACGACTATAGTAAAGTTGAAGGTTGGAAAGATTAGATTACAGAATCTTTCACTGGGTATTTGTGGATGATTAATGCTACAGTAGTAAATGATGTATATTAGTTAAATGGTTCTACGGTATGGAGTTCTCCTACTTTAATATCAATTGTTAAATAATGGAATTTAGTATTGATATACATAACTCCTTATAGGGAGATATAACACTTGAAGATTTCTCTAAAGAATATGGTTATTATATTCCGGAAGGAGATGATTATCCGGATTCTAAAATAGAAGAAATAGATGGAGTCTCTACATTAAAATATAAGTATAGTAAAACAGTAACATTAAATACTATTCTTAAAGTAAATATGGAAGAAGCTATATTATAGGATGTTTTAATCAATAAACATGAAGATAATATGGATGTTTGTAGTTTCCATATTGAAGAAGATGGCTATTATGTAGTTAATCATTATGTTCTCCCAACACGTTAGTGGTATGATAATTTTTTAAAAAATCCTGATACTGAATTATCAGAATTTATTTCAGAAGGTATATACTTTGTTGAAGATGATAAACTAAAAAAAGTAGTAAAAGGAGAAATTGTAGAAGCCGAAGTAAAAGAATTATTAGAACGTAATTATGAAGGAACAAATATTTTACATTGTAAGATTGATATATTTTTTAATGGCAATTTATAGCAGTGTTATATAAATTATTGTAAAAAAATATATGATTCTTTATTAAATAAATGTAAATCTTCAGAATATGATTCTAATATATATGCCAGAGATTTTATATGGATGACATTAAATATAATAGATTATTTAATAGGATTTAAATAGTTTTTAGAAGCGGAACGTATTATAGAACAATTTAAAACTTGTGGAGGATTTTGTACTGCTTCTAATACTAATACTAATAAATTATATTCTGATTGTGGATGCTCTAAAATGTGAAGCTATAAAGCAGTATAATATGTATATTAATAAAGCTATTAAGGGATATAAAAATGATTATCAATATATTTTAGCTTTAATTAGCTTTATTAATATGCCTATTCAATTAGAAGGTATGGAATATATTAAATAGCGATTATTAAATTATGGCAATACAGACTATTTACACTTAGGTAGATAATGCTAAATTAGAACCTTGTAAAAAAGGTAAACCAGTACTCCCATTCAAAATACCTTTACTAAGAAACAATTATTTAGGAGAATATAGAACTTAGGTTGAGAAAGATAAAGTCTTAAAGAATCTAGGTATTTTAGGAGCTACTGGAAAATATACTTATCCTTCAGATGTATAGTTAGATAGTTATAAAGATATAAAAACTGTATAGTAGGCTTTAGACTATTGTATAAGATTAATTTAGTCTTATGAAGTTAGTGATAAAAATATTAAATAGTTAATAGAAGATGTTAAAACTATTTAGTAGAATATTACAGGATTACAAACTTCCATACAATAGAATACTGAAGATATTACAACGATTAATAATTCTATAGAATAGATTAATAACTCTATATTAGAATTTGATAAAAAACTGGAAGAACTAAACGTTGATGATAAAATCACTAATAGAATCAACCAACATTTAGCAAATTCTAAAACTATAGAATTAAGAGATAATACTTTAGAAGTAAAGGTATCTAATGAAGAAGTAAATGCAGTTGTAGTTAAAGAAGATGGTATTTATGTAAATGATAATACAGAATAGGTACAATCTAATACTACTGCTATTAATTCTTTAAAAAATTCAGATAAATATCTTACAGGAACTACAGGTTCTTCTCCTTATACAGTAGGTGGAATCAAAGAAGGAACAACTGCTGAGTCTTTAAATGGTAAAACTATATCAGATATACTAGATTTAATGTTATTTCCTGCTTATGTTAGAGATTTAATTCCTCCAACTTTATCTTATTCAGCATTACCTAGTTTAGTAGAAGTAGGAAGCTCTCTTTTACATCCTGAGTTAACTTTTACTTAGAATGATGCTGGACCTTAGATTTCCACAGTAGAAACTATATCATTTAATGATTCTCATTATGATAATGCTTCTTATATAGGGATAGGAGTATATAAATATGAAGCAACTGTTAATTATGAGGCAGGAGAATATTTAGTCAATAATAAAGGAGAAACAACAGATTCTAGAATAGAAGCTGGCAGTATCTCAACCTCAGCTTCTACAATAGCTACTTATCCATGGTATGCAGGTACAAATACTTAGGTATTTAAATAGAAACTGGTGGCATTTAATACTGATTCTGGAATATAGGAAATATCTCTTTCTGGTAGAGCAGTTATTAAACTGCCAGGAGCTAATTCTTAGTTACTATCTTTTAAAGTAAATGGAGGTCTTGGATTTTTAAATGTAGACTTAAATGGTTGGACATAGACAACTGAATAGATAAATGGAATTACTTATAAGGTATGGTCAAAAAATGATGAATATTCTTCAGTACTTCCACATTAGTTACAATTTAAATTAATGTAGTAATGGGATTTAAATACTAGGGAGATTCAGCCATTGGAGTTTCGTTAACTGTACAAACTCCAAAACCATTAGACACTAGGTTAGTTGTGGATACTAGAGCAGACTTATATAGTATTCCTGCTAAGTATGCTTATAACGGAATGCCAGTAGTATGTGTTGCTGATGGTAATATTTATACTTTAATAGATAAAAATAAGATAGGAGAAGCTGTAGGATGGAAAGCTTCTTATGAAGCAATTTAGATAATTACTTGTACAGAGTAGGAATATAAAAAGTGGTAGGATAATACTAATCCAGATTTTACTCCAAAAGATGATAGTCAAACTTGGCTACATCAAGATACTTATTATTATATATATGAAGAAAGTATAAGTGATAAAGGATAGTATTATGTATCATATACTTAGTTTGAAGATTTAACTAATCAAGTAAATAAGAAAGCTACTATATCTGCTTTAAATAGTTTATCTGAAAAAACTGATAAAGCACTACAAGATTTAGCTAAAGTTTATGCTACTCTTGATGATATAGATAGTTCTAACCCTAAATCTAAGCTATCTAAAACTTTAGATAATTACTATACAAAATAGAAGGTAGATGATATCTTCGTAACTAAAGAAAGTTTACGAGGTGACGGAATTGAAGGTGATAACTTCGTATTTGTTACAAAATCATAGTATGATACTGATTAGCAAAATCTTAATCAATATAAAGAAGAAACTACTAATTAGATAAATACTAAAGTAACTACTAATTCTGAAGCCCAATTAAAATCTATATCTAATGAAGGTACTACACTTAGTATAGGTTAGAAGGTGGCAGTAAATGGAGAAGATGTTGCTTTAGATAAAGATGTTCCTAAAATAGTAGTTATGGATTAGTAGGAATATGATGACTTAGAAACTAAAGACCCTGATGTTTATTATATGACTCATGGTACTGAGCCTAATAATGGAGGCATAGTTTCAAGTGAATTCTTAGAAACTAATTACTATAATCAAGAACAGATAGTTGATTTATTTAATAATGCTTTACAAAATTTATTTACTGTTTCTGGTAAAGTTTTAGAATTAGGTATTCATACTTTAGACATTATTTTGGTGGATAAACCTACCGACCAAACTTTTGATTACGATGGAAATATCCATAAATTAGAAAGTACAGACTATTATAATGTTATAGGTGATGGAGGATCTGAACCAGGGACTTATAGATTTAAAGTAGTATTAAAAGCAGGAAAAAGATGGAGGGATAATACTAATACCCCTATATTTATAACTTACACTATTAATTAGAATACTAAATAATGAAAACATTAAATCAATTAAAAATTGGAGACATCGTGTATGACTTAGCAGCTAAATTTGATGCTGAGGATAACAATATTAAAGATACTTATTCTACAAAAGAATATGTAACTTAGAAGATATCTGAGCTAGTTAATTCTGCTCCAGGAACATTAGATACTTTAAATGAGATAGCAGCAGCAGCTTTAAATAATGATTCTAATTTTGCAACTACTATAATTACATAGTTAGGAACTAAAGTTGATAAAGTAAAAGGTAAGCAATTATCTACTGAAGATTTTACTGCTGCTTTAAAAACTTCATTAGAAAGTCTTCCTGGAGAAATTAGTGGTAAATATGTAAAACCTTCAGAAGGTATTCCTAAAACAGATTTATCTTCAGAAGTTCAGGCATCTTTGAATAAAGCAGATAGTGCTATACAGGATATTTCTAGTAAAGTAAATAATTCGACTTATACAGAAGATAAGAAAACTTTTGCTCTCAAAACAGAAATACCTACAACATTACCTGCTAGTGATGTTAGTGCTTGGGCTAAAGAATCTGTTAAACCTACCTACACTGCTACAGAAATTGGTTTAGACCAAGTAAATAATACTTCGGATATGAACAAACCTATTTCTACAGCAACCTAGGCTGCCCTAGATGGTAAGGTAGACAAAGTTCCAGGTAAATAGTTATCTACTAATGATTACTCTGCTGAAGAGAAGAGCACAGTAGCATAGTTAAAAGCTGATGTAGAATAGTTAAAATCTACTGTAGCAACTTTAACTACATCATTACAAGAGCTTAAAGCTAAGGCTTAAAAAGATCTAGGCAAATGATATATAGAAATGGTAAATTAATAACTGAAGTTCATTAGAATATTAAAGAATTTATTGATTAGATATAGTAGCTTGTCTAGAAAGATATTGGAGCTATATATAAAGGTTCTCAATTAGTTTGGGTAACTGTATATAACGCTATTAAAAGTTGTTATGGCAGTGGTACCTGGATACAAGATAAACCTTGGTTAGATAATGACTTTTGGAAAAATAATTAATACAAATGGCAATTTAGAATTTAAATAAACAAGATTAGCTAGATCTAACAATGAATTGGGATGGTGCTACAGGCTAGCAGGTAGAAGATTTAATATCTAGACATTTACCTGCTAGCATGGGGTACGATAGCTCTAGTAATGTATTAACTATTGCTAATACTAATGGAGATACTATCGTACAAACTGAAGTAAGTGTAGCTCAACCTATATATAATCATTCTATATAGATAGAAGGAGTATATTTTAATAATACTGACTCCGAAAATTAGATAAATAAAGATACTATACTTTGTAAATTAGGTACTAAAATATATTTAGGAGTAAGATATACATACACCGCCACTAATCCATTAACTAATAAAGTTACTCATGTAAATAGTACTTAGAAATTATTTGTAAATATTGGAAATGGTTTTATATAGTTAGAATAGGGTATAAAATCTTCTCCTGATATATAGTACATAGAAATTACAAATTTATATACTAAAGTAACATCTTCTAATATATCTGTTAGAGCTATAGCATCTGCAAATATAGAAGATAAAACAGTAACAGCTGCCACTACTAAAAAGATTCAAGTGGTTAATCCTAAACTTAGATATTCAGGCAAATCTTATATAGTTTCAGGTACTGCTGGATTTGAAGTGCAAGATGGAGGAGGTGCTTCTTATTTAATTTACTATAAAATAAATGGTTCTACAGTTAAAAACTAGGATAATTTAATTTTAGCATTAACTGATACAGGAGTAAACACTATCGAAGCTTATGTAGCAGTAACTAGCAATGCTTCTATTAAATCTGATACTTTAAAAGTTTAGGTAATAAATACTAAGGGGGTAACTTCTTTTAATAAAGTATTATATGCTATAAATGAAATATCTACTGGGGTAAATAACTGGGAATTTAGTAAGTTATATAAATTATCTATATACTTCAAAGGTTAGTCTTAGGAAGAATCTACTATAGTTACTAAACTTACTGAAACTGGTAACTCAGAAGACTATAAGTTAAATAAAACTAAGACAATAACTTTAGTTGGGGATGACGGAGTTATTGAATAGGATGTTAGTTATTTCTTAGGAATAACTGCCTCCCAAAAAATATTTAACACTGTATTAGTAGTAAATATAGATGGAGAGGATATAATATCTTGGGATACCTCTACGATTATTAAAGTATCTAATAAAGGTTCTTTCAGTTATACTTCTGATTGTTCTTATTATTTTGATTAGTATTCTCCTGATAATTCTAATATTATAACTAAAGAAGTTCTTGATAAAGTAATTTCTCCTGATGGATTAACTACTGACGATGCTTTAACAGTATTTAGATTATCTGCTGGAAATTATCCTAATAATATTATTAACTTAGATTTATCTGACTAGTTAACTAATTAGGGATTTACTTTTGAGTTAGATTTTAAATCTTATAACATTAGTGATGAAACTAAACCATTATTAAAATTAGGAAGATTTATATTATATCCTACAGAACTTAACTGGCAATATGGTAACGTAGACGTAACCCAAATAGATACTACTGCTAAAAGTTCTATATTTTAGGGAGATACAAGAACTCATATTTTAATTGAAGTTGTTCCTAATTTTAGAGCTCCTGCAAGAGAAGTTCCAAAAGAAGTTAAAAAAATAGCTAACAAAACAACTAATTTAGTTAGAATATTTATAAATGGAGGTATTGATCGTCTATACAAGTATGATTACTTGACAGATTTCTAGTATGACGGATTTAATTTAGAAGTTAGTCCAGAATCTGCAGATCTTGATATCTATGGACTTAGAATATATAATAGAGCTTTAACTTTAAAAGAGATAGAAAATAATTATATCTCTACTATGTCTTCTGTTACTGAAAAGTCTAAATTCCAGTAGTTAAATGATTTAGTTGCTACTGATGCTAATAATGATACTTACATATCTTATAATAAAGTTAAATCATTATATAATACTTTGGTATATATAATGCCAAATACTCATGGATATCCTCATTAGTTTAATTTAGTTAAAGGAGTATCTATTAAAGGATGTACAGTATTTGTAAATTATGTAAATAGTATAGCTACTGAAGAGAGCCATGTTTTATCAGAAGCACAGATAAATCGTTGCTCTGGTAGATTTATTAATACAGCTATTAGTGGTCAAGGTACCTCTGCTATGAAATATTATTGGTATAATATTCAGATGAAGAAGCCTACATTTACTTCATAGGGATGTTATAACGAGGAACTTGATGAATATGTTTAGCCTACAGGGGATAATCCAAATAACTATTAGTATAATAGTAAGTATTACTATATGCCAGAGGATACAGATTGTGCTATTGGTATATAGAAGTTATGTGGTAAATTTAATTATGCTTCTTCTATGTAGTCTCATAAAATAGGCGCAGTTAGAGCTTTCCATGATTTATGGAATGCTTGTGTAGACAAATCAGACTTTACACCTGGAGAAATAAAAGGAAGAAAAGCTTGTCTTGAAGATACATTTATAGCATTCTATGTAGAAACTGACTTAAAGGATGTATCTAATTATAAGTTATCTGATTTAGCTTAGCTTGATGATTCTAAAATAATGTTTGCAGGATTTTAGACTTGGGGTTCTGCAAAGGGAGATAAAAATACATTTGGCTATTCTGAAAGTACAACTCCTGAATATATTTTACTAGAAGGAGCCGAAAATAATGGAGAATTGTGTAACTGGTTAGCTCCTTGGAGTCCTAGTATAGTTACATTAAGTGGTGAAACTTGGAAAACCCAATAGTTAGTAGTAAATGAAGGAACGCCTTCTTATGTATTATCTGATTCATTTGATGTTGATTTTGGATTAGATAGTTCTGATGATGATGGAAATACAATGTCCACTGATGGATAGAGAACCTTAAATAAGTTTATAGAAGCATATAATTTTGTATATATGCATACTATTAATTTATTACCTTATAAAGAAACTTATTCATTAAATGACCCTCGTAATACTTCTCTTGATATAACTAAAAAGTATTATATTACAAGTATTAATTATTAGGATAATACTTATTTTAAAGGAGCTTAGTGGGATGTCTTTAGATATGATAAATATTCTATGCTATGGGTTCCGGCTGGATTGCCAGTTTTAAATGATCATGATGGCTCTTAGAAATTATCTACAGTTAAAAGTGCTTATAACACTAATGTCTATGAGTATGAAACTTTTAACTTGAAAAAATTCCATGAATAGTTAGGCACTTCTGGAGTTGAAAATATTAATACTTATATAGAAGATTTAAAAACTGATTTCAAAAATAAGTTTGGAACATACTTTCATGTTGAGGATATAATATATCACCAAGCTTTTATTAGATTATTTGCAGGTACTGATAATAGAGCTAAGAATACATATTTCAAATTATTTAATAAAGATTGTAAAATCTAGTTATTATAGGATGATATGGATACAATCTTAGCTACTGATAACAGAGGTTTATAGAAAAAACCTTATTTCTTACTAGAACCTTCTCTAGAATCTGATAAAACTTATAAGTAGATGTGGGGAGGATCAAGTGCATTCTTTGAACTAGTAGATATAACTTATAAAGATAAGATTGATGATATGTTATCAACAATGTTATTATAGATGAAGTTTGGTTCTGCTGAATCTTCTTTAGATACTTGGATGACTTAGTATTTCTATTATGTGTAGAAATATTATCCAGCTGTAACGTATAACTATGTATCTAGACTAGCTTATGAATGTGCTCAAATATTCTTTGATAATTAGAAAGAAGCCGGAGTAACTTGGATTAATAATGGACAAACTCCAGTATCTTAGGAACATGGTAGCTGTTTAGAGAGTGAAATAGCTTTTATGCGTAAAAGACTTACAATGTTTTTAAGTCAAGCTAGAATAGCCACTTTTGGACGTGAGGGTGCAGGTATTCCTATTAAAGTAAAGGAAGATACTCAAAATTCTCAAACCTATAAGGTAAGAATTACTCCTTACTAGTATTTATATTTAGGATATTTAGTTGGTAGTGTTAGTAATCTGTATATTCCTAATAGAGTAAGTGCTGGAGAGACTGTTGAAGTTACTATATCTATAACAAATGATGCTTCTTATTATGTATTAGGAGGTAATTATATACAAAGATTTGATAATTTTAACTAGGTATTATTTAATTAGGGAGACTACTCTTTATCAGCTCCAAAATTATTAGAGTTTTCTGCTAATACAGGTTCTGATAAATTACCTTTATTCCAGCCACCTTCTCTAACTTTAAATTGTAATGTGTTAGAGAAATTAGATTTAACTAACGTACGTTCTTTAACTACTATAAATCTTGATTCTAAACACACTCCTAAGTTAAAGGAAGTTATTCTTACAGGAACTAATATAGCTACGGTAGCATTACCTACTGGTAGTAGATTAACTAAAATACACTATCCAGCAGCTTTGACTAGTTTAGTTATCACTGATAATGAAGGTTTACAAGAGGTTAGATTTGAAAGTTTAAATAACTTAGAAACAGTTGATATTAATTGTGCTAAAGTTGGACAATTTGATATTTCAAATTTCTGCGAATAGTTAATTACTTGCCCTAGTCTTAAGTCAGTCACTTTAAGAAATTTAAATAATAGAATCTCTTTAAAAGCTTTAGAAAAGTTAGTATTACTATAGGCTAAACTTACTGGTAAATTAACTATTGCTAATTCTGACAATGAGTTAGAAGGTATTAGTTATAATGATAAAGTTAATTTAGTAAGTTTATATGGAAATATAGATTCTCAAGATAATAGTTTATATATTAATTATAAAGTAACTACTGCTTATAATATTTCCTGTGAAACTGAGATTTCAGTTTATGGTCAAGGATATTCAGGAAATCCATTTGGATTAAGCCTTGACGGTAATAATGTAGCTTTAATTACTGAAAGAGGAAAAGTAATTCCAGATATTACTTATAGATTTAATTCTGATGTATCAGATGTAGCTACTATAAATAATAGAACTGGTGTTATTACTTTAAAAACAGCTTCTTCCTCTAAAACTACTACAGCCACTATTACTGTAAAACTTACTAATGGTAATACTCTAACCTCTGGAACTATTAATATTTACTTTGCTTGGAGAGCTCCTGAATTAGGTAACTTTGTTTATGCCGATGGTACCTACTCTAGTGCTTATATGCCTAGTAAAACATTAATGGGACTAATCTTTGCTATCAATAAGACTTCACTTACTGAAGGAACAGCTTATATAGTTGGTAAAGAATACTTAGACCCTTAGTATGTAGGATATTCAGATGAAGCAAATTAGGGAGCATCTGATGATAGAAAAGATCTTTATAATGTAAAATTCTGGTTAAATAGCTAGGTACCGGGACTTGGAGATACTTATTATACTACTAAAGGTGTTACGAGCACTGTAGATGCCGATGCTAATTAGCCTATTACTTTGACTACCTTTAAATAGAAGATTCCTTCTACATTTACAGGTAAAGAAGATACTTAGGCTTACGTAAATAATGTAAACACTACATTGTTACGATTATTAGTTAGAACTTATCCTGATTTAATTCAAGCTACTGGGGGCAGTTATTCAATAACTACTAAAGAAAATTTAGATGCTTTATTAGCTAATATTCCAAATATAAGTAATTAGCATCTAGAACAAATGTAGTGTTTGTTGTATCCATATTTCTATGAAACATATTTGTATGAACCTACAGTAACTGAAGAAGAAAAGAATACTAAAGCCTTCTAGAATTATTTTAGTAAAGGTAAATGGTATGTCCCTTCATACTAGGAATTAGCTACTTTAATTTATTACAGAGGTTATAGTGCAGCAGGAAATAATTTCTCCACTGGAGATATTCCTATAAAATCTAATATATCAGATGCCATACCTAAAGAATCAGGGGATTTAAAAAATCCTATATTCTCTACAGCTTATAAAAATGCTGGTAACTATATGCCAACTGCATGGAATACTTTAGCAGACTCTAATAACCTATGTACTAATACAGATGCTACATGTCATAACTATACTTACTAGGAAATAAGTAATTATTCTGTAAGCGGATATGAATATAGTTACCAATGGATACCTGGCAGTAATGATATAAATACTGGAATGGGAATCTAGGGAGCAGCATATAATGGATGGAGATTACTAAAACATAAACCTCTTCCTTGTGCACAATTTAATTATCAATAGAAATAATGGAATAGTTAAATATTAATATAGTTAAAAATTCTACTTATACCTTAGATGAGATATTTAATATATATAAAGAAGCGTTTCCAACTAATAAACAATGGTCTGAAATATTAACATTAAGAGAAGGAGTTTTAAACTTCTTCTCTTTAAAAACCATATTAAAGAAATCTATTGTTTATTATGACGCTTCTAAATATGTTAATTCATTTTATTATTAGGATAAACAATATTGGTTAAGTAAAGATGTTAGAATAGGTTTATTTAGATTAATAGACAGTGGTACAAAATAGATAACTTTACAATTAAATGATAATTATTTAATTATTTCTTCAGATAAATTAAAAGAATTTCTTAATTAGTTAGAGGTATATGCTGGGAAATGTTTTTCAATAACTGCAGAACATCTTTAGAATATAAAATAGTTAAGTACTATTGAAGAATTACTTAAATATGACTACACTGCTAAATATCCAAATAAGGTTATTTTAAATGAAAATTAGTGTTAAAAAAGATATTGGGCTAGGAGTAATTATCCAACTTCCTGAAATAATAGAGCCTCCTAAATAGACTTATGGAGTAATTCATAATGAACAACCTGTTATAAAACAAGAACCTTCTAAAGAAGTAAATAAAGATTCTATTATCGACAAAATAAATACTGGATTTGGTTGTGATAATGCTTTACATAAAGATTGCCCTAAACCTTAGTGGCATCAGCATTTATGTAAAGAGAATTTTTTAGGAGAATTTAAAACAGAATTAGAAAAATAGTTAGCTAGAGATAATTTAGATATATATAGTAAAACTTAGATAGATAAATTTATAAAAGATTTATCAGGAGTAGATTTATCGGCTTATATTACTAAAGATTATTTTAATGAAGCTATATAGAATTTAGATTATGTAAAATCCTCTCTAAAATCTAATATAGACTACAATATACCAGAAAATTTATTTACATTATGAGTACCCAAATAAAAAGATTATATCAAAATAATTAGGAATTCGTACCTATTACTTTAGCTGAGGCAGTAGTAGTAAACACTACTGATATTCCTGGATTAAAATCTTTAGGAATTACTACATTAGATAAAGTATTAAAAACTACTTTAGGAATTGTTGGAACTAATACTCTAAATATAGATACTATTAATAAAACTCTTACTAGTATAAATAATACTTTATAGAATAAGTAGGATAAACTAACTGCGGGTGATGGAATTACTATTTCTCCTGATGGTGTTATTAGTGTTACTAATACTAGTACTTTAGGATTTTAGTATAAAATAGTTACTGTGTTACCTTCTCCTCCGGGAAAAGACTACGAAAACATTATATACTTAGTTCCTAATCCTGAAGGAGTAAATGGTAATATTTTTATAGAATATATTTGTATTAATAAAGATTCTACCTATATTTGGGAATAGATAGGTTCTTTAACAACAGATGTTAACTTAGATGATTATGTAACTAAAACTGAATTTAATGTTTTAAAATCTATAGTGTTAACAGCCCAAGATGTTACTACATCATCAGGAGTTGCAGTCACAGTAAATTATAATATACCTAATAATTTATACGATGAGTAATAAATTAATTAAAGTAGTATTAGCAAACGATTAGGTATTTCCACAAACTGTAGCAGAGGCTGTTTTAATTAATGGGGATTAGGTGACTACTTTAGATAAAGTTCTTCCTAAAAAAATAGAGAATATAATTACTTCTAATAACTCAGGATTAACTGTTTCTAAACAAGGAACTTCTATAACAATTGCACATACTAATAAAATTACACCTAATGAAATTCCTAAGTCTTATTTAATATAGTATGATTAGAATGGGCATATTGTAAGTACTGAACCTATTAAAAAATAGATAACAACCGTGAATAATATTGTATATTCACAATATGATGGAAATGCAGATTCTAACATAAATTTTGGAGATGACTTTACGATAAATAACAATAGTATTTCTCTCAAATGGGAGGATATAAATTAGTAATAAATAATGGCATTATTAAATTTTGCGACTTCTTATAATGCTGTAGCTGATAAGTTAAAATTAGCTCAATCAGAGACAGGTGATTATATAAAATTATATTTTACAAAAGATGGTCATATAATTACTCATGGAATTGATTATATTCCTTGGGGAACTGGAGTAATTCCTATAGATAAGTTGCCTGTAAATAATACTGTAGCAGATAATAAACATTTATGGGATAGTAAAACTATACTAGATAAGATTAATTAGTCGTTTGTAGCTAATGATGCAATGCGATTTAAGGGCACTATAGGATTAACTTCTGCCAATAATTATATTATTAATGGAATTGAGGTAGAATTTCCATCTAAAACTGCTAAAGTAGGTGATACTTATAGAGTAGTAACTGCTGGAAGGTATGATGGAGTATAGTGTGAAGTAGGCGATTTACTTATTTGTATTACTGCGGATTCAACTGGTGAAAATACCGCTTGGACAGTAGTTTAGACTAATATTAATGGCTAGATTTATCATACAATAAACGGAGTTTAGAAAGGATTTTATTCTAATGATACTAGTACTTTTTCTATTTTTGCTCCTACTACTGCTGGAGCCTTGGGATAGGTTTTAACTAGCAGAGGAGGTAATAGTGCTCCAATTTGGACAAATTAGTCAGAAATTATTGCTGGAGGATTAACAGATGCTGCAAAGAAAGCTTTGTTTACAACTCTAACTTATATAAATGATGTATTAACTGTTACTATTGGTGGCACTACTAAAACTGCTACTATACATGGACGTAGAGCTGTAAATGTTAATTCAACAGAAGTGTTATCTATTTCTGACAGTACTGCTCTTAACTTTAAAAATGGTAATGGTATCTCTTTTACTTGGGATAGTATAAATAAAAATTTATCAGTAAATGCTAACACTAACTTTAGTACTGATTTAGTGAGTAAGAACTATGCAGTAAAAGTTGATTCTAATTAGTAGCTATATGTTAATGTTCCTTGGGTTAATACTACTTATGGAGTTGTTTCAAAAGGTGCAAATGGCTTAGCCCCACAATTAATAAATACAAATAAGACTTTTATAGGACAATCTTTCTATTTATTAGCATCATCTGATGGTTAGGCTACTCCTAGTTGGTATAAACTACCTAGTAATGCATTTATAAATACTTGGAGAACTATTAAAGTTGGTGGAGTCTCTATAGGTAATAAAGCTCTTAATTTTATGCCAACTGGAGATATCTATGTAAAAACTGCAGATTAGGATAGTACATCTACTGATGATTTTGATATAGGTTTTGGTCTAGCATGGTATAATGTTAGTACCGGTAAATATGAATATGAATAATAAATAATGAAAATAACATTTAATCCCTCTACGGTGGCAGCCTTAACAACTCCACCAAATAACAAAGATATTACATTTGACCTCAGGGGGCGAAATATATTTGCACGAGGGGTTAAATTTTATGGTACAGATACTAATACTTGGAGAGATATAAAAATAAATAATGTAAGTATAGGTTCTCATACTTTAGACTTACAAAATGGTAGTAATACTACATTAACTAATACTAATGGTGTAGTAACTATCAATTCTACTTGGAGACCTGTAGTGGATAACTTAACTAGTGATTCCACTACTAGTTCTCTTTCTGCTAAACAAGGTAAAGTTTTAAAAGCTTTAATTGATGGCAAGTCTAATTCAGATCATAATCACGATGGAAGATATCTAAGACTTAGTGGCTAGGATACTATGCAAGGTAATTTATATCTCCATAGTTATGGTAATTCTTATATAGGAAAAGGTTTGGGAGATAAATCTGGAGCAGATTTTACAGAAGCTAATATAGTTATTAGAAGTTGGTGGGGTATCTCTTTTAAAGCTAATGACAACATAGTTAGAACTTATATAGATACTAGAACAGGTAATATAGGTACTAAAGGAGTTCTTAATGCAGTTGGAGCTGTTATTTAGGGTAGAGTATATAATGGTGGAGACGACGAAGGAATTATAATCAACCCTGCTTCTAATGGGAATGCAGGACTTATTTTAGGAACCCATAACGGTGAAAGAAGTGTTTTTTATCTTAAGAAAGGTAATCCCTTTTGGCGTTATAATAATGGTTCTACTAATTTAGATATTTAGCATCCTAAAAAACCTGGAGTTATAGCCTTAACCTCTGACATACCTAGTAAAGACAGTTGGAATTATGATGATAGATACCTAAGACTAACAGGTGGTTGGATGTCGGGTAATATTAATTTTGGAGGCGATAATAAAATATACTGGGGACGTAATACTGATTCTGCATCTATTTCATTTAAAAATGATGGAGATGGGGATGCTAATTCTTATATGAGTTTTGTTACTTCTGATAATGGTAATGAATACTTTAGATGGAGTCATAGTTCTGGTTCCACTAATACAGAATGGATGGCGTTAAGAAGCGATGGTCTTAGAGTAAGAGGAACTAAAGTTAGCTTAGAAGGGCACTCTCATAATGACCTTTATTATACTAAAGCTGAGTCTAATGCGAAATATATAACTGATATAACTACTTCTGTAAATAAATTAACATTTACTAGAAATGGATCTAATATTATTAGGGATATTACAGTAAATGTAGTTCATAGCTAGGGACATTTAACTAATATTCCCAATAAAGATGCTACTACTAAAGCTAGTCCGGGGTTACTTATATATAATAGTTAGGGATAGACTATAGGAACTAATCTTTATAGTTCAGTATTATCTATAAATACGGGAGGAACTATTCAAATAGCAGGAAATTGGGGAGATGATAGTGCTAGAAATCTTTATTGGAGAAGTTAGTCAGACAGAAATGTTGCTGATTATCCATGGAAATCTTGGAGGACGGTGCTAGACTCAAGTAATTATACTGAGTTTATAAATAACTATTATTGGGCTAATGTTAAAATTTCTGCTTCTTCCTCAACAACTACTTCTCCTACGGTACACACTTTGACCGCTACCCGAGTATGCGCGGGACATAATCCAGGAATAGATAATTCTATATCTTGTTCTAACTGGTTTAGAAGTAGTGGAAATACCGGATGGTATAATACTACATACTATGGAGGTTGGTATATGTCAGATACCTCTTGGATTAGAGCACACAATGGTGTAGGAATTTATACTAGTGGTCAAATCTATTCATCTAGTTCTATTAGAATGAGTAATATTTTGTTAGAACATACTGATGAAATTAATAATAGTGCTAATGGCGATATACATTTAAATTATCGAAATTCAGGTAATGTTAGTTTATGCTATGGAGGAGGTTATGTAGGGATTGGAACTCCCACTCCTTCTTACAAACTTGATGTTAATGGTTAGATGAGAGCGAGTGGATTTCATCATTCTTCTGTGAATAGTGATAATTATATATTATTAGCTGGAGGTGGATATAAGACTTTAGAAGATTTCATATTTTTAAATAAATCAAATAATTATACAGATAACGAACACTATAATTTAGCTTTCCATAAATTAAGTGGTTTCCATTTAGTATGGGTAGATGGGCATGTTAAGGGAGCTATAACAAAAAATTTTGCTATAGATCCGGCTTTTTTTCCTTATCGTTATGATAATGATCCAGATTTAAACACTATATATCTTATGACTGGGAACAGTTCCATTACTATAAATGCAATTGGGGTAGTGACCATTAATAATGCAACTAATCATAAGTAGAGAGTAGGATTTTTCTATATGGGTAGGGCTTAACATTATTTAACTTTTACTCTAACCCAAATAATATACAATTATATATGTTTAATAAAAATAAATGATTTATGACTTTAAATGATGTTTTGACAAAACAGAATCTTATTACAAAGATTCTTTTAGCTGGTAACGGCAAAGAACTCTCTAAGGAGTTAAAAGTAAAGATTATGAGAATTAGAATGTCTTATAATAAGATTAAGAAACAGTTTGATGAAGATACACAAGAATTTAGTAAGCAAATTGTTTCAGATGAATTAAGAGATTTAGCTAATAAGACAGAGCGTACTCCTGAAGAGGAAACTAAGTTTAATGAGTTGAATAATAAAGCTAATTCAGAATATCAGGAATATCTTGTACAAAAAGGTAATGAAGATATTAAGGATGCACCTGAAGACACACTTACAGAAGATGAGTATGGCGATATTCTTGATGTAAATTCTGATGGCGAGTATGAGATTAATGGTCAGAAAGTAAAAGCTGCTGACCTTATGGAAGCTTTTTATGAATTATTTGTTAAGTAATGGAAATAACAAAACAAAACGAAATTTATCAAATAAGTGATTCTACAGAAAAATATAATATCTCAGGATCTTTGAATATTAATTTAGATAATTCTTATTCATTTAATATTAGCATGACAGATGCTAATAATTCTAAGACTATGAGTTATTATAAAACAGTTACATCAAACCATATTGATGTAAATTATAATGCACCTAAAGATTCTGAGGAAGATTTACTTAATTATATAAAAGATAATATGCAAGTTATTTTAGATAAAGTAAATAAACAGTAAAATTTTTAAATTATTACGACTATGAGAATTATTAAAAAAATTTCTAAATCTTTAACACCAAAAGAGTAGTACTTGGAAAAGTATGGTAAACATTTTACTATTAAATTAGCAGATTTTGCTAGTGAATAGATGGTTAATTCCGATGGAACTAATAAACATTGGGATGTTTCTGATGTAAAATAGATTATTGATGAATTAGGATATATTATCCCAATTAGTAGTACTATAGGAGATATTATTTATACTGCCAACATGGCACATGCAGATTTTTACCCTTTATTGTTAAAAGATGCTAAATCTTGTATAATATATGCTATGGAAGTAGCAAATGATAAAGATGGGTATGAAGGTATTTAGTTTTGCAGATGGATGGCAGATGTAAAGAATAAGAATTTAGAAATTGATTGGGAATCTTTCATTTAAATTTAATTAACAAATAAAGTAATAAGGAATTATTAGAGATGGTGACTACGTAGTTATTATTTTTAATAATTCCTTATTTTTTATTTTGGCTGAACATTATTTAATATATATTAACAATACAATTAGATACTAATATTTATAGATGAGTTTTTCCTTGAAAAATTGAGTAAATTATTTTTAATTATGAGCGACACTGTAGAAAAAATTTATTGTACTGATAACAATGATGCTTTATTGGCTTCTGTTATGGGTAAGAACAACAATGATCCAATGGCAATGGCTGCTATGTTAAACAACAATTAGTGGATGAATAATCCTTTTATCTATTTAGTATTCCTTATGATGTTTGGAAGAAATGGATTATGGGGAAACAATGCTAATGGTGTTTAGAATGCAGAAATTTAGGGATAGTTAAATGCTATTAGAAATCAAATGTCAGATAACTAGAATAGTAATCTATTAATGGATGCTGTTAAGGGTAATAATAATGCTATTACTTAGTTAGCAAGTAATCTTAACTGCGATTTTAATTCACTTAACAATGCTACATGCGCTGTACGTTCTGGAATACAGGATGTAGCTGGCAAAGTTGGATATTCTGCTGAGAGAGTAATCAATGCTGCCAACTTAGGTGATTTAAATATAGTATAGCAGTTAAAAGATTGCTGCTGCCAGACTTAGCAGAATTTATTAAAGATGGGTTATGAATAGCAATTAGCTACTGCTAATCAAACAAGTACTATAGCTAGTAAAATCTGTGACACTAACTATTCTTTAAATAATACTATTAACACATTAACTACTGGAGTAGAAAGAGGATTTGCATCTACAAACTATGCTACTAAAACACAAACTTGCGAAATATTAAGAGATAATCAACGTAATACTCAGCAAATAATTGATACTCTTAATGCACATTGGAATCAAGATTTGCAGTAGAAATACAATGATGCTAGACTTGAACTTAGTCAAGTTAGACAGAATTAGTATTTAATTTCATAGTTAAAACCAACTACAACTACTACTGCGTAAACCATAAGCCCAGGAAGTCTAACTTCTTGGGCTTTTTTATTATCACGATATGATATTTAGAGACATTAAACAACACAACAAAGTATACATTCTTGATAAAATGAATGTAACTATTGATGAGGGTATTGTTACTGCTGTAGGAATACCTCAACCTAACTTAGAAGGTAAAATAGTAATTGATGTTACTATAAATGTAAAAGATAAACAAGCTACTTATACTATACCTGAATAGCTATCTGTTACTAGAGCTAATAATTTAGTACTAGCTATTGATTAGAAAGATTTAATATAGGAACTTGAGACAATGAAGACTAATGCAAAACTTATTATAGATTCTGTAGATACATAGAAAACAATATTACAAAAGGCAGATAAGCTTCTTCTAGAACTCAACCCAGTATTAAAAGAAAAATAGCAAAATGAATAGAGATTTAGTAAAATTGAAGATTCTCTTTCTTAGATAGCTAAACTAATGGAGAAGTAGCAAGAAACTATTAATAATTTTATAAATGATAAAAGTTTTAGTAAAAAGAATTGCTAAAAAACCTAATTACACCATTGGTAAGTTATTTATCAATGGTGTTTTTTTTGCAAATACATTAGAGGACACTGACAGAGGTTTAACTTAGAATATGTCGGAAGATGAGATTAAAAAGAAAAAGATCTATGGCTAGACTGCTATACCTACTGGTACTTATAAAGTAACTTTAGATGTAGTAAGCCCTAAATTTAGTAAAAAATAGTTTTATAAAGATACATGTGATGGTAAAGTTCCTAGACTTTTAAATGTTCCTGGTTATAGTGGAATTTTAATGCATGTAGGAGATGGTCCTAGAGCTTAGGATCTTACATATGGGTGTATTTTAGTAGGAAAAAATACTATAGTAGGACAATTAACAGACGGTAAAGAGACTTTTAAAAAAATATATAAGGCTTTACTAGAAGATAAAAATAATATAACAATAACAATAGAATAATTTAATAATAATATGATTATGGGTAATGTTAATGAAGGACGTAATGAATTGGGGCAATTTGTACAAGGTAGACAAGAAACTGCTGAAGAAAAAATAAAAAGAATAAAAGCAGCTCAAGAAGCTTGGAAGTCTAGAGCAGATTATATAGGAGATATAAGAGAAGAATGTCCTAAAATATATAATAGTTGGAGAGCTATAAAATTTACTGAAAAAGGTAAAAAAGCTGGCAATTCTGAAGAATGGGATAATTTTAGAAATTTCTACAATGATATAAGACCAACATATGCTGAAGAATTATCTTTACATAGGAAAGATACTACTAAACAATGGTCTAAGGATAATTTTATGTGGGTTAATCAAGCTGATTTTGCTTTAAGTAGACAGACAGCTATTATATAGTATAATAATCAAAATTATACTCTAAGAGAAGCCTCTGAAATATTTGGAATACCTTTTAGCTCTATTAAAAATAGGTACTATAAACATAGTAAAGATTATACTCCTGAGGAAATTATTTTCGGAAAGAAAAGAAAACGTAAAGATAAATCTGTTAAAGATTGGAGAGAAAGCCCTGATACAATACGTTCTAAAGCTTCAAAAATGGTTTCAACTTACAGATGCAAAGATAAGAAAATGGGATTTGAGAAAGTTTGTGATATTACAGTAGATTGGATGATTGATAATATTATTATGAAGCCTTGTATTTATTGCGGAGATGTTACAAGAGTAGGTTGTGACAGAATAAATAATGATTTAGGGCATACTATGGATAATGTTGTTCCATGTTGTTATGATTGTAATTGTGCTAGAAATAATAATTTTACCCATGAAGAAATGTTTATTTTAGGAAAAACTATAAGAGAGATAAAAAATAACAGAACTAAAAATCTAGAATAATATGGAAAAATTCTTTGGAAGAACTTATGAAACAGTTGGTAATGTTAGTGGAGATTTATTATTAAAAACTAGAGGAGGAATAAAAGTTTAGATAGGTTCTAGTTTTATAGACCTAGTAAAAAATGGGAAAATAAATGTTGATATTGATATTATTAAAGAAGCTTCTTCTAAAGATAATATTATTGATAATGGTTTATATTTAGTTAAAGATGTTTTATATGTAAAGTATTAGGATACTGTATTACCATTAAATAGTAGTACTGGAGAGAATCAAGTGTCTTATTTACCTTAGTTAAATATTACTTAGGAGTAGCAAATATAGGCACAAAAAAATATTGGCATATATTATGATACTTTGGAAGAGGCTTAGCAGAATGTGAGTGATGGATATGTATATATAAAAGAAAAAGGATTATACGTTATATAGTCTTCTATACCTATGTAGATTATAAATAGCAACTAGTTTTCTTCTTTAAATATAGGTTTAGATTAGTATACTGAAAGTATAACTAATTATTCTAAAAATCATTACTTTAAAATTAATAATACAAAATTACTTAACTTATCAGAAAATTCAATATCATGTGAAAGACCTTTATACATAAATGAATTACAAGATATTAATAACTCTTTTTATATTACTAGTTCTGGAGGTAAGTCTACTTTAAAAATAAATAATATAGTTGCTGATACTATTAGTGCCAGTAGTTCCAATAATTTAGATAATTTATAGTATCATTATAATTATAATAATATTATAACAGATGTTATAGATAACTTTACAAATATAGAGGATTCTACAGACCCAAATAATGTAAATGACTCTACAGACTCTGAAAATCTTTATACTTTATATTTAAAGTATTCTATAAATAATTATAAAGTAGGAGATTATTTGTACTTTAATATTTATGATAATGATTCTTCTTAGAATGAAGAATATTTAGTTACTATAGTAGAACTTTCAGGAACTTCTATTAAAGTATAGTGTGATAAAGATATTCCAACACTAACTTATTAGCCAATTTGTTACTATAAATATAAAGATCCTACTATTTATGGATTTACTACAGACTATAAAAAGTTTGTATATAGTAATAATACCTATTCAGTAATAATAGGAGATATAACTGAAAAATATAGTAGTGACTCTTTAACAAATGGATTTTATTCTGATTGTGCGATAACAAAAAATCAAATTTTAATAACCCCAAATCTAGATAATCCAAATTTAACAAATACAGTATTTAAAAAATCTGATAATTTTCCTAGACTAGAAGAAGGATGGGAATTACCTAAAGAAGATAATTCTCAAAATTTAGCTACTACTAAGTGGGTAAATTCTAACAGGTATGCTTTATCTATAGCAACCTCTAGTACTTTAGGAGGAATTATGGTAGGTAATGGTTTATCTATTACTAACACCGGAGTGTTATCTGTAGTGGATAATTGGACTTCTACTTTAAATACTATTTCCAGTAATGTGGGTACAAATACAAGTGATATTACTATATTAAAATCTTAGGTAGCTAACTTACAAAAAGCAGTGAAAGATTTATAGGATAAATTAAAATCTTCAACTGAGTAATTTTGTTATTTTGACTTTTATTTTTTTTAACATAGTATAATATTATTAAATAATATACAATATGGCAATAGGAATTAATGACTTAAATGATGATTTGATGGATGATGTACTGATTCCTAATAATTAGGACCCAGACAATGACTCTAATCAAGATAATAATGTCCCTAACAATGATAATGATGAGGACAAACATTAGGAAGATGAAGATGAAGACGTAATCACTGCGTTACTTAGAGAACAAAACATTACTGACCGAGATAAAATTTAGTACGAAGATGAAAATGGATAGATTCAAGAATTACCTTTTGATTCTTTGCCATTAGAAGATTAGTTGAATATTTTAAAAGGAACTCGTGAAGATACTCATAATGATTCTGACGATCTTGATGAGGATGAAATACAATTAATTAATTATCTTCGTAATAACAATTTAACAACTTAGCAATATGCTGATTATATTACTTAGGAAGCAATTAGGAATTATCAGTAGGAATAGCCAGTCTCTTATAAAGTAGATGAACTTTCTGATGATGACTTGTACTTACTCGATTTAAAAAGTCGGGTTCCAGATGTTGATGATGAGACAGCCGCTGCTGCTCTAGATTCTGCTAAACAAAACGAAAGTTTATTCTCTAAATAGGTAGAAGGTATTCGTTCAGAATATCAACAAAAAGAGAAAGAATTGGCAGAACAAGAGTAGGCTCAAAAATAGGCTCAAGATTCTGAGCAACTTTAGTAGTTTCAAGAAGCTATTATTGGTTCCATAAATAACCTAGATTAGGGTAATGACTTTGCATTTAATCTATCAAATGCTGATAAGTAGGAGTTATATAATTTTATGTTTTAGTAGGATGCTACTGGTATGAGCTATCTTAATAAAGCAATTAACGACCCGCAAACTCTTACTAAAATGTCTTGGTATGCTCTTCACGGAGACGAAGCTATTGATAATATGCGGAATTACTACGAACATTAGATGACAGAAATTCGCCGTACTTCTTATGCCAAAGGCTTAGAAGATGGTAAAAGTGGTAAGAAGACCGTAATATTCGGTCCTAAGGAAACAAGGAAGACTGGATTGGTCTCTAAACCTAATAAATATAAAAATATTTACGATTTACAAGATTAATTAAATTATGTTAGTTGCAAATTTTACTACACAAGTCCCTACTATGGGTAATACCAGAACATTTGAAGATTTCTATAAGTTCTTAGGTGTAAAACCTGCTCGTTTGGGAATTGTTGCAAATCTTTATCCTTAGAACACTGCTGAGTATTTAACTACTTCACTTAAAAATGTTATTTATAATAACGCTAAGAGTGGTAACAAGTACCAACGTTTGAACGCATTAATGTATGAATATGAGATTCAAACTAATCAAATTAGACGTATTGAATTCGCTGCTGTACCTACAGAAGATGGTGCTAATGGTACAGAAATTACTTTCGCCTTTAAAGAAAATTACTATCAAAAGTATGACATCTTTATGATTGAAGAGTCTAGACAGCAAGTTATTTGTATTACTAGACCACAGAGACGTGCTGATAATTATTGGGAAATTCAAGGACGTTTGATTGATGATGATTACAGCTCAGTACTTGATAAGGATGCTTGTCAAATTGGTATGTTGACAAGATTCTAGAGTAACTCAATGCCAGAAATGCATGAAGAAGGTTACTGCAAATATCAGAGCAATATTTCACGTTTCCGTGGATACATTACTCAGTTCCGTAACGATGAGACCTACTCAGCATTATATGCTGCTATGGAAGATACTTTTGTAAATATCTCTCAAGGTAAGGGTAATGGAGCTATGCAGGAGACTGTTTATAAGATGGACAAGAAGGAAAAAGTTCTGCTTGAGAACTTTATGTTCGTTAAGAACAACGGTTTACTGTTTAATAAGAGTTCTATTGATAAGAATGGTAAGTCTACAATTCAAGACCCAACAACTGGTAGACCTATTTATATTGGTCCTGGCTTGATTCCACAAATTGAAGCTTATGCTGATAAGTATGCTTATAATAAGATGACAGTAGATGTTCTTAACACTATTGTTACTACAATGGCATAGAAAGCTAATAATCCTAAAGGAAATAAGTGGGTATTTGTTATGAATGAAAAAGCTGATGCTGATATTACCACAACTTTAGGAGAATATCTGTAGAGCTTCCATACAGATGGAACATTCTTGTATTCTATGAAGGCTAATGGTGAAGTAGAAGTTGGTGCTAAGGGCTATACTTCTTACAATTATCTTGGTAACACATTAGTCTTTACTGTTGATAGAGCTTTCTCTCGTGAATATGGTAACGAGAAAGGATTTATTGCTTGTATTGATTTAAGTCCAGATGATTCTACTGGTAAACCAGGTGTAGCACAATTCACTTTCAAGAATGGTGAATTCATTCAGAATAAAGTGCTTGGTGTAGGTGGTGCAGATGGTTTATCTTCTGGAGAAGTTTCTAGTGCTATTGCTGCTAGTAAACTTATTGTTTGGGGTTATGGAGGTATTGGTGTATTTAACCCATACAAATCCTTTATTGCTCGCGAAGTTTAATAATAAAGACTACGTTAGTTTTACTATAAATATAGTAAACAACAATTATTAAGATAAAAGTAGGCAGAGTAGTCTGTCTACTTATATTTTGTATTTGATAATAAGAATTAATATGACATAGGAATATAATGATAATATTGTAATTTTACGTAGTGTTTATAGTAAAGTAGGTTCTAATATTACTATAAATCCATGTAGAGATAAAGAAACAGGTTCTTTCCCTAGCTGCGTAAGAAGAGTGGATGATAGAGGAAATATGATTCTATCAGAATCTGATAAGGAGAATTTGAGTGCTGAAAAGGTTTATTTAGTAGCTGAAAATGCTAAAATTAAAATTTATGATGGCATTCAATTCAATCTTGAAAATATGAAAGATGCAGCTTTATGGGAATGTATTAAAAATTGTTCATATATTGCTCCTGACCGTTACGCTAAAGATGCTAATGGTAACTATTTAATTGATGGTACAATGGGATGGAAGAATCCTCATCCACGTTACGGTTTGGCAGAATATTATATTGAACATCCTGGACTTGATTCTGTACGTAGAGTTAAGAGGACAGAGACCTTGTCTAAGGCATTGAAATATATTATTGATGATAGTAGAGAAGGTCAAATTACTAGAGCTAAAGTTCTTGGTAAGAAGATGGATAATGTACCTAGTGCAGATATTACAGACTTCTTGATTCAAATTGCTATGAAGAATCCTGCTAAGATTATTGGTCTTTACGAAGATGCCCGTTCTAAGTTGCGTATTCTTTTAATTGACGCTCGTGAAAAGAATGTTATTATTGTAAAGGATAATTTACTTTGCTTCAATGATAATTATTTAGGTGCTACAGATGATGCAGCTATTAATTGGTTGTCAGACCCTGATAATGCTAAGTTAAAGGGATTAATTATGAGAGCCACTTATCCACAATTATATGTACAAGCTGATAACACTATAACTCCTAAAGACACAAAAGATACAAAAGATACTAAGAAAACTAAATAATAAAATTTAGTTATGACTGCAAGACAAATACTTGAATCTTGTTTAATTGAATTATCTAAATAGCACGCTCCTAGCATGCGTTTAGATGAGTTCAATTATTATATAAATAAAGCTGTTAATCAATACATAAATAAACGTTATAATATTTATGATATTAATCAGCAAACTACTGATGATTTAAGAGTATTAAAAGCTACAGCAGTTCTTACTCCTAGAGCCTCTGACATATATACTACAGCAGGTATTACTGAAGTTTAGAGTGATGCTTTATATTCAAATGCTAAAAATCCTTATGGAGCAGTGTTTGAAGTAAATCTTCCCGATGATTATCTGCATATGCTTAATTGCATTTGTATATATACTTTAAAAGAGTAGCATAAATGTTGGAATGCTAATTCTGATGTGGCTTTTGCTGCTAAAAGACTTACTTCTGATAGCTGGTCTACAATTATGAATGACCTTTATAATAGACCTCTTCCTTGGAGACCTTATTATTACATTCATAATGTAAATACTTCTGATAAGCTTCCTACAAATCCTTATACAGCTCCTGAGGATAAAGGACTTGGCACTGGAACAGATAGTTCTAAGAAATAGGATTCAACTGAAGGAGTAGCTAACTTTACTAGAACTATTAAAATTGGAACTGCTGATTAGTCAGTGGTAGAGAAAAATGCACCATTTAGATATGGTAATAGTTCTACTGTTAGATGTGAAATCAGATATGGTCATGATACTTCAGTGTTTACATTAACAAAAGTAGCAGTTGATTATATTAAAGCTCCGTAGTTTGTTAGATTAACACAAGAGCAAATGGATTTAACAGAGGATACTTCACAAATTATGGAGTTTCCAGATTATGTATGTCAAGAGATAATAAACGAGCTGGTACATTTAGTTATGGAACACGACGGTGATCCTAGATTACAATCAAATATACCTATTTCACAATCTATTGCTTAGCCAGCTCAACAATAGGAATAGCCTCAATAGGCTCGTAGACAATAATTAAATTAATTTAAATTATGTTTTAGTTTACAACAACTACTGTAATTAACAGCGCTAAGGATTATACAAATCCAAGTGTGGACCTTTTTAAAGGAGACTCTAAGTATTTCGATGTAAAGAGAGTAAATAGATTTAAAGTAAAGAATATTCGTTCTGTTTACAAGCAAGCCCCAGTAGCTCAATCTAATGCTGTAGCTACTATAGATATGTCTAAAGTACAAGAAGTACTTACTACTGCTAAAGCTACTAAAGGCACATTTAGAGTAGAGATTTATGTACATTTGGCACAGAGCAATAATAATCCACTGTATTCTAATACTTGGGTTGTTAAAGGTCGCCCTTGGACTTTTGAGTTCTCAGCAACCTCTACTGAAGAAGCCAGGGATATTGTAGATAAGGTAATCAAAATGATTACTAAGTTTAAGTTGTTTACAATGGATACTGAACAGCTTAAAGCTACTAAAGAAGGTACTAAGTTGGTATTGACAGCACAGGATCCTTATCAGATTTTCTCTAAGGTAGAACTTCAATACTTTGATCCTAGTATTGGTACTACTACAGGATGCTGCACTCCTAGAGGTGAATATGCTTCAGTTGAAAACTATGGAGTAACTGATGTAGTTACTATTACTCCTGGTAATGAAGGCTTTGGAACATTCGAGTGGATTATGCGTAATCTCAGACTCCCAACTGCTGAGCAGACTAGATGGAACGCTCTTTATTAGGATGATAGACCTATGGTAGGTGCTACTTATACTCAATATACTTTAGAATACTGTGAGAATAGAGGTATTCTCGGTGGAGACGCCGTTGGCGAGGAAACTAAGAGTGTTACTACTCACGTATTCTTTGTAAATCAAGCTGTTGAGACTTAGTTTAAAGCAGCTCTTACAGCCGCTGGTATTACACCATTGGCTCCTACAAAAGATGCCGCAGAAGTTGATGCTGCTATAAAAGCTAATCAAGTAGCAGCTGATTTAACCGCATTTAAGGCAGAAGTAGAAAAAACTTATGCTAAAAAAGTTGGTGATTAATTTTAACTAATTAAATAAGAGGCGAAGGCAGTATTGCCTCCGCCTTTTTTATTATATATGATATTAGACAAACTAGCCTCAGCTATTAGGAATGATGTTGTAGGAGGTCTTAGAGGATATCATACTAATATGTCGATGTCTTTAGATCAAATTAAAGATGACATTATTGATATGAGACTTTAGGTAATAAAAGAGTATAGTTTAAAAGGAATATTACCTTATAAAGATTTACTTACTGAAATAAATTGCATTCCTGTAGATTGTAAAAATATAGAGAATTGTAGATGTAAAAAAGAATTTGGAACTCCTACTATGCATTTTGAAATACCTTAGTTATTAAATGACTATGGAGCATAGGCTATACAATATATAGGCTCTACAGATAAGTAGTTACCATTCTTATGGTATACTTCTTTACCTTCATTTACTTATAGTAAATATAGAAGACGTAAAGTTAATAAGCCTATAGTTTTTATAGACACTGCTCCAAATGAGAATGGTATGTATGATTGCTGGGTATTTAATGCCCCATTATTAAAAGAAGTTTCTGTTATAGCTATATTTAAAGATCCTAGACAACTTGAAAGATATAGTTGCTGTTCTTCTGAAACATTAGAAGATGATAATTTTAATTTTATTAATAATGAAATTAAATAGAGATTAACAAAATTAAAATTATACTATTATAGACAAGTTGCTCCACCAAACTTACCAAATAATCAAGAATATGCAGCTGGTTGATTTTCATTATCCATTAGTTCTTTTATAGTAGATGTATGGCATAGAATTAACTGAAGAAGATTACGAAGAGTTAGCTTTAGTATGTTTTGAAACTATTGGAAATAAAAGAACTAGAGTTTATAAATATATAGGAAATATAGATTGTAATAATACTCTACCTCTTCCATGTAATTGTTATGAAGATGATATTGAAGCAGTATTATTCCCAGGAGAGGATTGGAATAGAACTACTAATAAAGATTCTTTTGGAGATTTAAATTCTCATTGGACTGAAGAATATATTGAAGCTTTTAAACATAATACTAATATATTATATGGACATGGACATTTTGCTAAATTTTAGTATTGGGACCATGCCTTACATTTTGAAGATGCCGCAGGAATGCCTGTATTAGTAATATATCATGGAGAAATATTAGATGATAATGGACTTCCCGAATTAACTAATGATGAGGCGATAGCAATAGCTGATTATTGTGCATATTGGACATTATTTAAACGTTCTATAAGTACTAATAATCCTAGTATAATGCAAATGGCTTAGTAGATAGAACTTAAGTTAAATAAACACTTAGATGCTGCAAGAGTACCTAGTCATATTAATCAAAATGAGATGAATGAGATACTAGATGCCAAAGTAAATTGGAATAGAAAACCTTATAGTAAATCTTTAAAAATAGAATGAAAATGAAATATGTAGGATATGTATATAAAATATATTGCACAGTGACTTCAAAAATATATATTGGAATTACAACACGAGATATTAATATAAGATGGAATTAGCATAAAAATGAATCTAAAAACCCAGGGAATAATCATTTCCATTTAGCTATACAAAAATATGGATGGGACGCTTTTGAAAAATCTATTTTAGTAAAATTAGAAGCAGATTCTAAAGAAATTTTAGTTAAGTCTTTAAAAAAATTAGAAATATATTATATTGAAGAAAATAATTCTTATAATGAAGGATATAATTCTACTATAGGAGGAGATGGTATTATAAATGATGCTTAGAATAAAAAAGTAGAAGTATATAATGAACTTGGAGAATACTTAGGATAGTGTGAATCTAGAGCAGAGGCTGCTAGTAAATATAAAGTATTAGCTACAAGTGTTTCTGATTGTTGTAATAGGATTATTTATTCATCGGGGTGGTTAGACGGATTAAGATTAATTTTCAGAAATGAAGACGATACAGTTACTTCTAAAGACTTACAAAAACTCAAAAGAATTAGAAAAAATATAAAAGTACCTGTAAAGGCTTATGATTATTATACTGGAGAGTTATTAAATACTTATAATTCTATTAGTGAAGCCGCTGATGACACTGGTCTTAGATCAGATCTTATTTCTAAATGTGCTAAAAAAGAAAGAAAAAGTACCGGATAGGGCGAAGAAAGAACTGTTTGGAGACTTCTTAATGAAGATTATGTTCCTTAGTATCAATTTGAAGGTTTTGTAAATGGAAAATCCATTGGTAAATATGTAGATACTTATATTATAAGAGAAACTTTAGGAATACATCCCTCTTCTATAAGTAATGCAATTAATGGTAAATCAAAACATGCAGGACGTTATAAAGGACAACCAATAACTTGGAAAAAATTAATACAATGAATTATGCTTTAGGTTATGCTTTTACTTTAAGAGATTTATATACTAAATTTCCATTTTAGAAATTAAAATTTAATGGATGTTCTTTTGAAAATATATTTAAAACAGCTGATATGTGTATTATATGTTCTAGAATATTATGTTATTGTGTATAGTTAGTAATAACTGATATTATAAGAAATAATACTACATTTGTATTACCTACTGGTAAAAAGTATGCTGAAATATATGTAAGAAGAACTTCTCAAGAAGAATTTAAATGTAGAAGATAGAAAGGTGGAGATTAGGATATTGATTTCTTAGAAACTAACTTTACTACTTATAAATTATCTTTTAGATGGATGGGAAAATATTTAATGAGATCTAAACCTTGTTATATAGGAACTTCTTTAAGAGATGAATTTATAAATAATATAAACAATGGTGTAAAATACTGTTAATGCAAGTAAAAACTTTAGATGATTATTATGAATAGGTTTATGCTAAATTTCCTTTCATTCCTCATTCTGATATATAGAGGATACTAAAATATGGATGGAGATATATTTATATAATTAATAGTAGAGGTGGAGATATACTAATTAATCGTCATGATTTTTGGTTTTATATGGGCAAAATATGTACCAATCCTCTACAACATTTTTATAAATATTATAAGAAATTAGCATTTAAGATAAGAATGTTAAGTATCTGGAATAAAAAGAAATATGATGGCTATTATTATTTTGGTATAACCAAATAGTAGTATGAGAAAATAGAATAGTCTAAAAACTCTAGAGGAAGACCTAAGACTAAGTTTAATTATGGAAATGTAATACTTTATAAATATTTTGAGGAATGCAAAGTGGCACAACCTTCTAAATCCTATTTTTATAAAATTCCTTACCCTTTAGATGTTGGTAGTACTAGATACAGAGCTAACTTTATAAGTAAAGATGCTACACTGATATATCAAAGAAATCCTTTAAAATTTGAAAATTTATCAGTTACTAATACTAAATATGAATTTGTAAATGCAAGCACAAAATACATTCAACGAAGGGATGGTATTAGATAATCATCCATTAATGACTCCTAATACGGTGTTAACAGATGCTTTAAATGCTACTTTAGTTACTATGAATGGTAATGAAATGGTATTACAAAATGATATGGGTAATGCTAGAGTAGAAAATGCTAAATTACCTCCAGGATATATTCCTATCGGAATGAAGGAATATGGAGGAATTATTTATATAGCTTGTTATAATCCTCTAACAAACAAAGGTTAGATAGGTTGTTTTCCCTCCCCTTAGAGATAGAAAACTGCTACACAAATATCAGAAATAACTCCAACTTTTAAATTTCCGGATGTTACTTATATAAAAGAAGAAAATGATGAAGAATGGTATAAAATCAATAGTCTTTTAACTAAATGTGAAATATTCCCTAAAGGAACTATTATTAGATCCGGGGATAAATTCTCTGTAGGTTTACCTATATCTAGTATGTTTGGTACAGATAATATCGATTCTACTGGAGAAAATTTTATATCTAATTATGATAATGTAGAAAATGGATTAGTAAAAACTCCAATGAATAGAATGTATACTTTTGGAGTAGCTACTTTAGATAATAATGGGCAATTACGTGATATTACTAATCAATTAAAACGTTATAAAGGAGGACAATAGGTTTAGTTTTCTAATATTGATTCTGATTTATATAAATTTAATTGTGGATATTGGTAGAATGAAATGTCTACAGAAGACAAGGATGGATTAGTATCTTCTGAATTAATGGATTAGACAAATGTTTAGAGTAAATTAAATACCTATAATAGTAAACTATTTGGTAGACTATTTTTGTATGCTAAATATAATACAGTATAGAGCATTGAAGTTAGTGTAATTGGCTATAAAAAATTAGATGATAACAACACTATCAATAATCCTATATATACAGGACATACAGATAGTGATTATTCTGATGTTGAATTACCTTTAATATAGAATTAGAAATATTTATAGATAGATTCTAAAATATTATTATTAATTTATGTAAATTACAAATATAACTGTCCTGATGGATCTAAATCTTTAAATTCTAAAAATTTAGTAGAACCTTTAGAGGGTTATAAGTATTATTTTGATAAAAGTAACCAAAATATTATTAGGGGTATTCAATTTATTATAAATAACAATTCAATTTATAATTTACCATTCTCAATTCCTAACGACTATAATAAAAATTATAATTTAGGATATGGGTATCCTTTATATGATAAAATTACTAATATTTATTCATTTTCCCAAGTGTATACTTTACCATTAAATACTACTGATAAAATTTCTTGGACAGCTTATCCAGTAACTTATTTTTATGATAATGGTTTAAAGTTTGGAGAAATTCCTGATGAAAGTGTTTCTGGAGAATTGAATCCAGATAACATAAACTCTGGAAAAATGGAATTAAATGCCTGGAGATATTATGTAAATAATGATAGAGTATTATTAACTTGGGGATTTGAGTCTTATCCTAGAGAAAATGATGTAATCTCTGAAGTTTCATTTTCTTTTTATGACGTAGCTTATAATACTTTAAAATGGAAATTCTTCACTAAAGAAAGAGTAAGTTATAATGGAGAATTTAATGAGAATTTTGATATCTCTAATTTTATTAGTGATAGTTCTAACTATAATACTTCTGTTATACCTAATAAATTATTTTATGTGGATATTTCATGGAAGTATAATTCTCAAGAAAGGCATACTTACAGATGGATGCTTATAACTGGATTATATAATCCATCATATTATGGAAATTCTGAATATCCAACGATTAAAGATTATGATTCTTTTTTAGATTGTTACTATACATTAGATAATACAAATTATATATACAATTCTAAGGCTTAGCCTGAATACTTTCCAGTATGCACAGAAACTAACGTTAGTGTAGTTGATGAACAAAATACACCTATTATTGCTGAAATAATATCTGATAAAAAAGATTATAAAGGTTGGAAAGAAGCTAAAAAGTAGGATGATATAAAAGATAAATTAAGAATACCTAGTAATTATTTTAATTATAATATATCATATAGTTTTAGTAATACTCAAATAAGTAATATTCCAGAATTATTTTAGTTAGGTACTAGAATATTTACTAATACTGATGATGAGGTTCATGAGTTGACTTAGGGTTATAATTTTAAGGATACTTCAATAAGAGCTAATATTGACTATTTAGTAAGTCAAGATTATCCTATTAATATAAATGTAGAATCTAGTATGATAGATACAGATTCTACGCATGCTGATGTAGAATCAAATACTATAAAGATTGATAAAGATGAATCCTCTGTAAATTCTAATATAATTACTTCTACAATTACAGGAACAGCTTAGACAACTTATAAAGCTAAATTAGGAAAATCTAAAATAACTAAATTATCTCCACTAAGTTAGCATAAAAGTTTTCAAGATTTATTAATCTCGGATAATCAATACCATATATCAAATTCTTATTCTATATATAGTAGAACTGAAACTGCAGGTTATGACAACCTTGAGATATTAATTGGAGAAATTAAAGATTATGAATCTGTTGGAAACTATACAGGCTTAGTCGGAGCATAGTGTAAACATCACGATAATTATGTTTCAATTATTTGTAATTGGTCATAGTATAGTTGGTTTGGAACAACTAAAAACACTTATGGAGTAAAATTACCTGATACAATTATAAATACTTTAGATTATAGTAATAAAAATGTTATAGCTATATGTGGTTTAGATAGAAAATATGATTCTAATTGGCAAGGATCCAATGGTTAGTACTTGAAAAAATTAAGATCCAAAGATAGGTATTACACACTCGAAACGGCATCACCAGGAGTTTACCCATATAGTCCAGTACTTCTTATAAAGGATATTACATAGGGATATGCTTTAATTAATTTATTTGGAACTAATGGGTCTTATACTAATGCAAGTGGTGATGTAAATCCTCCTGATAAATATAAATATAAAGATAAAACTAATGAAAATTTAAAAGTAATTTTTGACGCTTTAAGTGATTATTTTGTATCTTTAAGTGACGAATCCATAGTATTTATTCCTAATAGAGATATTGAAAGTGATGGGTCAATCACAGCTACTATCACTGTAAATTTATCTTTAAAATTTAAAGATAAATCTATTGATGCTAATTTTAATAAATACATATAGGATACGTTTAAGAACGATAGATTATCAGCTTTAGCTAAAACAAATATCTTTGTAAAAGATAGTAGTACTATGGAAATACCTATTATAGAAATACCTGATATAAAATAGGATATTTTAGATTTACAAAATAATACTTCAGTATGTATAATAAATGGAGACTAGATATATACTCAAACATCTTCAGGACAATCTCTTATACTTGGAAAAGTTTATAGATTAGATGCGGGCAAAATTTATCAAGACTCTAATTTTATTATGAGAGATGGTTAGATTTATGCTAATGGTATTTCTAATAACTTACCTAAATCTTTATATGGATATTGTTCTCGTGTAAATGATAATGAAACTGCAACTTTTACATTTGAGGGAATACCATATATTAATCTTACTCGTACTCCATCAAATTCTCAAAAATTAATATAGTGAATATTACTGTTAAACCTTTTTTATATCAATTAAGTAACAAAGGTTATATGGCATGGGAGTATAATCCATTCCATAATTTTAGAATCACGGATACTAAAACTACTAATAATAACAAAGTATTAATATATAATATAAAAAACCAATTTAATATTAGTATTAACACATTAAAGTTTAAATTAGTAAGGGCTAGTAGTCAAATAGTCTATGATTTAAATTTTCATACTAAGGAAGATTTAAAATGCTAGAGTATGTCAGACACTTCTCAAATGCACATAATAGAATCTGTTCCATGTATGAAATACACCTATTGTTATTTAGATAACACAGGAAATATAAATGAATAGATATATATTACTGAGGAAGTATTTTTTAATATAGATACTTGTTAGTATTCATTTCCTAACAGATATATTTTTAATTCCAATTCTTATATACAATCAGACGCTTCTTAGGTATTACCTACTAATGTTAATTCTATAAGTGATTTATATAATTGTAAATTCAATATAAATGAGCAACATAAAGTAGATTCTAATATTTTATATACTTAGATAGATTCCGAAGAATCTAATAATGAAGAAGCTGGAAGTATTGTAGACTTAGATACTCCTTTATTAAATTTTGACTTAGAACATCCAGTTACTATGGATATATAGCCATCTTATGATGGTACTGTAAATGTTATTTTTAATGATAATAAAAATGTTCCAAGATTAATTAATTCTAGATTTTCTACTACAGAATTAAATACTTATGAATTAGTTGATAGAGTTGGAGATAATGATACTAATATTTATGATTAGGATTCCTTTGATTTAGATTCTTCTTTATATAAACGAATAAATAGTATTCCTACGGTTAAGTTTATAGGAGTAAATTCTTCAGGATAGTTGAAAGTTGGTAACTATAACTTTTATTTTAAATACTCTGACGCAGATGGTAATGAAACTGACTTTGTTGCTGACTCTGGAGTAGTAGCAATATTTAAAGGTAATGATTGTGATCCATTCTCTATTGATGGGGGAATTAGTGATGAAAATGCTTTTAAAGCAGTATCATTTCAATTAAATAATATAGATTATAGTTACAACTATATAACTGTTTATTATACTAGAAATACTGGTGACAGTTACCAAACTAGAAGTACTAAAGCTTATAAGATAAATGATAAATATATAGTTAAACATTAGATTTGTACTATTAATGTAACTGGATTAGAAGATTCTACAGAAATACCTATTTCAGAAATTAATAATTAGTTCTTTTAGGCTAGTAAAGCTAAAACTAGTGCCCAATGTTAGAATAGATTATTTTTAGGTAATGTAACTAAGCCAGATATTCCGTATAAAGATTTAGCGGATTTAAGTTTACGAATGCTCCCTACTTTATAGAAACAAGATTCTAAAAATATAATAGGATAGGTAGACTACAATTACCAAGATGATAGTAGTATTACTAATAGTTATGAATATTATAATACTAAAAATATATACTATAACGTAGGCTATTGGGACAATGAAATATATAGACTTGGAGTAGTATATATAATGTCAGATAATTCTTTATCAGAAGTATTTAATATTAGAGGTGGTAATAATATTTATGATATTAGTAATTACACTACTTCAAGTAATCCTGAAATAAATCCTGAAAATTTATATGATGATACTGGGCAAAGATAGTATATAACTACCGACGAGGATACAAATTGTATACACGGAGGAAAAGATCTAGAAAATGCTAAAGGAGTTGTAAAATTTAAGTCTATAAATGAAAATAATACTGATGAATATTTATACTTCATAAAAGTTTTAGTACCTACAGTAGTACTTAAATATTTAAAAGATACTTATGATATCAAAGGATTATTCTTTGTAAGATAGAAAAGAAATCCAACATTATTAGCTTAGGCTTTTACTATGCCTTATGATTAGGAAGCTCAATGCCCGGCTATCAAAGCTGAAAATGTTTATATAGAGTCTTTTTTAAATTAGCAAACGCCACAATCTCTTAGACCTTCAAGTTTAGCAGATTTTTTGAAAAAAACTATAAATAACAATTATTCCAGAAAATTATCTAATGAATATGATAAACATTTATATTTAACTAATAATTATAATAGCTCTTCTAATATATTAACTGCCATATGTCCTGAATTTATGTTAAATTAGTCTAGATTTAATTCATTATTTACTGGAACTAATTATGTAATAAAAGGTGATAATCATGCTTATGATGATTTATAGTGGAAAACTACTAATCATAGATTATATTATCCTAAAACTGCATCTAATAAACAAAAATCTTTAAAAATTTCTGCTAAGATTATATCTGTAACTGATGATGTGCCTTCAGTAGCTATAGATGAAACTATTTTTAGAAGTAAATTAGGGGACGCTGAAGAGGCATATTAGTTTAGATATATTGAATCTAATAAAAGGTATGATACTAATGCCACAAATTTAGTAAGAGGAATTTATTCTCCTTATATAGGAATAAAATCTAATGGAAATATTTTATATAATTCCATAATAAATATTTATATTCCAGGATATTCTGAATCATAGATGACTAATTATTTCGCCATACGTTATGATGATAATACTGCTTATTACTCCATAGGAGATAGGATTGATATAAACACTGCTATACATGATTGGAGACATTTAGATGATAAAGATAACCCTTATTAGTACACTACTTTAGCTAGAGGAGATTGTTATTTATGTACGTTTACACATAGATTAAATCGTAATTTTGCTGATTCTTCTAATCCTTATAATGATGAGATATTAGATGAAGATACTTGGAGAAATAATTATGATGCCAATAATTCTGAAAAATTATAGAGAATAAATAGAGGAGATGTAAATGCTGTATAGCTTGGTAGTTGGATTACCTTTAAGTTAAGAAGTTCTACTAACTTATCAATACGTTCTATTGATGAGAGTAATATTAATGAAAAAGGTATATTTGGTAGACCTAGAGCTTGGTATCCATATTAGTAGGATTTAATTTCAGGTAATAATAAAATACCAGAATCTTATTTATATAATGATGGTTTAAGGAGTACTTTAAATGAGAAATATTATTTTAATGTTCCTGAAGTACCCTATATAAAGAATATTTATTAGAATCGTATTATATATTCTGATATATCAATAAATGATGCTTATAGAAATGGTTATAGAGTATTTAAATCTACTAACTATGTAGACTACACTAAAGAATATGGTTCTATTATAAAATTAGTACCTATGGGATCTAGTCTTATATGTGTATTTGAACATGGTGTGGTACTTTTACCAGTAAATGAGCGAATACAAACTGGAGAAGGAGATGGTGGAGCAATTTTTATTAATACTAAAAATGTTCTTCCTGAAAATCCGTAGATAGTACTTTCAGATATGATAGGTTCTTAGTGGGCTGAGAGCGTCGTGAAGACTCCATATGCAGTATATGGGGTAGATACTGTAGCCAAGAAAATTTGGAGGACTGACGGAAAGAATTTAGAAACAATTTCTGATTTTAAAGTAAACAAATTTTTAGTAGATAATTTATCATTATCTGAACGTGAAACAACTCCTATTATAGGAATTAGAAATGTAAAGACTCATTATAATGCTAATAAAAATGATATAATGTTTACCTTCTATGATTAGAAATATGGATTTGAAGATAAAGCTTGGAATTTATGTTATAATGAAATTACAAAATCATTTGTAACATTTTATTCATGGTTGCCATCTTATTCTGCCAATATAGATAATATTTTCTTTACCTTTGATAGAAGTGTATCTAAATATATAGCAAAATTAGGATTAAATGATATGATGAGTAATAGCAAAAGTGGTTTAGTTGTTAGTACTAATATCTTACCAGTTAATTCTTTAGAAAATAATATGAATGTAATAATGTCTATAAAAGGTATATATGATAGATATATACCAGAAAATATAGGTTAGACAAAAATTACCTTAGAAATTTTACCTGGACTAAATCATTCTGAGAAGTATGTGCAATTTTAGTATTTTACTCAAGAAGGAGATTCAGTAGTAAGTAAATCATCTATGATATTATCAAATATAAACATTGATTCTAGTGGTAATATTGAAGAAGGAAAAGCTTATATAGAAGTTAAAATATCTGATATATTAGCAGAATGGGATAAACGATAGTCAGAGGAAGAAAAAAATAACGTAGCAACAGATAAACGAGAATATTTAGTTCCTTAGGATATTTCTTAGGCTGGGTTAAGTAGCTATTACAAAATATATAAAATCTTAAATGATAAATTATTAGCTATTAATATAAGAGCTACTTTAGGTACTGAAGAATCAGGTTCTACAAATACCTTTAATAAACCTACTTTAATTAATAGCGGTTATTATGATTTTACTTTGTATTTTACATTCTCAGAGTTTTTCTATAATAAATAGGAGACAGAAGTTACTAAAAAACTTCCAGCATTTTTAACTAATTTTTGGAAACATGGATAGGCTGGTATAATAGATACTCAAGAACATATTAAACCTTGTTATTGGTATAATAAACAACATCCATTTGAATTTGAATTTGTTGTAAAAGATAATTCTGTAAAATAGAAAATTTGGGATAACTTACAGATTATATCTAATAAAGCTGAACCTGAATCTTTCCATTTTGAAATTAATGGAGATAGCTATGAATTTAGTAAAGATAAATCTAATATGTGGTATAGGTAGGAATTAACTAAAAATACTTATCAAAAACTAGGTTCAGATATTACTTATGATCATTTATATAATGATTCTAAAAGAGGAGTAACTCCTTAGTAGTATTTTAAATCTACTATATTCCCATTATATTATAATAGATTAGATTCTGTTAATGAGATAGAAGATTATTATCATTCTATGCGTTCTCCTTCAGATAGGGATTACTCTAGACTTTCAGGTTCTGAAATAGTTAGATATGAGGATTTAAATTAGTATAATATTGCTACTCATGTTAAAAATTTACCTATTCCTAAATATGGAGTAATAAAAGGTAATTCTTATTATTAGGAAGATGAATGGTATATCTAGATACCTTCTATTAATATTGCTCAAAAAAATGAAACTACTTGGAAAGATGGTAAACCACCTATTGTATTAAATTGGATTCCTAACGATTTGGATAAAACTGAAATTAGTGATGAAGATTTACCTAATACTTATAACTTAGGAAATGTAGATACTACAGGATGGACTTATCGTTAGTAGATTCCTATGAAAGATAAATATATAAAAATAAAGATAAGATATACAGGAAATGACTTAGCTATCATTACTGGAATATTAACAACATATAGACTAAGTTATGTATAAAAAAATTAAAAAATTTGAATTAGGGGGAGGCACTGGATAGTCCCTCCCTAATCCTAATTCTTCTTTTAGTCCTAATATTGCCTCTATCACTGCCTAGTAGAATTTATAGTTTAGTACTCCTGATATAGGTTCAATGGCTAGTAATTAGTTTTCTAACTTTTCTTCTAATATTACTGGCTATAGTAATGTCCCTTAGACAATAACATCAGAGTCTGGATTTACTAGACCTGATATGAAAAACATGAATCTTCAGTAGATGGAAGCTTATACAACTCCATCATTTGGATCGCAGTTTGGAGCTAATATATAGAATTATGCAACTTCTTATGCTATTAATAAATTAGGAAATTCTATTGGCTTAGAAAGCTCTATTAATGGTCTAACTAGTGGACTTATTAATTCTAATGGAGTTGCTACTAGAATGATTGGTGGAGCAGCTAATTCTGCCTTAAAAAATGTTGCTGTAGGAGCAATTGCAGGTGCTGCAAAAGCTGCTGGTAAATCTTTAACTACAGCAGCTATAGGCTCAGGATTGAAAGCAGGAGCTAAAGGAGCCTTATCTTCTATGGGAAGTGCTTCTAGTATTGCAGGATTAGCTAATGCTGGTATTTAGGTTGCATTCGGTAATTAGAGAAAAGCAGGTTGGGAAAATACAGTAAATACGGTAGGAGGTATAGCTTCTATGATTCCTGGAGTAGGATGGGGATTAGGAGCAGGTTTAGCTGCCTTTAATCTTATTGGAGGTCTTACAGGAAAGAAAACTATAGCTGCTACTGGTAAAGATTGGCAATCTAGACAAGCTCAAAGTTCTGTAGCAGGAGGTTATAGTGGGGCAATGGAAGATATTGCAGACGCTGAGTCTAGAGAAGGTTCTTATAGTGGATGGAATTCAGGTGCTAGAAGAAGAGCTAATAGACTTATTGCAAAAACTAATAATTGGAAAGATACTATGTGGGATTGGGCTCAAAGAAATGATTTAAATGATATTAGAAGTAATCAAATGAATTCTATTAATAATAATTAGTACTAGACTGATATAAGTGGAGGTTATGATTTATCTAACTCCGGCAGAATGTTAGTCGCTAAAGAAGGAGCTAAATTATTTGATTCTTATAAATCTATAAAAGAATACACTAAAAGAATAAAGTCAGCAAAACAAGGTTCTAAATTAGTAAAAGAAGAATCTAAAGTAGAAGAACCTATTATAGATAAAGAATTAGAAAGATATTATGATGATCCATTATTCTCTACCAAATCTAAATATAATGATGATTTTCATTAGGGAGGAAGTTGGTCTGAAGATGGTAAAACATTTACTCCTTCTGAATTTTCTTTATTTAATTTCACATAGGAATAGATTGCTGAAGCATTATCTAAAGAATTTCCAGAAGCTTCTTTAAATATTACAGATGAGGTAAGAGCCTTTAAAGAAGGAGGAAAAGTTAATTCTAGAGATATGAATGTTATTCCTGAGGGAGCTTTACATGCTAGATTAAATCATATGGATAATAAAGATTTTACTAAAAAGGGTATTCCAGTTGTTGCTAAAGACGGTGATAAGTTAGAATAGACCGCAGAGATAGAAAGAAACGAGATAATTTTTAATTTATCAGTGACTAATAAACTAGAAGAGCTAATGAAAGATGGTTCTGCAAAAGCTGCATTAGAAGCAGGTAAATTATTAGCTGAAGAAATTCTTCATAATACTATAGATAACACTGGACTAATAAAGGAGGTAGAATAATGGCAGAAATAAATGATAAAGAATCTAACTTAGTAGATATTACTATAGGAGATAAAAAATATAAAGTAGAGATTGCTGATACTCCTGAAAAATAGGAAAAAGGTTTAATGGGTCGAGAATCTTTACCTGAAAATTAGGGAATGTTATTTATATATGATGAACCTCAAGACTTATCTTATTGGATGAAGAATACTCTTATTTCATTAGATATAATTTTTATAGACGATGATATGGAAGTAGTATCAGTTAAATAGGGACAGCCAATGTCCGAAGAGCCTATTACTGAGGATGACGTTCAGTATGTTCTTGAAGTAAATAGTAATTCAGGTATTGAAGAAGGAGATTAGCTAGTAGTAGAAGATTCTGATGATAAAGAATATTCTATGCACGTTCTTTTCCCTGACGGATCCACTCAAATGAATTTAAAAGGAGGAGAACGTATTGTAAGTAGGAGAGAAACTAAAATTCTTATAAAGAAAGCTAAAAAAGCAGAAGCGTCTAAGACTGATGGAGCCTATCGAGCACTTGGTCGATACATCTTTAAAGTTTTAAAACGTCAAGATTCTAGAGAACCTGAATATGTGGATAGCCCAAAAGATAAAGATAACACTGATAAATAATTTAACGTTATAATTATATAATAATAGTTTTGGTTATTATTATTTTGTACGAATAAAACTGTGTATATAATTATAAAAATGAAGTTTAATCAATAATTAATTATGGAATATAAGTTTATTAAAAAGTTTTAGGAAGGTGGAGCAATGCCTCCACAAGGTGCACCTCAGGGTGCAGAACAAGGTGCTCCAGAGGAATAGGGCGCTGGTGCAGAACAAGATCCAATGGCTATGTTGTTGCAAGCAGCAGCTTAGGCTTTGTAGAATCAAGATTGTAATATGGCTATGCAAGTGTGTCAGGCTTTGGTACAGATGGCTCAACAAGGTCAAGGTGGTGCTCCAGAAGAAGCAGGTCAGCCAGTATACCGTAAGGGAGGAAGACTTGTACGCAGAATTAAGAAATAATTTAATGTAAAAAATTAATAGGGGAGCATCTTTTGGTGTTCCCCTTTTTTAATTTATGGCAGAAAAGAATATAAAAATTTCGGGAATAGGTGATGTAACTCGTGCAGATTTTGTTAGAGCAATTACTGACCCAGATAAATTTAAAGAATTTGCTGACTAGTAGGGATGGGGTAATAAACGTCGTTAGCTAGCTTGGAATTCTTTACATAACTATGCTCAAGGAGTATAGAATGGTGAAATAAATGAGATAAATGATATGCACTAGATAGTTGATGATACTGGTGCTAGAACTAACAAACAAGAAAAATATAATTGGATAGGAAGTAAGTTTGATGCTAATGGAGCAACTGCTGCTTTTATGAATTAGATAGCTAAAGGTATGCAGACTGCTACTAAACCTACTGATAAGTCCTTAAAGAGTATACCTAGTGTTACTTCATATTTAAATCAATAGTGGTTTGGTAGTAATAATCCTGATTGGGAATTATTTTAGAAAAATGATGCTTTGACAAATGGAGTATATGGCATCGCTAATAGAAGTGCTAAAATAAAAGAAGGATTAACTAAATATAAAAATGAATTAACTACTAATGGCGCTTAGTATAATTGGGATGGAATTGATAAAGATGCTCTTTATAAAAATCTCGATGCTGCTATAGCTTCTTCTAATGTAGCTACTTACGCTCCATTAGGTATTACTTCTGATTATATTAATAATGCTTTAGCTACTAGAGATTTAAGTACTACAGTTTCTGATACTGATAGTACTTAGACATAGACAACAGAGGATGATCCTACTAGAGGATTTTCAGAAGAAGAATTAGCTCGATATAATACTATGACTCCTGAATAGCAATAGTAGTATTTAGCTTAGAGACAGTAGATTATTAATTTAAATAATGAAGAAGCTTTAGCTAAAAATTAGGCAGAAATAGATGCAGCTAGTAAAAGAAGAGAAGATGAAGCTTTTGAGAATTGGTTAAAAACTAACGGCTATTATTCTCCAAAGGCTTAGGTTTCTTCTTATGTTCCTTCTAGATTAACATAGTCTTCTATGGTAGATTCTAAAGGAAAAAAAATAGAAGGACCTGCTGTTAAAAGCGGTAAAGAATTTGATAAAGCTACTAATATAAATAAATTTAGTGATCAAGAATGGGATAATTTTATACATGGAGATTTAACTTCTGATATTCATGAAGCATATTCTCTAAAAAATGCTGATAGACATACTACTAGTGGTATTGTTCCTATAAAATCTAAATTAGACTGGATCAACTATAATTACGAATGGTTATTAGATACAGGAAAGTTAAATAATATAGGTGATGATGTATCATCTTATGTAGGAGCATCTAAAGGTACTGTATGGAGATTGAAGAACTCTAAAAGAAACTCTGATGGTACCTATATGTATATGCGTAAAAGAGGTAATAACTTAGAGTTTTACAGAAGTAAATCTTGGGGTGATTTACGAAATAATGAATATAAGAAATATATAAGTAAACATTAGTGGGGAGGTATCTTTGGTAATTAGGCAAAATTAAGAGAACAATATTCAAAAGACTTAAAAGCTCGTCAAGATGCTATTAAAAAATAGCAATAGATTAATAGTGTAGAAAGAACTCCTTTACGAGGTTAGAGAGACCCTAATAAAATAAAAGCTGGACAAAGAGAACTAGGAAATTTAGGATAGCTAACTGCTTCTGATTATGCCTAGCTTGGAGGTATTACTGCTGATATTGCTTCTACAGTATCATCATTCTTTGGTCCTGTAGGAACTACAGTAGGGGCAGTATCAGGACTTGCAGGTACTGGTGCCCATGCTTTTGCTGATTTTACTGATCCATCTGTTAGTAAGGCAGAAGCATTTACTAATTTAGGAACTAACCTATTATTTGATGCAGCTGGCGCTGTTCCTATTTTAGGTTCATATGGTAAATTAGCTAAATTAGGTAGAGTAGGAAAAGCTTTACAAAATAATGCTAAATTATATAAAGTAATTCTTGGAACTGTAACTGCTCCAGGAGTAATACAAGCTGCTCCAAATGCTGCTAGTGCTGTTAAAAAGTTAGTAACTAACCCAACTACTATTACAGCTGATGAATTAAGAGATTTGGCTACCGCAGTTTCTATAACTTCAGGATTAATTAAAGTAGCCCCTAATCATGATAAAGTAAGAACTACTAATCCTAATTATGGTCAGAATGTAACAGTACATACTAATAAAGGTAAGAAAACTATAGCTGCTAAAGATTATGAGACTATAATGGATAAAACTAAAAATCCTACTATGAGAGCTAGAAATGAGGCTCTAGCAGCTACTACTAAAGTAGATGGTATTTAGTTCGATAATGGAATATTTCATAATTATGCTCCATTTGCAAAAGGCTCTTTTTGGGAAGGTGCTTATGGTAATTTTTTCGGTACAAAATTTATAAGTAGGTTCAATAATGCTTCAGATCCAGAAACTAAATATATATTTAGACCTGCTAAATCTTTGAAGCATTAGAATAATAAAACTTCTAAACCTACTACTAGCACTGAATAGCCAAAACCTGCTTAGAATTAGCCAACAATTACTAATAATCCTGAAAGACCTTTATAGACACATAATATAACTCTTGAGTAGTAGAAAAAGGATATTGAACTATTAAGAAAGAGATTTATGTCAGATAACCCTCTTCCTATTGATAATGCTACTAGAAAAGCTTATGAGCATTATAGAAAGAGACCTATGACTGATTAGGAGATTAAAGATTTAGAAGCTGAATAGTAGGCTAAAAGATTTACGAGAAATTTGTATAAACAATAGAAGCCTCAGGATTAGATTTATGCTGAGCGTAGGGATGCTTTATAGAAAGATTTATCCGAACGTAAATCATTAGCAAAAGACCTTGCAGATGCATAGCAAGAAATTAAATAGGCTAAAGCTAATACTCAATTTAGAATTAATCTCGCTGAAGGTAATGCCAGAGCAAAAGATTTACCTATTCCTTCTGCTAGAGTTATAGTAACACCTGAATCTGTAAGAACCTAGGCAAATAGAGAATTTGCTTTAAGTTGGGAACCTATTGAATTTAAACCTGAATTAAAGGGAGCAGCTAGATCTAAAAAATAGGCTATGTATGAACGTCTATTTCCTCCTTTTGCAGAAAGGCAAGGTACTGGAAGTGCTATACAACATACTACTAGAAAATCTTTGGAAAGAAGACGAAAAATGTAGAATGCTGTATAGTAGGAATTCTTAGAAAGACAGAGAAAGTAGAATGCTATTATATTATCTCCTACTGAAAGTAGGTAGGGAATGTATTAGCAAATGTTCTCCCCAGTATTAACTAACTTGGATAATTAGGGTAGAGCCTCAGGCTTAAGAGCTAAACCTTCTAGAGCAGATGTTAAATCTACCAAATCTTCTGAATATAAATAGTAGTAGAAATAGAGTAGATAGTAGAAGGCTTCAGAAGTTATGGAAGCTTTTGGTAATACTAAAAGTAATAATACTAAAGGACATAATAAAAATACTAACCTCCCACATAAATAGTCTAATAAAAAGAAGAAAACTAGTAGAGATAATAACATTAAAAGACGTTAGGATGGAGGAATATTATATGATTATGAATTCTTAAAATCTGTCCACGCTTTTAAACAAGGTGGTGTTATTAAAGCCCAAGGTGGAATAAAAACTGGAGTAAAAGTAAACCCTAAAACTACTTGGTATGATGCAGTATGGTCTTAGAATGTAAATCATATATTAAGAGGTTTATCTGATAATAACTATTATACTTGGCTTAATAGTATGTAGGATAAACACGGTGATTTACATAAGAATGCCGGAACTAATTTTTAGACTACACCATATAATGATAAATCTGTAGGAGATTATCAAAATTTATATAAAACCGGATATAATGATGAGTGGAAAGATAATAATGTAGGATATAATTCTTTAGGTATTATGCACGCTCAAAATTTAGGTAGATATGATTTATATGGCAATACTAAAAGAACTTCTGGAGACTGGAATATTGATGCCAATCACCGATATAAAACAGATAGCTCTTATAGCCAAATAACTGATGATAGACGTTTATTAGGTAGAAAGGGAGATTTTACAGATGAGTAGTTAGCATCTGTAACAGAAGCTTTTAAAAATAAAGGTTATAATTTTGCTTTAGGAAAAAATGATTACTATTATTTATCTCCTATAGAAAAATCTGAATAGAATCAAAATACTCCTAAAAAGGATGGTTCAGTAACTAATCCTGATATTGGTAAAAAATCTATATTTGATAAGGGTAAAGAATACTTAGCTAAATTAACAAGTAATCCAGGTAATCTTTATAACGCAGTTGAAACTGGTAAATATTTATTAGCTAATAAAGCTACTAATGATATATTCAAAATAAAAGCTCCAAATTATGTTATTTCTCCTAAGTATACTAGTTATCAAGTAATGGATAATTTAGCTTAGTAGAATGCTTATCATAATAGGGCTGCTGAGACAATGAATTAGACTTCTAGACCACTTACTTCTAGTGGTTAGTTGTAGACTGCCGCTTAGCAAGAAAGTATGAATAATGCTAATAAGTTATATTTACAAGGTAACGCTGAAAGAAATACTTGGTTAGAAGGATAGAAGTAGTAGTCTTATAAAGCAGGACTTTACAATATGGAAAGTGCTGTTGATACTGCTAATGCTAATGCTCAATAGGCATATAAAACTAGAATGCTTAATGAGTATCAAGATCCTAGAGATAGGGCTAGAGCACTCGCTACTAATAGACAAAATTGGATTAATGCTTTAGAAAAATTTAATGTTATTGATCCATATGTTGAAAGAAAGAATGCTTAGTAGCAATATGGTTTAGCTAAAGCTTAGTGGGATTATCAAAATGACGCTAAAGTTTTGTTAGCTCAGCAAAAATATTAGTAGTTATTACGTTAGCATTAGAATGATTTGAATTTTAATGCATATGATACTGATGAATATAGGGCTTTAGTTGCTGCGTAGAAGGAGGCTGGAGCAAGATACTATAACAATATGTATTAGGTATATGGTATTAGTAATCCTGGATTTAGGTACAAAAAAGGAGGTAAATTTGAAGATATATCAAAGTTTAATACCAAAGAATTTTATAATACTATAAGACATAGTATTAATACTGCTACTAAATAGAGCGGAGATTTAAGTAAACTCATTAATACTTTATTTAAAAAGAGTAATAAGAAATGAATTTAAAAATACAAAAATTTGCAGAAGGGGGAACATCCTCCTCTGCATTTTTTTATTAGCCTTTAGCTATGGCTACGACTGGAGTAGAAGCTGAATCAGACACTGCTAAGTTGATAAAAGCTATGACTGCTGCTAATAAAAAATCATCTAATGATGAGGATAAAGGAAAGATAACAGATAAAGATTTTCTAGGATTATTAAAAGATATAAATGGTCTTCCTAGTGATATCTTAAAACTATATACACAAGCTCAAAACTTTTGGGCTAACCCAACAAATACAGGAGATACTAATTATTCAAACTTTGCTTAGATGTTAACTAGAATATCTTTATAGGCTAAGATAGCTAAGTTTAATAAAGAAGTTTGGGATAAATCTAGAGATACTATGTTTACCAATCATTCAGAAAATGAGATGGCTATTACTGATTAGGGAGGAGTTGTAATACAAACTAGTGATGGAGGAATAGATACTATTTCTGTTGAGAAATGGAAACAAAATCCTTATGTTTATAAAACTCTCACTAATGCAGATATAATGGAATTAAGAGCTTAGAAATTACCAGGAGATAATTCTATTCTTAATATAGTAAATGGTAGTACTAGTGTAGAAGCTATCACTGATAAATTATAGAAGATATTAAGTAATGCTCAATCTAGTAGTGTTTCTTCATATATTAGTACTGATGGTTTTAATACTAAATCTGGATTAACAGTACTTAAAGGGTTATTATAGAGAGGGTTAGATCCAACTACATTAACTATGCCAGGAGTATATAAATATACTACTAAAGAAAACGCTGATTAGGTAGCTAATTTATTACAGTATGCTTGGGCATCTTTATCTACTAAAGAGTAGACCTTACTAACAGCTAGAGCAGGAAAAAATAAAAAAGGAGTAGATTATTTATTAAAATTACTAGCTACTGGCAATACTTCATTTAATACCAATATGGAATATTAGGATTAGTTAAATCTTGACGGCACTAAAAAAGATGCTAAAACTGAAAAAAGCGGTAGTAGTTCTGGGTCTCAAGAAGGAGATTGGGAAGAAAAAGCAGCAGCTAATCCTGCATTTATGATATAGAATGGTATTGGAGGATAGGATACCACATATCAATTTATGCCAGACTCCTCTAGTGCTAAAATGACTTTATATGGTTAGAAATATGGAGATATTAAAGATTTTTAGGATAAAAAAACTATATAGAGCACTAGTTTGGCAGATATGCTTAGTAGATCAGGACTTTAGGGAATAAGTGATACTAGAGCTATTTATTTTGGGGATAAAAGAATCGAAGACCCTGATAAACTTAAAGATATAATTTACTTAAATTAGGGTGGTATGAGAGTGAATTTACCAGCTAAATTAGATAATTATGGTAATAGAGTCCCTGATTTTGAATTAATTCCTAAATATGAATAGGCTATGAAGGAAATCAGAAATATTTAGACTACAGACCCAAAAGCTTATCTTATTAGAGAAGCATAGATTCTTAAAAAGTATGGACTAAGTGATTTAGTTGATTCTAAAGGATTTCCTAATAAAGACAGATTTGGAGCTTTCTTAGTAGTTAATGGACAAGCATCTTCTGATGCTGTTGGAAATCCTACATTAGCTACTACTGTAGGTAATATGGACTCAGATTTTGAGAATATGTCAAAAATACTATATCCTGATGGTAAAGGTGGCGCTTCCTAGAAAATTAGTGGTTCATCTATGGCACCATTTGGATGGTTTAATAGTAATATTTATAAAGCTCCTGTTTATATCCCATTAGATAATAATCCTGTAGCTACTATGATATTAACTGGTAAAGTAACTCCTAATATGCTTAGCGCTATGGAAGCTTTATATAGAGCATAGAATATTCCTATTAATAATATTAGCTCTAATGTTTTAAATAATTAATTATGTTAAATAACGATTGGATAGTTGCCAATATAAATAATCCCGATTATAGTACAGAAATGTTCAAAATGAAAGGGATAGATACTGATAATACTTAGATGTTAAGAGAAGAAAGTTATCTTAAATCTAATTTTATCATAAATAATCCAGCATTTGCTGATAATAATGGTAATTTTAATAAAGATAAATTTCATGACTATTACCAACAACAAGCTACTAAATGGGGAGAATTGTAGAAAGATAAATCTGTACATACTGTCTACGATATGTTTGATGTAAGATAGGCGCCTGGAGATTAGATATATAATCCATTTACTGGTACTACCTAGGGAATGAAAACTGATAAATAGAATCCTTTAGGATCGTTTATTAAACTTACATCTAACCCAACTAATTAGGGTGTTGGTATTAGTGGTTTTTAGGAAATAAGTAAATAGAGTAAAAGTACTAGAGAAATTGCTCAAGGTTAGAATATATTTGATTCATCTACTGGAAAATTTTTAAACGAAACACCTGATAGTATATCTTTATTTTCTAACCCTATTAAATATATTAAACAAATATTTAGTGACCCATTAGTATTAGCTACATACGATTCTGATGGAGAAAGTATTGACCCAATTTCAGGGAAAAAATTAAAGCACTCTAAAGGAGAAATAAAATTAAATTCCAATGGCAAACCTTATTATGAAACTTTAAATGGTAGAAATCCTGCTACTAAATAGGTTTTATCAATGGGAGATATAGTAACATCAGAAGCATCTTCTTTAAATAAATATGATTTTATTGATTCTGATGATATGGATAAAAGTATACAAGGGACTATTTTAAAAAACGTAGCTTCTGTGTTACCTTTAGCTATTCCATATGTTGGGGAAGCTTATAGTGCAGGTTTAGTAGTAAGGGAACTAGCTAAAACTACTCCTATGTTATATGGAATGATAAAATCTTTATTCTCAGATAAACCAGCTAATAGCTAGTTTTTAAATTCTTTACAAGGTAGAGCTACTGCTATGTCAGGAAGTGTTTCTGATGCAGGATAGAATGCTATATGGACTTGGGAAGGAGTATTTAATATGATGGGAGATGTAGCTACACAATGGGGATAGCAAAAAGCTGTAGCTAATTGGACTAAAAAATTAATAACTGGAAAATAGGATTTAAGTAAAGTAGCTGAAGAAGAAGCTAAAGCTTTATATGAATCTAAATTATAGAGCGTATTAAATAATGCTAATACTGCTGAAGATAAGTATAAAGCATTATCATTATATGGAATGGAAGAAGGCTAGATAGCTAAAATACTAGAGTAGGAAGGTAAAGCAGTTGGAGATGCTTGGAAATAGACGTCTATAGGTTCGGCAGCTTTACGAAAAACCTTTGATGTATATAAACCTAGAATAGAAAAATTAAACAGATTAGGTGCTAATGCTTCATTAGCTTATATGGCATTAGTTTCTAATACTGACGTATATCAAAGTATGTTAGATTCAGGAGCTACTCCTAGAGAAGCCGCTGCAGTAGCTTTAGGATCTACTTTAGGTATGTATACTGTAGACAGACTAGGTATTGGAGAAATGTTTTTTGATGAACTAGCTAAAAATGATATGCGCCAAATAAGAACTGCTTTACTTGGTGAAAAAGAAAATTGGGCTAGAGCTTTAGGAATTTCTACTAAAAATATTCCAGAAAATACTAATAAGTTTAAAAAACTTATATTATCTGGAAGAAATAAAATGGTTAAAGCTTTATAGGATTATGCTGATGATATAAAATATCATACTACTAGTGCAGTAGGTAAAGCTATAGGTGAAGGTCTTGAAGAAGTTTCTGAAGAATTAGTAACCGATATGTCTAAAGCTACTTATGAAATGCTTCATAACTTTGGAATAACCACACAGGCTAACGTTGGTGCTTTTAATTATGATCAAAATCTTAATGGGGAAGGAAAAGGCGGATATAATATAGCTCAATTACTCTCTAGATATGGAATGAGCTTTATTGGAGGTACTCTTGGTGGAGGTATGTTTTATGGAGTTGGCGTTTTATAGGGCAATAATTTCCATATAAATAAAGACTCTGGTAATATGTTATATTTAACTAGAGAAGGTAAAGCTGAAGATATGGTTAATACTATAGAACAAATGCGTAAGAAAGGACAGTTTGGTAGTACTACCATATCAGCAACTAATGCCACCACAGATAGTGAAGGTTAGTAGGTTAATATCACTGTTGATGGAGATTTATCAATAAATGATTATATTGCTAAAAGACTTACTAATTAGATTCGTTCTTACCAAACTATTATGGATGATAATAATTTAAATAAATCTGATGAAGACTTATTTAATCAAATGATAATGTAGGATAAAATCTTTAGAAATCTACAAGGATATTTACAAGAAGAATCTTATATTACACGTTACCAATAGACTTGGTAGAAATTAGCACAACAAGTAGTTATAGCTCAAAAAGGTTTAGAAGTAGCTGCATCAGCTAAAAATGGAGAAATTCCAAAAGAATTAATTCCTGAGTTAGCTACTGCTAGTAGTTCTAAAGAACTAGTTGATAAGTTAGGAGAAGCACGTTTACTAGACTCTACAGAACGCCATAATAGTGGGGAAGAAGCTAAACGTAATTAGAATGTAGCAGCTTGGTAGGATTACTTAAATAATAAAAAATAGGAGTTATTAAATTTTGAATCTCCTGAAAATTCATCATATTATACTGAAATGTTAATGTTTGGTATAGACCCTATTATATCTTCTACTTTTGGAACTTATGATTTTAATTCTTGGTTGTATAATACTTAGCATGGATTAACTGTAGACAAATTAACTTAGCCAGAAATAGAACAATATAAAGCTGATTATTAGACTTATTAGGCTAATGCATAGCCTCTTAATTTATAGGAATCTTTTAAATTATTTAAAGATTGGCAATAGAAAATCGATCCTTATTTATAGTAGATGGCGTAGTAGTCTTAGAATTATGATAGCTATTAGAAAGAAGTCTAGGAATTATTTAAAGATGGAATAGATTGGTATCAAAATGCTAATCATCTAGAAAACAAATAGTGGTATGAATCTGATGAAGAATATGCTAAATCAAAATAGCAAGAAGGAGAATCTGCTTAGGATTATAAAATACGACAAGAACAAAGAAAACAAGAAATAAATACAAAAGTTGAATAGAAATTATAGAATTTAGTTAATTTTGTAAATACTCATATATTAGATCCAATTACTTCTAGATAGATTAAAACTATGTTAGCTGCTAGAATTAAGGATATTAGAAAGAATGTAGTATTAAATAATTTTTCAGTATAGCAAGATAACTTAATAAAAGAGTTAGCGGGAGATTCTTTAAAAGATTATAAAGGTAATGATATAGAATCTCTTAGAACTGCTATTATTGGTACTAAAGAAGACCCAGGAAAAATTGATTAGTATTTTGGTAAATTATATGGGTAGTTTATCCATCCTGATTATGAATATAATGAGGATTTAAATGTAATGATACCATTTACTTCTTTATTTAATACTAATACAGATAGTTTTAGTAATATAGTAGTAACTGATTTATTGAATTAGAAGGTTATAAATGAGGATGCCTTACCCGAATTTGATGGTACTAAAATAGAGAAAATACAGAATTTATTAAGATTAGCTTCTATAGGTTTAGACAATATTTATAGAGGATCAGATTCTCGTTATCAAGGTAAGTCCTATAAATATATATTAACAGAAGTATTTGGAAAAGATACTGTAGATAGAATTGAAAATTCTATAGAAAATTCTAAATATGTTGACCCTAAAACCGATCAGTAGTATAATTTACAATATATAAATCCTTATAAATATATAGCTAATGGAGAATAGATTACTGATGAATTAATTGAAAATTGGTTATAGGAAAATAAAGATGTTTCTAATAATTCTATACAATCTTTAATTAAATTATAGCCATTAATTACTAATAAAAATGGTAATTTTGACGATGCTAGAAAATCAGTTAATGATAGTTACAAAGCTTTTGCTAAAGAAGTACTTGATAATGCTGAAAAGAGTATAAATAGTAACTTATTGTATCAAACTTTAGCAGGATTAACAGAATCATTGCCTAATCCTATAGTAGAATTAGCTAAGCATTTACCAGTATATAATGAAAATGTAGAATCAGTAATTTAGAAAATGTATCAACATTTTGAAGACGATGATGATATTAATACTTTTCAATTGACTGGGCAAGAAATGCAATCTTTACAACAAGTATAGACTGTTTTAAATCTTGCTTCTACGTACATGCGTGCAGCTTCTACAGATTAGGATTTAACTAATATTTATGGTCATAATAAAACTATAAATAGATTTAATCAAGAACATAAAATAAAAGCAAATCCTTTAGCTGAAATCGACGAGAACTACGCTAACATATATTAGATAGAAATAGGAAAATATTTAAATATGATAGATCCTAATAGTTATTCTTTACCTTTTATATCTAATATAAATCAAGGAAATATAATAGGATAGTTTGATTAGGCTAAGGAAAAATTTACTTAGACTAAAAAAGAATTTTTTAACTCAAATAGAAATAATTTTGAAGCATGCAAAGTAATTGCGTAAATCTATTAGAAGGTTATTCACCAGATATGGACTTAAAAGATATAGAAGCTTTATTATATGAAAATTATTAGAAATATAAAGCTTAGGGATATGATGTAAACGCTATATTTGATTAGTTCATAGATAATATAAATAAATAGGAAACTACAAATCTAGATTAGACTGTTTCTTATACTACTTTTAATAACTATGATAAAATCACTTATTTATTAGCTACGCTAGGAGTAAAGTCTGATGATTATTTATCTTTTATAAAAGAAGAAATAAATAAATATAATAATATAGTACCTATAGATGCTTAGCTATATTTAGCAAGAATAGGTATTGCCGCTATAAATAATCCTTCTTTAGTATCTTCTGTAATAAATAGAATAAAAAAGAAATCAGATATTAAAGTACCTATACTTGATAGATTATTATTTATTAGTGGTATCGGAGGTTCAGGTAAGACTTCAGTGGTAGCTAAGTATATAACTGATTATGCTAAAAATAAACATATAATAGTAGCAGGACCTACTGATACTCAGGTAACTGGATTAAATAAATCTTTAGGAGTTACTGACGGAATTAATGCTAAATAGTTATTATCTTTAGTTATAGATGATGCTAAATATAAAGATTTAAATGGAAAATTTAATAGCTTAAGTAGTACTGATAGTGTAGAATCTTTAATTAGTAATGCTGATGTTAAAAATCATGATTCTGGAATTTTAGTTATAGATGAGATAACTCATTTCAGTACTTTGGATTTAGCCTTAATAAATAAGTGGGCTAAAAAGAATGATATATTTATATTAGGTTTAGGAGACGATACTTAGTCTGGATATACTACTGATAAAATGATTGCTAATATAGACACTGATAATGCTTTTTGTCTAAGAACTCCTAGATTAGCTATATCATTACGTAATGGTAATATACAGCAATCTTCTGATACAAAATTATTATATGGACTAACTTAGTAGGTAAGAACTTTAATAAATGATGTTATGCCTAAAGATAAATATGTTTAGGCTCGTAATGCTATTAAAAGTTATTCTCCTAGATATAGTTATTCTTCAGGAGAATTACATGGAACTATAATTACTGATTCATTTGATTAGTGGGATATGATTCCATAGGATACTCCTAAAAAAATAGCTTATATTGGACCTAATGACCTTACTAGTAAAATTCCTACAGCTATAAAATTTAATAATATTAAAGAGTTACAAGGATAGGAATTTGATTATTTAATATATGAAGGAAATATTAAAGCTCAAACTAGGGAATATGATGATACAGCAGTAGGAGATTTATTAAACAGTTCTAGAGAATTATATACTTTAATAAGTCGAGGTATAAAGGGAGCAGTTATTATATCTCCTAATTCAGGATTTACTAGTACTGAAGAATTTTATACTGGAGATACTACAGATTTTTCTTAGTATGCTAATGATAGAAGAAATAGTTTATTAGAAGAATTAAATAGTTATACTTTTAATCCTTCAACTAGTATAACTTCTACCAATACTACAAGCACTAATGCAGATAGTAGTAATTCTCCTTCTGTAGAAACTGTTACTTATTATAATATGGCAGATTTAGATGATATGGTTCAAGATTTGGATATTACTCCTACTGATAAAAAATCTTTAGATAAAGATAATAAATAGGCTTCAAATTTTACTTTAGAATCTATAGAAAGTGTACCTAATGAAAACAGTTTTGATAGATGTTATGGTAATTTTAGTTTATTAGGACTAAAAAGAAGTTCTAAAAAGGAATGGTTTTCTCCAGATATTGAATCTAAGGAATTATCTGATGTAGGAGTTATAGCAAGATTTAATAATGCTAGCCCAGTTATATCAGATGGTAAAGAAAAAGACCGTTTAGTAAGACAATTACTTGCATTAAAATATGCTTTAATGTAGGTAAGAAGAACTGATACTAATGAAAGATGGGATGGAGCAGCTTTCTTAGCTAATCATCAGAACTTATAGTAGTATTTTAATAAATCTCCAGAAACTTTTGAAAATTTAAAATATTATATAACTTTAAGGAAGAAAAAAGATACAGATACTCTAGTAGGATTTTCTGATTTAAATAATGATGAAGTATCTTTTAATTATAATGGAGAATAGATAGTAGCAGTTGTAGAAGCTAAGTGGTAGGCTATTGATCCTGATGGTAATACAGTAACTAATACTATTACATTAGGAAGTTTACCTAACCCTGATATAAATGGAGCTTATTCTAAATATGTTGAAGACCATAAAGAATTATTACCAGCATATGATAATTATGTAAAATAGTTTAAAGCTATATATGATGAGGGAAGATAGAGAGAAATAAATGCTCCTAAAAACTTAATAACTTTATTAAAACATACTAACTCTCAGATTCCATTTTAGAAAGTTAGACCATAGCAAACGTGGAGATGGGAACGTACTATTAATGGAGAGACTTTTAAGGGTACTACTGAAGGAACTTTAAGAGATGCTGATACTATAAATAAAGCTGCCTTAAAAGATAGAGGATATTTATCAGTTTCTGAACCTATTGTATATATGGGAGGAGCTAATAAACTAGAAGGAGTAAATCCTAAAATGGAAGGTCAAGTAGTATATTTAGTATCTAGTTTACCTAATATGAGTACTGAGGAATTAGTTCAAATGTATTGCAGCAATAAATTAAATACTAACTAGGATAATCTTGATAGAATGAAAGTACGTATGATAGTACCTACTCACAGAGGATTATCTTTCTAGGATTTAACTAATTAGGTATGGTAGGATATGTACACATTAAAAGCTACTGATACTGAGAGTGCTAATAAATATCCATAGGACTAGACTTAGTTAGGACTTAGAATGTATGCACATTTATGGAATACTAGAGCTAATTTAAAAAGAGTACTTAGTGCTTTATAGGTTAATCCTAATGATGATTTACATATATATAATTAGTTTAGAAGATTAAATCCAGAAGGACTAAAAAATAAAAATCTTCGTTATTATATAGGATGGGATGAAAAAGATAGAAATGATGCCTTTTTTAAATATACCAATGGTGTTTATAATTGGAATGATGATGCTCCAGTGGTAGAAACTTTTAGACAAGAATTTATAAAAGAATAGAGAAATCTAAAAGAATCTGATCCTAATAAATTAAAAAGTTATATATATGCTACTCCTGAATATATGAGACAAATGCTTAAAGTAGTAGAAGGAGCTTTAGCTCCATTTAAAGATTTTATTAATTTAAAAGCTCTTAATAATGATGGTACTACTTCTGAGTTTGATGAATTAAATTATATAACTTTTGATAAAGAAGGTAGGACTAATGATATTCGTAAATTATTTATGCATTCCTTAAGAGATTACTAGGAAAATAATAGAAGATATTAGTTTGCATTCCCTACTTATAATACTGATGGAAACGAACGTACAGTATTAATAGAATTAGATCAAGATGTAATTAAATCTCAATAGCAATTAGCAGAAGCTAAAAATAATTAGTATAAACCTTGGAGTATATTTAAAATAGTTCCAATGATATTAACTAAAAATTATAGATTTGTATCAATGACTATGTCTCCTCAAGGTAATAAACTTTGGAATAGAGATTCCAATAAATATAAATATAAATATACTGACTCTGAGGGTAAGTCCCAGATAAAAGTATTACCAATGTAGGATTTAATAAAAGCAGGTCAAGATATAGGAAGCACTACAGAATTTACTAATATTGTAGATTTAATATTTCATGGTACTACTAAAGTTCAAGATCCTAAAGTTTTCAGAGAATCTACTGCTCCATTTAGATGGGGTATATGGACATATCCTAGAGTAGATTATGAATAGGGATCAGAATTATTATATAAAAAGAGCTTGGCAGATAGAGGAACTGCTTATTTTAGAAAAGTAAGAAATACATCAGGAACTAATAATATAAATAGTTTATATATGTCAGATGTTATTCCTATTCCTTTAGCTGATATATCTTTAGAAAAACGTACTGATACAATTACTAAAGAATAGCCTACAGAAACTGTAATTTCGGAAGATACTAAAAAAATTAATAATATTAAAAATATTGGAGTAATTACTGGAAGTTATTCTACTGTTTAGGAGGCTATGACTGCTCATAACTTAAAAGTATCTGCAGAAGATAATACTTCACTTGGTAGTTATTCTTAGACGCCTCCATTAATATATTTAGAAGACGATAATTTAAAATATATTCGTTATAATCCTGAAGATATTATATAGGGTTTTGATTTTAAATCTGGAGAAACTAAAAATATTTTTAAAGATAAACATAATCCAAAAAATTATTATATTGTAAATAATGATGGTATAGTAGAAGAATATAAATTAAATTTCGATGATTCTAGTAAAAAGAAAAAGCTTATAGAAGAAGCTATTAAGGATAAAGAAGTGTTGAGTAAAATATATGATGAGTTATTAGATACAACGGCTTATGATGAAGTTGGTATGAATGACGAGTTCCAATTATCTAGAGATAGTTTTATGAATTTATCTTCTATAGAAGATATGAAAAGTAAAATTGAAGAAATATTAGGTGCTACATATACTGATGGTTTATAGCTAGAAGGAAAATATATAGATAATATTATAGATTATGAAAATTGTTCTATTAATTTAGTATAATAAATGGCTTGTAGAGAACTTATAAAAATAACAGGTATTGACAATATTGAGTCAAAACAATCCCTAATAAAATTTTTAATTAATTTAGACTCTAGACAATGGAAAAATTTAAAAAATAATGATGCTAGGTTAATGCAAATTATATCTAATGTAGTGTACTTACCCGAAGAGGGTAAGGCACTTACTTAGGAAGATAAAATCCATTTAAAAGCGGTACAGCAATAGATAAATTTACTTGCTAATAAATTTGAAAATATTAAAGGAGATGATTTAAATAAATTATTGAAAATATTTGAATTACCTGCTACATCATAGGATGAATCTATATCTTAGGAATAGAGTATAGATACATCTACACAATAGATATTAGCTACTATTAAAGCTTAGTAGAAAGAACTAGTAGTTACTAATAAAGAACTTTTAAATATAGCCTATGAAAATAATAAAGGTTATGACAAATTAAGAAAATTTGATTTAACTAGAAATACTATTAAATCTGTATTTATAGCTCCAAATGGATATGAATTAAACTCTAATGAATGGGCTATTAATAGTAACATCGTTAAGTTAAAAAATTAGTGGATGCGTACTATTAGTTCATATTTAACTGGAGGAACAGAAAAATTAGATATGTATACTGAAGTTAATAACAAAAATACTTGGAGATATAACTCTAAAGTAGAAGATACCTTAGAAGCTTTTAAACATAAAATTTATACTAAAGATTTTAAAAGTTCTTTAAGTTCAGATGAAGAATATAGAAATGCTATAGCTGCTTACTTTAATCTTATAAATTTTGATGATGATATCAAAGAAATTATAGGTAAAGATTTAAAGGTTGTGGGTAATGCTAATCATAGTTTTACTAAAAGAAATATGCCTTATACTTTAAAGGGAGAATCTTCTTTACGTAAAAGTTGGTCAGATAATGAATTAATAAATGGACTTACTAATATTTCTTAGATGTCTAAATCTTTGTTTAAAATTATTCCATATATTAATTCTAATAATGAAGATGAGTCTCAATTTATAGACGATATATCAGCTATTGAGGCTTTTACTCATCTAAGACAAGAATTAGCTAATACTAATAATTCGTATTTAACTGCATTAAAACAGCGTGCCCAAACATTTAGAGATAATTCAAATAAATTATTATATGATATATTTAAAGAGCCTCATATTGAAGATTTAATAGGTAAACTTGAATAGAGAGAGTAGGATATATTACATTCTATAAAATAGTGGGGATTTTCTAAAGATGGATTATTTGAAAAACAACTGGGAAGGGTTACACATAAAGCCACAATACTAGATTGTGTTGTAACTTCTTTAGTATCATTAGACCCTATGAATTATCAACAAGTTTATATTGTAAATGAAGGTAATAGAGTTAGCTCTAGGGTAACTGTTAAAGATAAATTTAATTATAATAGAGAAACTTTAAATACTACAGAAGTTATTAATAACTAGAATGAAACTGTTACAACTATGAATGACTCTATGGTTGTTTGTGATACTTCTGGTAAAATAGATTATACAAATCCCGCTGGAGTAATTGTACCTAATACTTATTAGATTAAACATGGTAATTTATTAATAGTTGTAGGACCTAATACTAAAAAAACTAATTTTTAGGGAATCTTATCAACTAATTCTAGTAATTTAGATATATATATATTTAAGTTGAATGGTAATTAGAGAGAAGATGTTACTAGTCAATATATAGGAGGAGATTTTAATGAAAAAGCTATTATTAATGGAAGTATTGATAGTAGATTTACAGAAATGTTTGATTTTATAGAAGATTCTCTTGGTTTAAAAACTGTATCTAAAGCTTAGTTATTAAAATAGTATACCCAAATGTAGAAACTTTTTGGTTCTGGTACTTATAATGGGTTTACTGGTATGTTAGTAACAGCTGTACGTAATGAAATAGTAAAACATTTAGTAGGATATTATAATGATTTTGTAAAGAGATATCCATAGGCAGCAGCTTCTCAATTATCTATATCTAATTTTTATGATCCTAATATTAATACATTATTACCTGATACATATAATAATATAAATTTAAAAGCTACTAGAGGTTCTATTGCTAGACCTGGAGAAATTGGTACAGTATTTAGAGTTGCTAATGCTTATCTTGATAATTGGTTATTCTCTTTTGGACAATCTAAAAAAATTGTTGAAGGAACTAATGTATCGGCAGTAACGTCTAATGCTTCAGGATCTAAAATACCTAATTATAGACAATATTCTATTGGTAATAATATTCAAGAATTGTTAAGAGAATAGGTAAATTCTGAAAGTAGATATAAAGGATAGGAAACAAGAACTAGTGCCTCTTCATAGCTATTATTTGTAAATAATTTAACTAGAGGAACAAATCTTGTTATGGAACCAAGACTAGATTTAGAAGCTGTAGATGCATATGGTAAATCTAAGCAATTAAAAAATATGAGTTCAGCAGAACTCTTATATCATGGTATTATAGATAATTTTTATTCTCATTTATTTGATGAATCAAATCCTTATGTATCTATAAAACCAGCTGATTACTCTGACAAAACTTCTGATTTCATATATCCTATAAGAGCTGGAATAAATTTGGCTAATATAGGGATTCCTTTAAATAAGGCTACTAAACAGGATATTCAAGAATCTTATATAGCATCTATCGGATAGTTTTATAAACGTTTATTAAATAATACTTTATATGATTTAACTAATGCTATTAATAGATAGCAATTCCCTTCATTTCCTTTAACTACCGGAGATAATACTGTTAAAGGTTGGGGAACAGACGGTTTATATCACATAGGTTATGATATGTCAGAAGATTAGCTCTTAGAAGCTAGTAAAATATTTGATAAATGGGCTACTTCTGTACCTTCAAATCCTACTATTTAGGTAGATGGTCGTACATTTACTACTTCTACTTTATTAAAAACGGATCCAGAGACTATATTATATTAGAATGATTTAGGATAGGATATTACTGTTGTTTAGGTATTAGCCTAGGCTGAAAAAGGTTTAAAAGAAACTGATTTAATCAAAATGGCACAGTAGGCTGGAGTAGATTTATATTCTAATGTAAATTATATAAAAAATAAAGACAAAGTTACTTTAAATCCTTTAGCTGTATATTTAGGAAGTTAGTAGTTCAAACCTAATAATTTTATTAATAGATGGTAGATGGAGAAGGCAAGTTTTCTTGATACTTTACTTAAAAAAGGATTTAAAGTAAGACTTACTCAAACTATTAATATAGATCCTGATGGAGATTATCCTCCTATAATTAAATCTTTACCAGCTTTAGAATTAGCAAATAATTTTTTTAAAAATGATAATTTGAAATCTTGGAGATAGTATACTGATAGTGAAGGCAATACTAAAGAATGGAATTTAGGATAGTGGACAAAAGGAGATTATATGGTTCTTGGTAAAGCTATTGATGAAAATGGTAAAAGTACAGACTTATTATTTGATTCTTAGCTCCCAAGAAATGCTAGTAAAATAATCTTAAATCCTATGTTAGAGTATTTCTTTAGCGTTGATAATTTATTATCAGGAAATATGAGATATACTATGTTAGGAACTGAATTATCTGACCCATTAAAATATAATGATTATAATTCTGCTAAGGGAGCTTTCATTAGTGATATTACTCAAAGAATAAATTCTTCTGAAGACAATTAGGAAAGACGACGTTTATAGGATATAAAATCTAAAGCTATGTCTATAGATTTTAAAAATAGTGCTATTCAAAATATGGAATTTTTATCTGAAAATGTTCCAACATTATTTCATGCATAGGAAGCTAATTTATGGAATACTAGTAATAAACGTGCTAATATAGTATCTGCTACTATGATTCCATTTATGTTAGGAACTTAGCAAGGTATTAGTAGGAACATAAATGCTGCTACTATAGAAGATATTGGAGCACATGTTTGGAATTTTAAAGGGTAGAAAGATAAAGATATTGATGCTATGGATGGTTCTACCTTTATTAATCCTATACAAGCTGTATTTGAATCTTGGTCTTTAGGAGGATAGACTATAGGTATGGATAAGAAAACTATTGGACATGCTTATGATAATAGAACAGGTTCTGTAGTATTATGGAAACATGCCACATATGCTATTACTAATGAAAGAATGAGAATGTCTTCTAATTCTGAAATAAAACTTACCAATATATTTAAGAAGATGTCTTCAATAAAATTTGGTAATGATATTAAACTAAATTTAGTAAATGATATAGGGTATGAGTTTGAAAACTTATATTATGAGTCTGGACCTAGACAATATAGGAAGATTGATTCTTTAAATTATGATACTAAAAATAATTTATATTATACATTAGAATATGATGTGGATATAAATGGTAATATAATAAACGACATTCTTCATACGGAATATCAAATATTTGATGCCACTACTTAGGAAAAAATAACCCCTGAAGAATATAATAATAGACTTGCCAAAAAAGATGAAAATATAGAAACTATAAATTCAGTATATGAATTGCATAGAGCTTTAGGCGGAATTTATAGTAAAGAATTAGCTATTGATACTAATACTTTAATAGATTCAGAGAGTTCTAATATAGCTTCTGCATAGATTTTAAATAATGCTTCTTATGTAGAAAATAATGAAATAATTCAGCCTTATAAAAATAAAATGATACATTACCTAGCTAATAAATCTGCTTCTAAAAGAGCTTAGGGAAATGTAAATTCAAAAGCCTTATGGTTTAATAGTGAGCCATTAGCTTATGTTCCTATGACTATGACTCATTATGGAGTATAGTTGGATGCTGACCATGATAAAGATGCAGGAGAAATTACTTAGCCTACATAGGCTATTACTGCTCTTGAACAAGGCGGTAATTTACATCATCTATCAAAAAGAGTCTATTATGAATTAGGGCAATTAGCTATGGAAACTTGTAAATTAGAATTAGATACTGCTAATAAATTCCTGGAAGCTTATAATGAAGGTAAAAAATTAACTACTTAGGAAGTCCAAGAAATAACAGAAAACATTGGTTAGTTAGTAGCAGCTAGCTATTCATAGTAGAGTGATGCCGAATTAGGGGATATAATCTTACAAGGAATTTCTAAAGTATTAAAATCTAATAGTGATGAACTAAAAAAGGATTTAGCAATTCCATTTAGTGACGCTACTTTATATGGTAGTTTATTACCATCTATAGCTACAGTAATTAATAATAAAGGAATTAAAGGTAAATATAAAGGATTGGCTTTAGTATTAACTCCAGGATTTAAATATGTGCAAACATTTAAATATGGGGGAGAAACTCACATGAGTTCTGATGTATATAATGATGCTATAGCAGCCATGACTGATGGAACATTTAATCCTTTAGATTATCGTCCTGTCATTAATAGTAAAAATAAAATAGTGTCATTATCTAATGACTAGGAAACCAGAAAATCTCAAATTATTGATAATGATAATTTACAAGTTCTACCTCTATCTTCAGATTATTAGATTAGAAAATAGTAGATAATTGATTGTTATTTACTATATTAGTAGCAGTTAGAAGAAGCTAAAGGTAATGTTAATTTTGAGGAATTTGTACCTTCTGATGTAGTTGATATAGTATATAAAGTTTTAGATAAAAAAACTAAAACTTATGTAAATTATAGAACTCATATAGCTTTAGATAATATTGATACTTATTATGATTTCATTGATGCTAATATAAATGGAACTTTAAAAGAGTATTTATTATCCTAGGGAGCTTTAATAGATCCTAATTCAGAAATAGTATCTTTACATTAGGATGTTATGCATGGTAGAGATTTAGCTCCAGAACGTGTTGTATTTGATTATGGAACTATTAATCCTGATGGTACTTTTAATAAAGTAGGTCATACTAATATTTTCTTAATTGATGGTATTAGAAATAATAGAAAAAATTCTAATATGCGTAAATAGGAATATTAGAAAATTCTGAATGATTTACATAATGGATAGGTTACTATTAATGGTCAGACTTATGTAGTTTAGAATAAACAACTATAGGCAGCCGAGAATGTTATGCCAAACATTTACAGTAAAATATTTGGAGTAGATAATTTATCTTTAATTGAGGCTAAAAAGTTATTACAGACTAAGATAGGTAGGGCAGATTATTTTTAGCCTAAAGTCTTTAAAGGTAATTATGATGTAGCTTTTATTACGGGTAATAATAAACATACTTATTTAAGTTTTTCAGAACCACTTATTAAAAATGATGCAGGAGTATTTTTTAAAGAAGAAGATATTTCGGGCAATATAATAGCTAAAAAAGAAGGTGAATTAACTTGGTTATATAAAGTATCTAGAGATAAATAGTTATTATATAAAGTAGGTCTACGTACTAGTGAAGGAGATATATAGCTAGTAAAAGAATATAATGTTACTTAGTAGGGAGGACAAGGTACTAATTCAAGATATAATTATTATTATGTAGATATTAATAAATTAAGAGCTTTAGGTATAAATGATTTAGCTATTTCTAATATTATTAATGATATATATCATTAGAAATTTTATTTAGGAGCAGAAATTAGTGATTCTTAGAAAAGTTAGCAAACAGAATCTGAACTAATATCTAATTCTTTTAAAGATCCTAATCTTAAATAGTTTATTGATAATTAGTTCTATTTGGTTGGAGATGTATTAGAAGATGCTAGAAATGAATACTATCAAAATAAACAAAAGTATTTAATGACTTCTTTTGAAAAAACCTTAGATACTGTTGCTGACCGTATTCCTACAGCTTCTTTACAATCTTTTATGAAGATGAGAACTATAGGATTTACTTAGGTTAATAATAATAGAATTTACGTTTCTCATTTTTAGGCATGGCTTTAGGGAGCTGACTATGATATAGATAAAGCCTACGTAATGGGCTTTAATTTTGATGATAATGGACAATTTATTGGATGGAGTGATTTATTTGATTATTCTTCTAATGAAGCTTTAGAGTCTTCTTGTTCATTGCCAGTACCTAGAAATTCTAAATGGGTAAAAACTAATAATGGTATAAATATAGAAAGATATGCTGAAGAGGCTTAGAAAGCATATGATTCTAATAATATTATTTTAAGAAATGCTCTTATAAATAAAGTATTAGATAATATAGATTATAGTCCTAATAGTACTATAGAAGTAAATTACTCTAGCCTAATATTAAATTAGTTAATTAGTGATATTAATACTCATGAGAGTACTTAGTTATCTGGTGATAATAAAATATTAGCTTTTTAGAATGCGGTATCATGGACTACCTAGGCTATAGTGAATGATGAGAGAAACTTACTTGATTCATACAGTCCTACTAACGTAGAAGGTATGAAGCAAGTAGTAAAAGATAAATAGTTAGCTAGTGATAGTGGTACTTACACTTAGTGGAATCCTGCTACTAAATGGGTATTGTAGGAAGAAAACTTAATTGGTAAAAATGTTATTTCTGTAGCAGCTAATGCAGAAAAAGTTTATTTTAGTTTATTACATTATTATAATGAAATTGTAAGACACCCTGAGAAATATAACAAAGATTTATATACTTTCGCTAAATCTTTCGAAGGAGTATTTATGAAAGCTGATGGTACTCCAGTTATAAAAGAAACTATTGGAGGTATTAATTTTAATAATGATAATAGATTAAATAAATTATCTATTTTATTACTTAGTTCTAATTAGGAATTAACTAATATTAAAAATTCTCTTATTCAAGAAATATATTAGGGTAATAATTCAGAATATGAGCAAGATTTTATAAATGCTTATAAAAATAATGAATATTCTGATAAACTACAAACTTTATTAGATAGTATAGATACTACACTTAGTGAAGATGAGGCTAAATATATGCCTCTAATGTAGTCATTAATTAATAATGCTACAGATCCATCTGATTTAATATCTCAGTTACTTAACGCAGCTACTGATAATGCTAAAGAGCTTATTTTAAATAAGATAAATGCCGGTATGAATTTAGCAGGAGTACATGGTTATCTTATGATAATGGGATTTCCATTAGATTAGATTGTAGATTTAATGACTTCACCTGTAGTTAGACTTGTAGACAGATTAAGTAAATCTGATATGTTCTCTGATATTGGGGTTAAAAGTAATGATGTTTAGAAAGTATTAGATTAGTTAATTTCTAGTAATCCTGATAAACAAAAAGATTGGTTTTAGTATGTATTAGACCCTACTACTATTAATAAATATGACCCTGGAAGAGATACTATTGTAGGTCAAACTTTAGTAAAATTATTAAATGATACTTCTATTACTTCAGATAATGAAACTACATTACATTTTATAAATGGTATTTATGTAGAAATGGATAATAATCCTGTAGATCCATAGATTAAAACTTATAAAAGATTGAAGGATGCCCCAAAATAGTTTTAGGAACCTTTAGAGTCTCTTCTTAGACAAAGATATGATGGGCTATTCTTTAATAAATTAAAAGGATTTAAAGCTGTACATAGAGGTGCCAGAGAAACTACAGCGGCTGCATAGTTACTTTTTAGTATGAATTAGGGAATACGTACTTAGTAGAATGAATAGTTAGCGTTTGAAAATCGTTTCAATAATTTTATAAAAGGTTTTGATGAGATACTGCCAAGTGTTTAGGAAATAGAAGATTTAAGAACTAAATATGCAGGAAAACTTTTACCAAGTTCTTTAAATGAGCAAGGCACTGATTTAGTTACTGATTTAGAAGCTTTATTCAATAAAGTAAAAGAATTGCATCCTAATTATTCTAATAGTTATATATATGGTATTGTATCATAGAGTTTATATGCAGGAATTTATAAAAATTTCAGTTTTTATGAATATATGATAAATGCTCCTATATAGGTACCAGAATTAGATGGTACTACTAGAAATACTGATTATAGAACTTTAGCTACAGAATATTATAATTTAATAAAAGACTCTATAAATGTATTAGATGTAATAAATCATTCTGATTAGTATAGAGTTTATTTAGAGTTACAAAAAGCAGCTACTGTAAATACTGATATAGTGTCTACAAAAAGTTAGTTAGTTAGAAAGTTTTATGAAATATTACGTAAAGATAGAGGATATATTGATTCTAAGAAACTTAACTAGATTTAGAGTTATATTGATTAGGCTTATATTTAGTAGTATTTAACTAATATTTAGTTAGCTGTAAATAATAGTGAAACTTTACCATTTTCATTTCCATTACATTAGGGATAGGAATTATTAAAGGATTAGAATCCAATTGAAGTATAGTCTAATACTGAAATTATTATGAATAGTAGAGATAATATTGCTACTTTTAAATATTGGGTTCATAAATATTTAGTACCTTCTTTAAAAAATGGTTCTTATTGGGATGGTGAAAAAATGTAGAATTTTCCTGAAAATAGATTTATTAATGGATTACAATTAAAAAAAGAAGGAGATAGATACGCTCTATCTTTGGATATTGATATGCTTAATATCGATAAATCTAGAGAATCTACATTAAGATATGCATCTTATGAAGAAGATTATAATAAACTTATAAACTATAAAGTAGGAAAATTTAATTTATAGGATATATTTATGATTTATAATTTATTTGTAAATGGTAATAAATATGGCTATAATAGATTAACTACATTATTTTAGAGTAAGTTAATAGAGGATATAAATAATATCGGGAATCCTCAATATACTCCAAGTGCATTAATGCAATGGTATAAACACTTAGGATAGGCTGACAAAGCTAACATACAACAAACTATTGATAATAAAAATTTACCTATAGAGGAATCTATAAATGCTTTAGGAGTTACCCTTGAAGGATTTGATATTTATTCTGCTCCATATGTAGAATCTCTTTCTTAGGCTGGAGATAATAGAATAGTACGTATAAAAGATCCTAGAAATTCTCCTACTAATGGTTTAGTTATGCTTTATAACACTAAAGACCATAAATTTATAAATCCTTTTACCTAGATATCTGAAGGATATGATAATTAGAGAGAACTTATTTAGAGATTAAAAATAAATAAAGAATATTATCCAATAAATATTGATTTACAAGAATAGATAAATAAATTAGAATAGATGTTTAAAGATATTGTTTCTGGAGGTACTAGCCTATATAATATGACAATATCTGGTAAAGTTAAAATTAGAGTTAATTGTTAATGAGTTGTACTATCACATTAAATATTGGTAGTAATAAAATTACTTTGGATGGAATAGAAGAAGATTCCATCCAAAGTTTTTATGATTACTCCAATCTTATATAGGAAATAAATAAATAGGGTAAAACTGAAGAATTTATTAATGCTATACGCGCTTAGGGTATTAATAATACTTCAATATACGTAAATAAAGATATGGAAGGACTTACTGACAGTAAATAGTTTTTCCTTCCGAATATGACTTATAGAGAATTTCGTAATAAGTTTCCTACAGCTCCTGAATTAGAAAATATAAATGTATTATATGTGGATGAAATAAAAACTAATGGAACTGACACTTCTTTAGTATATTCTACTAAAGATGTTTAGGGTAATGATTTATATATAGTACAAAGAGGCGGAGAAAAATAGTTTATAAATTATTTAAATAAACTTAAAACAATTTAGGATAACGATATTCCAAGTAACTTTATAAATTTTATATAGGAATTAGAGCAATCTGACGAAGCTTGGTTAAGAAAGTTTTCATCACATTCTTTTACTAAATCTTCTAGTAAAAAAGCCAGAGGAGAATACGAAGGAAGTATTAAAACTGCCAGAGAAGTTCTTGCTAAATATTTATAGAATCCTGAAAGTTTTTATGAATATTTATTATCAGAAAAAAATGCTAACTTTAAACAAAATGTAGAACGTATTAGAAAAATAAAAAAAGCATTAAATTCTTTAAATGATTATGACCCTCCTAGAGAATATGGAACTCCTTTTGCTAATGCTCTAATGATGCATACTTCTTATAAAAAATTTAATGAAATTACTTATAGAGCTATCACTTTATAGCAATTAAAAACATTAACAAAATAGGCTTCTCCTGAATTATATGAAAAGTATTTTTCAAAAGATAATCCTGATCCAAGTGCTATATAGATTAAAGTAAATTCAGTATTACGATAGTTATTTTGGAATACTGATGGTTAGGAAAATTTAAGTACTAAAGGTATTTAGATAGAAGCTATTTATAATGGTAATATATATTTTAATATTTAGCCTTCTACATTTGAAACTAAATATGGATATACTATAGCATCTAAAGAGGCATATCCTCATCAGGAATAGGAATACAAAGGTTATAATATATATTCGGCAGTAATAAATGGTACTACTAAATTTATGGTAGCTAGAGGAGTTTTTACTGATTAGAATGTAGGAAAAACTTATGATAGTTTATAGCAAGCTAGAGATTTTATTGATAAGTCTTTTAAAGAAGATATTTTAAAAAAAGGATTACTATTAAATTTATATATGCCTAATGAACATGGTGTATAGTTTAGTTTATCTACTCATAACTCTACCATATTACCTGGTTAGGTTATTAGAGCTATAAATGTTTAGATAAATTCTAAAGCATTTACTAAAGAGATTTAGAACTATAACGCCGAATAGGGATTAAAGTTTATACAAAAACATAATGATACTGTAGATACTACTTAGTTAGATAGCTTAGAGAAAATTTTATTAACAGCAGCTAAGGTACAAGAGGGTATAGATAAAGGCATATAGGAGGATTTAACAGAATTTGTTAATAATCTTAATAATTATAATTATTACTATGTTAATAATGTAAATTAGAGTTAGGGTTTATAGTATACTATATAGTTACAACAAATACCTAATGTAAGAAGTACTACTAGCAGTCCTATAGGATGGGTTTCTATGCCTTAGAGATTAACTTATTTTGCTAATAAGATTGAGTCTAGATTTGGAATACCAACTTAGGTATTAAATAAATAGGCTATATCTGAAAATTATGGTGAATAGTTTGCTGATAAAAAGGCTTTTATTAGTAATAATGAAATTGTAATTAATCTTGAATTAGCTACTAAACAAGATGTAGCACATGAATATATGCACGTATTTATGGGTATTGTAAAAAGCTAGCCAGATTTGTAGGAAGATTATTTTGATTTATTACAAGATTTAGTAAAAAACACTGAATAGGGACAGTAGCAATTATAGGAGTATCAAAATGTTTCTGAATATTCTGATTTAGCTAGAATTGATTTATATGAAGAAGTTGCTGCTAATATAATGGGAGAATATCTTACTTCATTAAATCCTAACACATACCCTAAAATATTTAGAGATTTTAGAAAATTTATTTAGAATAACACTTTTAACTAGGATTTAAAAGAAAATATTTTAGATTTTACAGATTTTGCTGTAAATAGTTCTTATAAAATAAATACTAATAATACAGAACGTTAGATTACTAACTTTTTAAAGACAGCATTACAAAATAATATTATTTAGGAGATTTGTCAATGAGTTGTAAATATTTTTTTAAAGGGGTATCTAAAAAATCTGATGAATTATATCAGATATTTAGTAAACTAGCAGGAGATGAAGGATTATCTTATTTTGAATTACATAATTTAATATCTGATAATATAGATTTAACTAAATATAGCGACACTTTATTTTCAGCACAAACTGAGGTATATAATAAACTAGTAAATTTAAAATCTAGTCCTCTTATTTTTGATAAATGGGGTAATGTAGTAGCTGATGATCCAGAATCAGGAGTATATAATATTTAGCATTTCTTAGATAGTTAGTACTTTGATCCAAATTAGAAGTATTATACTAAAATGAATGATGAAAATTATAAAGATGCTTTAAGAAAAAGAGGTTATACTGAAGATTAGATAGCTCAAGAATTTGAAAGATTTAAATTAGTTGGAGCTGATGCTTATGTAATACACTATTTAGTTAATAATTTAGAGATTTCAAATGTAAATGACCCATATACTTGGAATGTGCAAGTATCTTTACTTATAGGTAAATAGATAACAAAATTAACTGAAGATATTACTAAACGTAAGTTGAGTAATTTAAGTACTGATTTTTAGGAATCTTTATTAAATAGCTTTAATAGAGTTTTACAAAGTGTTGGTAATAATAATAATAATTTAGGTTCCCAAATTTTATAGTCTAGAATAATAACTGCTAGAGAAAATAAAATGGGAACTAGTACTAGTCGAGTACGTAATATTGCAGTTACTCACGCATTAACAAAAGATGGAATAAAATTACGCGGGCACATAGATCAGATAATTGTAGATAAATATGGAAATATTGCTATATATTAGAATGTAGTATCTAGTTAGCCTTATGAATCTTGGATAAAAATAAAGAAGTAGAAATTTGAATTAGAATTAGCTTTTTTAAAGAAAATATTATAGGCTAAAGGATTTAATGCTAATAAAATTAGTTTACACTTAATTCCTACATAGATAGTATATAATGATGATGGTTCTATAAAAGATATTCGTATGGATTATCCAAAAAATATATAGGTTCAAGGAGAATACTAGTTAGGAGATATAGATGAAGCAGTTGAAGCCTATATAGATACTCCTGATTTAAGTTTTGGTAATATTGATGACAAAGTATAGACAGCATTAGATAAAACTAATTTAATGTTTTTAAATGCTAATATTACTTAGAATAGAATTACTAAAACTATTGATAGTTATATTTCTCAACAATATAATCCTAGAACTGGTACTGGTGATATAGTAAAACTAGAAGATGATCCATAGGGATATAATTATGCTGTAACTATTGACGGAGAAATTCATAAAATAAAAGAAGATTCTTTACCTAAAAATAATATTGAATTAAAAGAATTATTATAGAAAGAATTTGATAAAAAGGAAAAATAGATAAGTACAGTACTTGATACTTTAGTAAAATAGATTTAGGTAGCAAGACATAATCCTTAGAATACTACATTTGAAGCTTTTAAAAGGAGTAATTATAGATTAGTCTCTCTACTCGGTAAATATATTGAACCTACTTATATAGGAGGAGATCCAGTATATGAATGGAATATTATTGATAATGAAGCTTTAAGAAATGCTCACATTTTATTGTTCTAGAATAGTAAAGGATAGATAGATGTAGTATCGTTAGCTAATTATAATCTATATGAGGTAAATAAACATAGAAGTAATGGTTCAAATATTATGAATAGTTATATTATGGATAATCACTCTGGTAATCTATATAATTATGACTGTTCTTTTGGACATATGGAATAGATTCGTACATTAAATATATTAAATGAGATATTACCACAATTAGATGGTAATTTTAAATTAGGTAATATTTAGGTAATATCTACTTATGGTAGAGGTTAGGGAATGTATAGTACTGCTTCAGATTTAATTACTAAATATTATTCACCTATATTAGAAGTAGTAAATAAATATAATAGTGGAGTAAAGTTAAATAATAATTTTGGCAATATCAATTTTGTAGATTAGTATGAATTAATTACTGATTATATAAGTAATTTCTTAACTACTTCTTCTTATCTAGAAACTAATCCTATACGTTATAAATTAAAAGATGCTAAGGAATAGTTAGAAAATGCCAACTCAGAATCAGCTAGAAGAACTGCTTTACAATCTTTTCTTGAATATCTGTAGAATAATCCTGTAATAAAAAATTTGCAAAATGGAACCTCTGATTTAACTTATGCCAACGATAATACTAAGATGTTAGCTAATATTTATAATTAGGCATGTTATGAATATAACAAGTTAATGGGAGTCTATGTAGAAACTAAATATAAACCCCTAAGTTGGCTAGAAAGTAATATAATAAAACCTGATGCTAATTCAGATAATAATTATAGAACTATTAAACAAATTGTTACTCAAACAACTTTTAGAGCTAACGAAAGAGTGATGGATGCTGCAAATCCTATTCAAAATTTTATTAGAGATTATTTTAAATAGGCAGGATATTCTACAGTAGAAGGGTCTTTAATAGGAGATGAAAACAAATATTTCGATAATATGTTTATGCATAATGATAGAGGAGAAAAAATAATGATGTTTAAAAATCCTTATAAGAATGATGCTGCTAATTACATGAATTCTCATGAAAAACTTTTTCTTAAAAAAGCTTTATTTGAGCTTGCTAAAGTAACATACTCTATGCATAATAAAAAATTTGATTTTACAAGCTATGAAGATCCAGAATTTGCTAAAGCTGTAGAAGAATAGGAAGTATTACGTTATGTACCTTTAAAAAGAGCTTCTCCTACTTTATCAGTAAAATCATTAAAGAATGGTGTAAATCAATTTTTTGATACTATTAAAGGACTCGCCTCTAAAGAAGATAATGTATTTGCTAAATGGCAACAAACTTTAGATAAAGAAGGAGCTAATGTATCTATGAGAGATAGATTTGAAAATGGAGTAACTAATCCTTTTGCTTCTAGCATGTCTTCGGATAAAAATGTTAGATAGGAAATATTAAATCAACACACTAATGATTATTGGGAAACTAATATTCCAGCATTATTATATAGTTATATTAATGCTAATATATTAACTCAAGAATTTAATAAATCATTAATATTAATTAAGTCAGTGATGTTTTAGGCTAAAATGTTAGCTTTAAATTCTGGAAATTTTAAATATCTTGAATGGTTTTAGAAAGAGGCTGATAAATATTTAACTGTAAATGTATTTAATGATACTATATTAGAGGAAACTTCTAAAAAATTCTTCACAGTAATTAACCCTATTAAACATTTTGTATCTAAGATGTTCTTAAGTTTTAATATTAAATCTATGTTTAGAGATACCTTAGAAGGATTTCAATAGAACTATATTAAATCTGCTACTAAATATGGCACAGATATTTCTACAGCTAATTTAACAGCTGCATATTATATAGTAATGAAAGGTAGTTGTACTAATGTGAGAACTATCTCTTTATTAAATCAATTATGTATTAAATATGGTTTATCTAACTTAGACTTTGCCAATATTGCTAATGGATTAAGAACTGATAGAAGTGGTATTAACCATTGGGATGATATAGCTTATAATACTATGAAACGTCCCGACTTTTTAAATAGAATGACTTTATTTGTAGCAAGAGCTTTATAGGATGGTGTTTGGGATGCTTTATCTTTAGATGAAGATGGTAGAATTAAATATGAATGGAAAAAAGATAAAAGATTCCAAGATATATTAAAAGCTCCTAAAGGAAGTGAAAAATATAATAAAGCTAAGTCATTATATTTATCAGCTATACGAGCCTATAATAAAGAACATATTGATTCACCTATTGGATATAATGAAGACCTTCCGTCACCTTATTCATTAGAAACTATTGATAAAATTAAACAAGTTGCTGATAGTATATATGGTAATTATGACAGAGGTGGTAGAATGATGGCAGAAAACATGGCTATAGGTATGTCTTTTGCTTAGTTTACTACATATTCTAATGGTATTATTGCTAACTGGTTTAGTAAAAAGAGAGTTATAAAAGGAGATAAATTAGAATAGTAGAAAAATGAAGCAGGACAACTATTATATTTTACTGAAGATGGAACTATTACTACAGAAAATACAGGAATTCCAGTAATGGATAATATACCTATAGTAGTTTAGGGAATAATTCATACTTTTGGTGATATATTAGGAATATTATCTGATACTAATTAGGATGACAAAATTAAGAAAATAAGAGAGATGTTAAATACTAACCCTAATGATCGGGCTAATATTAGAAAAGCTTTTTATAATTTGTTATGGGCTGCTTTTATGAGTATTTTATTCAAAGAAATATTCGATCCTGGATATAAAGAAATAATGAAATCTTATAGTAGTGATGATGTATTAGCAAGTGCTATGACTTATGTAGTATATAATGGAGGTAAATAGTCTACTTAGAACTTTCACGAGTTGTTTGTTATTCCAGAGTATTTTGCTGGAAGTGGTGTAAGTGATGGTATGACTATACCATATTAGAGTTATCCAACATAGTTAATTAAAAATATGTTCAATACTGCTACAGACCCTAATAAACATTGGGGTGAGTATATTGTAAATAATGTTCCGTCATTAGCTATGTATAAGTAGGCTACTAAAGCTTATTATAAAGAAAATTAAAAAAAAATAAGGGGCGTAACCCAGGATTTCTCCTGAGCTACGCCCCTTTAAATGTTTAATACCAATATAAGGTATTAATTAAATTATTTTCTTCTACTAAATCTTGTAATATACTGATATCTATTTTTCCCACCATAGTAATTTTAGCATGTGGATTATTAAACAACTCCGGATATATTTCTTCTGTATAAACATATCCTTGATCAAAATAATCACAGCACTTTTGTGCTTCTATTACATTTATGTCTAATAAATTTATTTTAAACATTAGTCTGTTATTTCTTCAGATTCTTCAACATAAGTATCTCCTGATGATTCATACCATTCATCTGCCATTTCTCCTTCCCACCAATTTTCTTCAGCTTCTTCTTGGGAGTTGGCTTCTACAACATAAGATATATATCTAATTACATCTTTACTAGTAGTTACTAAATACTTAGGCATTTAATTTTATTTTGTAAATCAGTTATAGTTCCATTATTTTGAATAATCTTATCAAAAGTATAATTATCTAATGCTGTCTCACTAATATGGTCCATTAATGTAATATTAGGTCTTTCTACTCTCCATACTTCTCCTCCTAAATCTTTTATCATTTTAAATTCATTAGGATAGCGGACATCTGGAATTAAAATAGTATCTATAGAACCATTCTTTTTAATAGCTGCAATCTTACCAATCATAATATTTACCCAAAAATCTTCAGTAATACTTTGTCTAAAAGCATTGCCAACATCTTGCAGTAAATTTCTGACAGTATAACCTTTACCCATCCAAGGAATAGTTAACTTCTTAGTCTCTTGTAGAGACATATCATAAGTACCAAATGGTATAAGTAATCCTTGACAGCAATCTTTTAAAGAATCTGCAAAATGTAAAGTAGTACAATGTGCTTTACTAAATCTACTATAATAATTAGCTACAGTGTCTTTACCTGAAGTAGCTTTTCCAGAAATTCCTATTATTACCATGTATCAATATCAGTTATATTTTTTTCATTCTTACAAACATTACATCTTATTCTTACAAAAGTACCTAGTCCAAAAGGTGAGAATATATAGCTAAATTTTGGACAACCATTAGCTCCTGAATAAGGAGTGTCACACTGCTTATTATGTTCTTTTATAAACTCTTTAGCTGCTTGACATTCCTTATCTGATAATTTAAAAACCAATCTTTCTTTGTTCCTTTTTATTGAAATCTATTTTATCTCTGTTATAAATCTCTGCTAAAGTTTCAGCTTTATCATCTCCACATATAGCCTTAGTTTTATCTTTATTTAGAGCTTTAAACTCATATTTTACTTTGAGTCTTCCAGGTCTTAATAAAGCTTCATCTATATCTGTTAATGCTGCATTAAAAGTACATAAAAATCGTATATTTAAAGCATCCCCAACTAATCCATCTGTAATATTTAGAAGAGAATTAATCAGTGGATTCTCATGAGTATCTCTACGTTTTAATATATACTCACAATCTTCCATTATGATTACAGCATTCTTTAATCTTAAGAGAAAAGATAAAAATTGTCCTGAAACTATATTCTGTAACATAGAAAAATCCATTATATAAAAATTAGTATCAGAACAATCATATATAAGTTTCTTTATAAGACTTGTCTTTCCACTTCCAGCAATTCCGTACATCAATGCTAAACCAGAACCATCCTTTTCACAGAATTCTTTATATTTATCATAAGGTAAATCATCATTGTAGTTCTTTTTTACATCAATATCAATATTTCTAGAACTTGTACATTCTGTAGTACTAAATCCTGTATTAGTAGATACTACTAAATCATAAGTTACAATTTTATCAGTATCCTCAGGTAGTGGTTTTACAAATTCTAAAAGTTTTTCAGCTTGCTTATAATCGTTATAATTCACTTGGATATAAGTACTAAATATTTGAACTTCTCCATATGCTGTAAAATAATGACCCATCTCATCTTCATCAATATAAATTCCATAATCTACATTATTAGAAAATTCCTTTATGAAGTACTCTTGATAAATACGAGGACTATCAGTTACACTATCTAATTCTAATTTATCTTTATGTTCTACTACTCTAGGATTAAAAGCATTTAAAAGTTGTGCTTTATTATCTTTATCTAATATTATAAAATAAGCACGAATATTACTATACATAGCATACATTACTGCTGGTTTAAATACAGTATCATGTACTTTATATAAATCTTTTAATGTTGCCTCTATTCTAGCTTGTATTGTATTACTGTACATTAATATAAAATATTGTTAATGATTTATCGAAACTATTTTTATTAGCTCCTAAAATATCTATATTAGTTTTTCTATTAGAGTATACCGCAGTAACTCCATTAAATTCTGGCATAGTATTATAAGATGCATCTGAAGATAATCCATCCATAGCATCAAAAGGTATTCTTTTATATGATAAACTAATAGGAATTGATTGGTTCATTATTTTCGTCCTAATCTAATTAATTTATAAAATTTTTCATCTAAATTCAGATGTATGACTATATCCAATAATAATAATAATAGTTGGATGATTAATTCTAGTATAAATAGACCTGTATTAACTACCGGACAAAATACTAAAAATAATGTCCAAGGCTTTTTATCAAACAAGTCATCATCGTATCTAATACTTATTATAGCTCCTATAATTGATGCTATGTATATTATAATTAAAGTAATCATTTCATTTCAGTTAATTCAATGAATTTTTGGTGCATTGGTTTAGCTATTTCTTGAGCCATAGGATGAGCATCAGGAGCATCTCTACGGTAAAAAAAGTTTTCCCAGGAATCTTTAAATCCACAAGAGATAAGTTCTGACTTAATACTTAGAGGAAGTACAGAACGAGCTTGCTGAGGTGTCCATCCTTCAGATAAAAGAAAGAAATAGTAATATTCTGCATATTGAAAAGCGTCAATAAGTCCTGATTCTGTTGCTCCTATACGAGGTAGCCTATCAGGAATATAATCTGGCGTACCATAGTCTCCTTCAGGAATATTACACCAGCATGGTTTAATAAAGGTAATCTCATTGCCAAATTTATCCTTGGAGTAATTACAATAACGAGTACTTTCGGCTAAATGGGACAATCCTACATGAGTTCTGAACTCATCCATAACTCCGCGATCAAGAATCATGTGAATTGTATATCTTTTATAATGATATTCAGTAGGCTCACAAAGATATTGTAAGTCATCCTCCCAATGATGCTCTTTAATCACTCTGTAATTAGTAGTCACATAAACAGTATTTCTAAGTTCTCCATTTATTCTAGTACTACCATTTCCAAAACTAAATTTACTCCAAGGATTATAAGCATATTTATCAAGCCATTCCATATTATCCTCTTTTTGAGAAGTTCTAGATAAATACACAGTGCCAAACTCAAGAGGTCTATCATGCCCTCTAGATTCTAGCATATTTACAAACTTCTCATAAGAGGTATCTGTAATCTTATCTTCGCTTTTATAACTAACTCGTGCACATCTTTCAATATGCTTTTTAATTCCCACTAAAGAGAAATCTGTTTGATTGATAAATTCAAATGACTGTTTAATTAACTCCATGTTACTTAACTATTTTTACATATAATGTATCATGAGGAACTGTTTTATTAGTTCCCTTTACAATATCTCCAATTTTTGAGAAGTTCTTATCAAGAATAATTACATCATCTACAAAATAATCACTTTCTCCTCTATTTTTAAATACATTTTTACATCCCCAAACTTGGTGATATTTAATTTTAATTTTCCAACCCTCTACTTGGGCTTTAACTAATGTATCAATAAGTTTTTGCTGATCATTACGATCATTATCCATTGAAAAAGCAAATGGTTCTCCACTAGAATTCATACCAGTCTGAGTAACATTAAGTAACCCATCCCATGAATCCCAGAAAACTCCTGCTTTACTAAATTTAGTTACAGTACCAACACGTTCTCCATTAGAAAACTGTTCTTTACAAGACGTTAAGCACGCCATAGCTACTAGAAAAATAAAAATTTTTTTCATTCTTTGTTGTTTTAAAAAATTGTCTAGCATTTTTTATATATCTTTGTAATTCTTCTTCACATAATGCCTCATAATAAGGGTATTGGGAAGAGGTTACATATTTGCTATACCAAGGATTATTTTTATCTCTTATAATTATATGAACATTAGATCTATTATATAGTGGATAGTCATCAATCTCTATAGTAATATCAGGATATTTGCAATCTTTTATTTGTTTAAATATATTAGAATATTTTTTTAAAGATTCATTCATATTAATATAGTTATTGATTGATTATACATATATAACTGTAGTTATTTCTTTTGGAAATACTTCTGTTAAATCTTCATCTGCATCTACCTGGTCTTTAAAATTCCAATATGGACTTTGATAATAATCAAAAGAATAATACTTATTATTGACTTTTATAATTGCCTTGTATTCAACATAACCTTTCTCTGAATCAATATCAAGAATAGTATATTCGAGGTTTATTACCTGTATATATGAATATAATCTTTTTAAATAATCATATACTTCATCTGAGTTATGGGATTCACAAAATTCTAGATATTTGTCTGCAATATCATCAGGCATATAGTCTTCTATTTCTTCCCATCCATAATTTATGTTAAGTATGTAATAATATTTGTCCAGTCTTAATTTCATAATTCTAAAAAGTCTCTAACGTCAATATAATCTATAAAAAATCTTGAAGCACATCTCCTATCAGAATCTGAAAAATCTCCTGATTTACCAGAAGCATCTCCTATCATAATACATTCATCTTTAGACTCTACTTTGTATTGATAGTATAATTGTTCTAGCATTCCAGTATTAGGTTTTCGATAAGTATCATTCTTATCCATAGAACAACAATACAAGCTATCACTATATGAAAAATTATTAAGTTTATTAATAAAATAGCCATGACATATACCTTCTACAGCCCATATCTTATAATTAAAAATACGTTTATCTGTAAGAGTCTTTAAACCTCCTTGATTACTTACTATAAAAAACATACTAAGATTAGGCATCTTTTCTATTATTTTATCTAATACAGGAAGTTGTACTCTAAAATCAGTAATGTCTTCAGGAAATGTTTTACCTGAAATAGTCTTAATTAAAGTACTGTCCAAATCAATGAACAGTACTTTTTTAGTTTCAAAATCAATCATCTAAATATTGTTTAAGTAACACTTCATCAGGTGAATCATCCAAATATTGCATGGCTTCACCATAATTTATCCAATTATCTACTCCCCACTCTTCTAATGTTGATAATTTCTCAGAATTCTTAATTAACTTTAAAAGAGTATCCTTATCAATTTTTACAATATTACCTATATCAGTAATAGATACTTCACTATTACCCCATGGGATAGATTCTTCTTCTCCTTTTTCATTTACAGGAACTTTACTTCCCTCCCAACAAGGACAAGGCATACTTGTATCCATTTCTAAGGCATCATGTACTGAGCAAAAGTTATTTGGATCGTTTACAAGATACTCGAAAGTTTCTTTTACTTTATACATTAATCAAGAATGTTTTTAAGATTAGTTACAAAATTATCTGCCTGAGCTTTGATATTCTCAATTTCTTTAATTTCATACTGTAACTCTTTAATAGAATTTTCTTTAGATGTGATTTCAGTATTCATTCGCTCTATAAGGGAAGCGGTTTTATCGTGAGTAGACTGAAAAGCAGATTTAATACTAGAAAGTTCGTCAGTAAAAGTTTTATTAAAAAACATAACAAATATTATTAAAATTATAAAAATAATTTATCTAAGGATATAGATATACTATCCCATTTACTATAGTAGCTACTATACAATATATTGCAGTAGCTGTTATAATTACATCGGAAGAAGCTTTTGTAATTAACATAACTATTAAAGCTATACCATAGATAGTTACAATAATTATATCAATTATTAGAAGCTCTAACATCATCATAATAAAGTACTGATGGATTATCTTTGTGTATATCTATATTATCTAATTTAGCTATAGCTACCTTCTGCTTAAATTGTCCTAAGTCAAATCCAAGAGTAATTACATGAATACCATTTACTATAGGAATATAGTATAATATTATATTTGTGTAAGGTCTACATTCCCTAACTAAATCTAAATATTTATTTATAAGACCCCAATCTTTAGTATCAAAATCTAATATCCATTTAGATTTATAATCAGTATTTCTTCTTTGACCTATTGCTTTAGAAACACATTTAAATAACTTTTTAGAATTACATTCTATAGCTTCTAGAGCCTCTCTAATTATCTCGTATTGTACTTGCTTACAATTTCTAGGATTTACCCAAAAATAGGCACGAGCATTAAAAGTTTTACATAATGTAACTATTTCTTCTTTTTTATTTAAAAAAGATTTTTTATCAAAGAAATGATAATCTTTAATTACATTATTATTACTACCTATATTACAGTCTTTTTTTCTTTGTATTACTTGTACAAAGTAAAAATCTCCTTGGTCTGAGAGATTATCAAACCAAGGAGCAAATATATTAAAATTATCTACCATTTAAAGGATATATATTTTTATAATTATTATAAAATTATTGAATACCTCTACATATAATTAATTTACTCATTCTTCTTCTACATCAAAATCATCAATGCTCCATCCTTCACTTAAAAAGCGATTTTGCAAAGATTTACTAATATCTTCAATATTAGTTGTAGAAATTTGTTTACTTATACAAAAACATATTGTATAATCTTCTTCTTTTAAAGGAATATCTGTATTAAGATTATTTAAAAATCTCTCTTCAGATTGCATCAACGTTGGCGAATTACTAGCCATAATTAAAATTGCTCAATATAATCAGCTTCAGGGAATTTTGCATATACATCATCCCATGCTGCACCTACTTCCATTTCATCATCTTCGTCATAATGGTTAGAATACTGAGTTCTAGAACCATCTTTATTAGTTATAATAAATGTCATATATTTATTACGAATTTATTAACAAATTCTCTGTGAGTTTCACAATAATCTATTTGTTCATACTCGCCCATTCTAATACAAGCAACTTCTATAAATCTTTGTAAAACTCCTTCGGAAACTTTATCTACTAATTTATGACAAATTTCTTTTTGTTTGTCGTAATCTATATCAACGAATTCTTTGCCGTCGATATCTAGTGAATAGTCATTACAAGTGTAAGTTATTTCCATTTTAATGAATCCAGTAATTAGGCAATGTCCCATCTTTACATCTAGAGATATCTGCATCTAACTTACATCTAGTACAAAATATTTCTCCTGCTCTAACCATAATAGCATGAAGTCTAATAGCTACTTTTTCAGCTATTTCTATAGGTGCTTCACAATTAATCTCCATATATTGTTACGAATATATCGATTCCATATATTCTCCTATACTTTCATATAGGTTCGGACTATATCTTATAAAAATCTCCACTTATAAGCTAACTGCCTATTAGTAAGATTTTCATCGATGCTTTTCACCTGCTCTTGCAGCTTACTCCATTTCAGGATAGTCTCTGAACTCCATAATTTATAAGAGTAACAATTTAATGGATAACGTGATAGTATTTCACTAATAATATTAGCTCCTTCATATTTATTAATTCCTAAATAATACAATTCTTTTCCTCTTTTTATATCGTGCCTTAAACTAGCTTTAATGCCTAAGGAATCAAACCATGGAATAAAAATTCCTTCTTGTATATACTTTGGGAACTTTTGAGTATTTAAATTATAATATAAATCTCTTTTATGAAGGCTGCCATCATCATAAAACCATAATGCTAACCCAAGTAAATCTAAGTTTTCAATAACATCTTGAATAGTAAATTCTTTAAACTCAAATAATTCTGGGTAAGCTCCCCCATACATAGTATATATAGGAGTTTGACTATAACCATTTCTTTCTTGGAGTTTAATATTTCCTTTACCTAATAATTTCTTTTTAAATTCTAAATATTCAAGATGTTTACAATTTGTGGTATAAATATAACTACCACTATTTGTAGTGGATATACATCCATCGCCTAGCAATCCTGTTAAAAATACTTGAGTTTGTTCTCTTGTAAAATTATAAAGCTGCTTATTGTCCATTTCTTTTAACTGAGGTAAAATCATATTTAATATTTTTACTGGTTTATTATTTCAATAATTTAGTAATTAAATCTTTAGGAGTTTCAAGCAATTAACATCGTTTTACTACGACAAGATTATTTATCGTAGGGGGTAACAGTAATTAAAACCTTATTAAAAAGATTATTTTCTATTATCCATTTAAAGAAATAAATCATACTTACTTTATAACATAAAGCTCCAGTATGTTGTATTCTATAATTTATACTATTCCTTTCACATTCACCTTTTTTCTTAAAGAAGTCTCGTACTTCTTGCACTGTATCACAATTAGGAGACTCTCGTTTCATTTCTCTATAATACTTCCAAAATTCTCTATCTTGCATTTTTTCTTGCATTGAACGTAGAGATTCAAAATCATATATATGTGCTCTATATTTACTTATAGGATTTAGAAGTATATAGCCTTTTTCCATTACTATCTTTCTACAATACTCTTGGTACTTAGCTAATCCTGAGAAACCCGACATATAATTTTCATATATTTTTTTAGCTTCTTCTATAGAGATACCTAAATTCCTATGTATAGTATTAAAGTCTCCACCATAATTGAATCCAAACTCAATTTTCTTAGCTAGCTGTCTAAGATGGTGATACTTTTCTTTAATTTCTGTTATTTTTGTATCTCTTGGTATTTGATCAGGATAACTCATATAAGCAGTTAGAGAATGCAAATCCCCACTTCCTTCCATTAATTCATGTATTAAAGCTTTATCATTAGAAATGGAAGCCATAATGAAACTTTCTTGCTACGTAAACACGCTGGACTATACCTCAGCCATGATAAATTTAATCATTTATTTTAGGCTCCTCGTTTCTAGTCTCTGCACCTTCCTTTATTATAAGGCTTGGCTCAGTCTTTGATAATGCCCGTTCATTAACTGAATTTACGAGGTTTTCACCTGTAAGTTTCCTTACAAGGGGGCCAAATTTTCATATTTTCTTTTTAGAAAATAATGAGCATTATGATATAAACTATAAAACATTTTTAACACATCTTCTAATTTATTTACAGATAAATTATCCAAAGTATAATATGTTAAAAAATGTTATAGTTTATATGTTTATTTTTTACCCGAGTAGTCTATTGAAATCCAAGAGTTACCTTTTTCTGCAATAAAACAACTTCTAGTTTCTGGGTCTGCTGGAAGATTAAGAAAATTTACATATTCTATTTTAGCATTCTTATCTTTTCCACCACTAGATATTCTAGCAGTATTAGTGCCTAGCTGATTAAACTTAGTATATACTCTACCAGTTTCGGAATTTATTTGGTCTAACCAGTTCTGTCCATAAGTAGAACATACTTTTTGAGCTTCCTTATAATCTAGATAAATAGGAAGAATTTCAAAATCCTTAGCTTGAGGCTCTAATAATTTAGCATCTACAGAATCTTTTAATTTCTTTGTTTTACTATCTACAGTAGAAGTATTTATTCCAATAGCTTTAAATAATGGAATTACTTGAGCTGCACTATTCCAATTTATAGTACACTGTGGGTCAGTATTAAATCCTGAAAATAAATCCCCTTGTAAATCTACCTTAGTAAATCTAGAATCATTTCCATAGTGTTTTACTACCCAATTATTTAATTTAGTTAGAGCAACCTTTAAACGTTTAGCATCTTTTACCATTTTAGCTTTCCATTTTTCTACGTCTAATTTTACTCCACACCATTCCATATAAGCCAATGGAAGGACAAATCTATTCTCTAATTGTACTGCCTTTACTAAATCTTCTTTTTCTAGTGCTTTTATTTGGGCATTCATTAAATCTTCCAAATCTACTACATCATTAGCTGCATAAACTATTACTTCCTCAGTTAGACCAACTTTAGTAATTTTACCTCGAACAGTTTTATCCATATATTTATTAAGATACTTGTATTCAAGAGTCTTTAAGTCAGCATGGAAACTACCTTTAGGATATCCCAAATATCTAATCTTTTCAGCTAACATTACATCCCATACTTTAGATAATATAATGTTATGTTTAAAGAAGAATTGAATATCAAATTTAGCATTAGCTAAAATATATAGAATAGTAGAATCTTCTAATATATCTTTATATTCCCAAATGTTTATAGTAGTACAATCAATTACTACTTGATTTTCTTTAGTACCTATCTGAACTGTTAGTAATGCTTTAGTATGAGGATTTAGCCCCATAGTTTCAGTATCTAATCCTCTAATTTTTTTCATAGAATTAATAATTTCCTTACTTCTTTCTATGGAAATACATTCATATTTAGAAGATTTGAATAAAGCTTTAACCTTGGTAACTAAATAAATCATTTAAATGTTTTTAAGAATTTTTCTTTTTCTAAGTTTCTTGATTGCTTCTTTCCTAATTTGTCTGATACGTTCTGGTGTACACCCAAATAAAGGAGATATAAGTTCAGGAGTATATTCTTGTCCAGTAAATCCATAGCATAAAATTATTATGTCATGTTCTCTATTAGAAAGTCCATTTAAAACTTTGTTAATAACATTAGTCTTATAAGACTGTTCTATATTATTATCTGCTAGAGGACTATTATTGTTTTTAACAATGTCTACTAAAGTAGAGTCTCCGTCATCATCATTACTACCTAAGGGAGTGTCTAAAGACATACATACTTTTTTAGCATTTATAGCTCCATTAATTTGTTTCATAGTTTTACCAGTAGCTTCTTCCAACTCTTCATCTGATGGAGGTCTATCTTCAGTTTGCCAATATTTATTTATAACTTTAGCAGCCTTATTATAAGTAAGTTTTTGACTTACAGGAACTCTAACAGTATCTGCTTTATAATGAATAGCTCTACGAATAGCTTCACTTATATGCCATACAGCATAAGTTATAAATTTAACATTATATTCACTCTTATATAAGTGGCTAGCATGAATAAGACCTACATTTCCTTCAGCTATTAAATCCGATAAAGGTAGTCCTTTATTCTGGAACTTTTTAGCTACAGTTACTACAAACTTTAAATTAGCATTTACTAATTTCTCCCAATCTCCAGTGTCAGCACATTCTTTCTCTTCCTCTAAAGATAATGGGGTAGAATGAGTAATGTTATTTAGGTAAGCTTGTAGTGCTTCACTATCGTCTGTAATTAAATTATACCCAGCCATCTTTATGCCATGTTTTAGTTAAATAACCTTTTGTGTAAGTCCTATAAAAAGTGCACATATATTCATCTGGATCTAATTCTTCTGGCAATTCATCACACTCATAAAATTTATCATGATATAAGTAACAATTAGTTATTTCAGTACCATCATAAGGTTTATATGGCATATTAGAATAATCTATTATATTATATAAAGTATCATCTACATTCATATAATCTGTAGTGTAAATTACTTCATCAGGAAAATTTTCTCTCAATTTATTAAAATCAGTAGATATTTGTTCTACATGAGAGCCAAAATGAGAATCCTCTATAATAAAATAAATCATTAATCTTCTTTTATTAAAGTTTGATCAAATTTTATATTATCTACAGAAACTACTTCTGTGCAGAAAGAGCATGATGATTTAATAGCTTCTGATATAATCTTAGATAATTGATTAAGAACTTCTTCAGGAAGTTTTCCAACGAAGTTTCTTTTATTAGTCCTAATCTTAGCAGGTATTATTGGTTGAAGACTTGTTTGTCTAATTTTAATAACTGCATCATAGGATACTGAATAATCTTTAATAGGAGAAACATATTTAACTTTAGGTTTACTCTCTACCACTGGAATTGATACCTTCTTTCTTGGCATATTTCTTAGTTGTTTCATATTCACACATTAACATTGCAAAAGTACTAGCAAGCGATTCATCGCCTCCAGTATTCCACAGATAGTTAAAGGCGTGGAAAAGCTCATGATAATATGTGTTAAGAATACATTCTTTGGATAAAGGCTCACCATTATGTTTAAATATTTTGATTCTGATGATCTGCTCATCATAATCAAATTGTCCATATAATGGGTCGTTGTCGTTGTATAATTCTTCGTATAATTGTACTTTAAAGGTGTGACATCCGAGAGTAAAGGTCTCCGGAATGTATGGTAATTTTTCATTAGCTATTACGTCTTTCATTTTAAATGTCCAAGTATAATGGTTTATAAATCTCTTTATAGTTATTATCTAATATAGATACGTTATATATTTCAGTATTATCTAATTTTAAATATTTGTCTTTGCAAGTATGTAAATGCCCACAAAATACATATCTAGGTTGTACTCTACAAATAGCATCTGCTAAAGATTTACCTCCAGCGTGAATAGCTTTTGGGTTCCATTGACTAGGAGGTAATAAATCTAAATCCCCTAACATTGGAGTGTCGTGAGTTAAAATTATATCAGTATCTTCTGGAATATTATCATAATAATCTTTTAACCATTCTTCACTTTGCATAAATGACCAGTTACCGAACTTATGGCAGAAAGGAGAGCCATATATTTTATAATGTTTAAGACTCCTAGCTATATATTCATAAGTAGTTCCTGACAAATATGTAAGTTTAAAATTAGTTTTGGATTCTACTGCATGAATTATAAAAGAGGCTCTTTCTATAAGTTTATCATGATTACCTGCAATCATAATAACTTCATCACAAGGAAGAGAATCAATCCATTTTGTAAATTCATCTAAAAACCATAAGGTAGATGCAGCATTATCAAATTGAATATTTAAAGGAACAATATCTCCTGCTAATAATACTAACTCACAAGGCTCAATTCTTGGTAAATGACCATGGAGGTCACTTAGTACGCAAATTTTCGTCATTATAAAGAATTTTTTATTTCATTATATAGATAATTATCATATTCACTTAATACTTCTGAATTTATTTCTTTTATAATAGGATATAAGATATACCAATAATATTTAATATCTAAAATATCTATAAAAGCATTTATTTGAGCTCCATATCGAGGGCAATTAAGTGAAAATAATTTATAAATACTGGGAAATCTTTGTCTATCTGCTATTTGCCAATCTTCTATAAGAATTTTAGCTAATTTATGTAAGGATATATTAGCATATATATAATTCTTAAGTATTATTCCATTACTTCTGTCAGCTGCAGAACTCATTAATATAATTGTTTAATAGAATCATCTAAATCATCTCTTCTAGCTTTGAAACTAGGTTGCAATGGAATACCATCTTCAGAATAGTAGAAAAATTTACATTCTCCAAAATGTCCTTTATATTCGGTATCAAAATTTTCTACATAATATTCTTTTAAAGCTCTATCTCCCCAAGGCTTAGCTTTAAAAGTTCTACCATCAGGTAATTCCATTATAAATACCATATCTTCAGAACCTCTTAGTCCTAACTCATAATCTACAATCTTAAAGCAGTCATCTTTGTAATTTTTGAATTTGAGCATAATGTTCTTCCTAGACCCGAACTCATACATGCCTTCAGGATCTCTACAAACAACTCCTTCCCAACCTTCAGCTACATATTTATCATGTAATTTCATAATATTATCATATCCAGTAACTTTTACTTGAGGTAATATTTGTAAATGTAATTCAGAATCACTAAAATCTTTATTAGGATTAAATCCAAGTTTAAGATATTTAGCTATTCCAATTAACATTTTTAACCTAGTTTTAAAAGGTATGTTCGGAACCATTATATCATATATAAAATACTGTAGTTCATCACAATCTACAGCATTCTTTTCCATTCTAGCAGCACTATTTATTTTAGCCAGACTCCAACCATGTTTATAAAGCTCACCATCAAGTTTAATTGATGGATGCTCTTTAAAGAATTGAATTAATAGTGGATGTTTTCTTATGTGAGTAGTGCCAAAATCATAATCTCCACCTCCTCTAGAAGCAGATTTTATTTCTTTACCATTCCAATAAAAAGAACATCTAAGTCCATCCACTTTTCTACTAGCATAATAGTAAGGAGTGTTATCAATAGTTTTCCTAGCCACTTTACTAGCTTGTTTAGCTAACATATGTTTAGGAAAACCATTACCATCAGTATTATACTCAGGAAGAAAGTTTAAAATTATTTTCTCATCTTTATTATCAGGATCTTCTTCAACTTCTTTATAACCTTTATCCTTATATTCTTTAAGTTTGGAGTTAAACTGAAGTTGAGTTTGTTCCCTAAGAGTTCTACTAACTAATCCTTTCTTTATAGGAATATCTGGATGGTCCAGTCTTTTACCATTTAATTGCCAAGACTGTCTTTTAATAAGATAGGCATGAGCGGAATCACTCCACTCATACCATAGTCTTACACATCTAACTTTACCTTTAGCATCCTTAGACACTAAATAAGCATTTGTTTGAAATTCTTTTTCAAATAAGTCAGACACGATTCAATTTCTTTAAAGCATCATAAAATTGTTCAGGAGTTTCTACTTTTACAAGTTCTCCATCTATAATCCATTCTTTTTCTACATCTTCATATAACCACCATTCTATATCATTTATAGTTTCAACATCATTATTAGCTAAAGCTCTTACTAAATCAGTTATAATAAATGTTGCAGATTCTCCTATAGGAGATTCTCTTAATACACAATTTAAAACATCCTCAAGCTCCTCTAATTTCTTATAATAATTTAAAATATTACGTAAAGAATCACAGAATCTTTCTTTATCGTAAGTTCTGAAAGTATCATAAGAATCTTCTGCTCCTTGTAAATAGTCTGATACTACAGCTTCTACAGCATCTTGATGATCTTTTGAATCTAGTATTGTCTTATTAGCATACTGCTTGCCTAATACTCTTAATTTCTTTAAAAAAGATTCTTTACTTATCATTTTACTCCGGATTTACCATAACCACTATCAGATCTATCTGTTTCATCCAAAGAATCTGTCTCTATAAGATTAGCTTCTTCTACTTTATTGAGCACTCCCTGGGCAATTCTATCACCTTGTTCAATTATAAAAGGTTCAGTACCATCATTCTTAAGAATAACTCCAATATTACCTCTATAAATTGCATCAATTGTTCCTGGCGTATTCAATACGGTAATGCCATGTTTCAAAGCCAGACCGCTGCGAGGACGAATCTGAAGTTCGTAACCTTCAGGAATTGCCATATATAAACCTGTTGGAATAAGCACTCTACCCCCAGGATTAAGAATTATTGTGGTATCATTAAGCTTAATAGCATTAAACAAATAATTACTATTTTCAATTTCTTCTACATTAGCTCTGAGGTCAAAACCTGCATCACCTTTATGCGCATACTCAGGAAGTTCATTACTAGATTTATTAATTACTGGAACATTAATAGTTGTGCTCATTTAAATAAGATATTAATTTAGAAATTACATTGTCTTTATCTTCTGCATAAAAGGCTTTAATAACCTTATCATCTTTTTTCACTAATGCAAATGGGGTTTGATTGCTACCCCATTCTTGCTGTATCTTATAAGCTTTACTACGTTCTACTTTAGAACCTCTATCTAAGAATTGTAAAAAAGCTTCTCCATTATAGGAGTTTTTAAACAATTCTACTAATGCTGGATTATTATGAATCAATAATACATCAATCATAATAGCATAGTTATATCGCTTCTAGTTCTAGACATACTTACATATTGTAATTGTCTAAGAGTTTCTTTATCTTTAGCTCTAAAGATATCTTTCATATCTATAAATACATTATCATAAGAAGACCCTTGAGAACGATGAGTAGTAATAGCATACCCATATTTAAAAGTAGCTTTTCTTATACATCTGCCATCAGTAAATAAATCTTTAGATGTGCAAAAACTTCCCATTAAAGCATAATATATTCCCCACTTCTTTTTTCTATCGTATCCTTGAGAATTTATTGCTTCAGTTCTTATAGTTTCTATAACTATAGCTAAATCTTCATTACATTCTTCTGGAGCTAATAGTGGAATTTCAAAAGAGGCATTGTTATATTCGTCATATAGTTTAACTATATATCCTTTACACTTAGTATAATATGGAACATCAATAATAGTAGAAGTAAATTCTTCCACTATGTAATCCATAGAATTAGTTACTTCATAACCATCTTTTTTGAAATTCTCATAAGCCATTAAAATTTCTCCTTTATGAAGAAAATTATTATCATTCCATAAAAGTTTATGAATAGCTTTATTATAGTTATTTACACGAGCATTAGTATAAGCTAGAATTTTAGTATGTAATATATCCTTAGCTTCTATTTCGTGTTTAAATTCCGAAACTGCTTTTCTGCAAAAATTTTCTAATTTAGACTCTATAAAGAGACTTCCATCTTCACCTTCACAGTTGTCCCACTGTTGTATTGGAGACTCTCTAAGCGTCTGTAAAATGCCTTTAAGACCACTTTTTTCAGATTGTCTGTATATTTTAGTCAATCTAAATTGATGTTTACATCTAAAGACTTTTGATTGTTCATCTTCTTTTACTGGATTTAACTGAGCATAATCATCACAAAAGATAATCATAGTGCCCATTAAGCTACATTTTTCTACTAATAAATCATATAAATCACTACTTACCATAGATGCTTCATCGCAAATGACAATTCCATCATATGGTATAGACATTTTTTTATCATTAGTAGCAAAGAATCTTAATTCTCTGATGTCCAGTTTAAGAATATCTACTTTAGGAGATAACGCTAACATACTATGAAGAGTAGTTGCATCATAATCATTATACTTTTTAAGTACTAAAGCTGCTTTATGAGTAGGAGCACATAACTTAACTGGGAACCCTTTAGTGTTTATCCACTCTAAAAGAAAGCTAGTGCAGAGCGACTTGCCACAACCAGCAGCGCCTCCTAAATTGATAGGATTTAAAAAGTCTTTTTGTTTGAAATTATCTAATATAATATCAATTATATCGTGCAATACTTGTAATTGCTCTTCTCCTAATGTTATTTGTTTTTCTTCTTCAATAAATCTTAACCAATTATTTCCTTTTACAAAAGGATTATCTATCATACTAGGTTTTTCTGGAGACCCGTCGAAATTATCTATATAAATTAATTCATCACTCATATAAATATACTCTTTCTCCTTTAGGAGTAAGAAATCCCTCAGTAAAAGCGTTTATTTTTTCTTTATTACAATTCTCCCAAGTATTTCTATTTATAGCTTCTTTAAGGGATTTATTATAATAAATTATATCTAAGATTGTCTCCCAATATACATCGTTATTATTAGTTTGAAAAGTTAATAATAATTGATATTTCTTAAATAATTCTAAATTTATTTGAGGAGTAAATTCAAATCTAGGACTATTATATTTATCTTTCCAAGTAACGTCATAACTATGTAACTCAATCCATTTATTAGGAAGTCTACAAGGTAATCCTGATATTATGGGTCCAAAATAAATGGAAGGTTTAGGAATTCTAAACCATTTCCTAACCTTCCACCATGTTCTAAGAGGGTTCTCCATCAGCACGTCTTAAATAAGGTATTAACTTTTCTTCTATTGTTCTATAAAAAGACGGACTAACATCGTCATATACCAGAGTCCCATATAAAGCTTGAATAATTTCTTCTTTATTTAATTGCCACTCTTCCACATAAGATAAAGTGGACTTAATAGACATATCAGAATCAGTATGTAAGAATTTTATATAATCAAATATATCTTTAATACTTACATCTAATTCATCTGTTGTGAGATATTGATATGAAATTTTCATGATTCTAAAGATAATTTAGTTATATATTGTGTAACATCGTCTATAACTTCTCTTAGACCAGAATCTGAGGGGTTATTATTTTTATAACCCCGTAATTTTAAAAATCTATAAGTATAAATGCGAGCTTCTGGCATCCATTTATTAAATACTTCTACATTAGATAATGTTGGAGGGAATAAACTTCTAATCCAATCCCAATATTCAGAAGTATCTAGCTTTAAAGTTCCTATGAATTTAATTTCCATTCTTTTAATTCATTATTTTCAGTATCTAACACAAATGGTTTACAACAATCTAGCATTGCATATTTATCTGTGATTACAGGTTCAGTTCTTCCTCCCCAAGAGTGCCCAAATATTTGATAATAACCTTTATATGGAGTTTGCAGTTGAAAATCTTCTAAATCATTCCAGACACAAGAGCCATATTTATTATACCCTCCTCTAGAATAAGGGATATGATCAAGAGCACTAAGATTAGTTATATCTATATTATTTAAGTCTTTTAATTCTAGATTATTATAGTCTATCCAATCTTTAGTAATACCTGCATGAGAGAATAAATATTTATGAGGCTCTTTAGTAGTTAAATCTTCATATATGTAATATAATTGAGGATTTAAACTGCTAATTAACTCTTTTACTTCTTTTTGTTCCCAATAATCAAATCTGCATTTACCATTTCCATTGAAATATGGAAGCTCATGATTACCTAATAGGCATATAACATCAGAAATCTTACGTCTATTCTCTACAAAAGCAACTAATTCTTTAAGATTAGTTAAAGATTCTACTTTATCAGGTTCTTCTACTATATATTCTCCATAAGGGTCGTGATAATCCCCTAAGAATATAATTTTACCTGTCCAATTATTGCATGGTTCTTTCCAAAAACTACGACCGTGAATATCCCCTAAAATTAATATTTCACTCACTCAAATACCATTCTTTAAATTTTTCTAAAAACTTATCTCCAGTAACTAATTCTGTAATATCTTCGCAATCTATATCTCCATTAGAATAATCATAAGGGGAAGCTTCTTCAATTAATTCTTCTATATAATTTTCTATATTGTCTTGAATGCCTTCAATAATCTCGTCTATGCTATCGTCTTCACTTCCTATATAGGTGCGATATATGTAAAGTAAAGCTGAGTAAAGGGTATCTTCTTCAACAGATACTTGTCGAATTTCACTCCATATTAAATTTATCATTTTTGAAGTTCTTTTAAACGCTTAGTATAGTAATCTATTAATTTATCTCCTACTATTTCTTTTAGCTGTTCAGCAATATCTTCAGGATACATATTCTCTATAACATCTGATTCTATATCAAAATTTTGTATAAAATCATCATACCAAAAATCGGATTCACAGAAAATATCGTCTACTATATCTTTAGCAGTAACTTCTTCTACTCCTCCATGTGCCTCTATAATATCATCTTGATCGATATAATCTTTAAACCATTCAACTATAGAGTCTACATTATAGCTATATTCACTAGCTACATTTATTTGTTTCTTATATATAAAATACATATTAATATGGCTTAAACCCCTGTTTTACTAACTTACCTTCTTTATATTCAAATGTTCGTTCGCCTCTTACTGAATCATCAGGCTCCTCTCCTTCATAATAGTATTCACCATCTTTGAAAAATATATCATATTCTACGATAGTACAATTATAAGGAAGCCAATCTGCATCTAAGTTTTCTTCAAAAGGTACGTAAACATCATACATTGATACAGCTTCTTTAGTAGTATAATAAACATCATCATACTCTTCAAAAGCTTTCAAATTACAAGATATGTCAGTAATAGCCTCTTCATCCAATTTTCCGTATAACTTCATTACAGTAAAGATTTAAATATTTTAACAATAGTACTCTTCTGAGCAGTAGGGAATCTACTTTGAACATCTGCAATAACACCTTTAGTATCTTTAATAGTAAGAGTTGTTGCTTCCATTAATTCAGCAATAAGTTCTTCAATCTCCTTCTCTGAAGGTTCTTTAGGCATCATCTCTTTAATACAATCAAGTTCTTTAGACTCTAAACGAGCTAAGTCCTGACGACCTGCATTTGTATAGAGAACTATAGACTTTTCACGCTCTTTAGCCATTTTCTGAAGAACTTCTAATTCGGAAACAGGCTTTTCAGAGTGCTTATTATTAACTAGTGCAGCCTTAATCAATCTAGCAGTTTCCAAAGTAAAAATATTAGAAATTTTTCTAGACTTAATAATCTCGTCAATATTCTGTTCTAATTCTGTCTTACTTTCTTTCATCATTAATCGTGATATTTTTATTAACCATCCAGTTTATATTGCTTAGATCAAAACTCATAGAATCTAACCAATCTTCTATCTCACTATCATACATTTGTAATCTAGGTAAGGTATAAATATAAACTTTACCATTGGAATAATCTAACACAATTATGTCATCCATTATTTTTGTTTTCGAAGCGCATTACTAGTGTTAAATAGTTAATGGCTTCTAGTTCATCATTAGATAAAGATATTAATTTACCATTAATATCAATATCATATCCTTCTCCATTAGCCCATTCCGTAAGAGTTATATAGTCGGAATCTTTGCCTTCATATGTGTATTTCTTAAGATCATCAGTAATCTGACTCACCTTCGTCACTTCCATGATTTAACTTATTAAAACCATAAATAATTAATTCTTTAAAATCTTTTTCTTCTTGTTCTGTTAAATCTAAAGGTCTTTCACCTACCCACATAAATTCATAAACTCCTTCATGTTTATTATACTCAAAACTTGCTATAGCATAACAAGTTTCAGAATTTTTAAAGCAGCTTTTATGTATTTTATGCCAGGAAAAGTTTGGGTCTCTGTACCAATCATTATCTATTTTTATAAAATCAGACTCATGACCATAATAACAATTAGGCATATATCTATTTATATGGTAGGCTTTAATTTCAGGAGGATTTTTTAAAAGATAGGTAGCGACCTTAAATTCTAAATTATTTATTCGTTTAGTCTCTATCATCTTCTACATTAATTTTACCCTCTTTAATCATAAATTCTATTTCATCTTCTCTGTAACCAAGAACATCACATAAATAAACTTCTACATCATTAATATCATCTGGAACTGTTACTAAGTCAACACTTCCTACACCGTAATTTAAAATTGCACACTCCATAAAACTAAAAAAGGAGGCTTATTCAGCCTCCTTCCAAAATATATCCGTACACCATATCATTATATGGGCATTTCTATCTATCTTATAAAATTTTTGATTAGTATTCGGATTATTTAATGGTCCAAATTGTTTCATATAAGGACCAAGTTTAAGATAATCAAAATTATCAATATCTATAACACTATCAGCTAATTCTTGTTTACCACTATACCATCCAATATGTAATTCGGGATAATTTTCTCTAACCCATTTAGCTAATTTATTTATTTCTTTTGGATCAGAATCTCCTCCCATAAATCCTACTAATGTAATTCCTTTATTAGATTCAATTAATCCTTGGAGTCGTTCCAATGATAGTACTTCTCCAATATCTTTTGACAAATAAGGTGAGTGGCAACCATCGCAGAAACAAGGGCAACCACTGATGTTAATACATAGAGAAACTTCATTAGGAAATTCTGCAAAAGTAACAGCTGTATCAACATATTTAAGCATAGAGCTCTTTAATTTTATTCTCAAGCATATCGGCAGTTAAAACTCCAGAAGTTCTTCCTACTTCTATATTATCTTTTATAAATACAAGAGTTGGAAGATTTCTAATATTATATTTAAGAGTAGTTTCTTCCTCTGTCTCTATATCTACTGTAGTTAAAGTAATATCAGTATGATTTTCTAATACTCTTTTTAAAATAGGTGCTAAAGCTTTACATTGTCCACACCACTCTGCTTCAAATTTTAATATTCTTTTCATTGTGCTAATTCTATATTAATTTCTAATTCATTCTTTCTACTTCTAGTACTACCTTCTAGTTGTCTAGCAGCACTCCAGTTAGAAATTTTTGTTAAATCCTTTTATACCCTCTCTTTCGAGATATTTAATTTATTAATAACATACTCTTTTATTTCAGCTTTACGTTCCTCTGAAATTTTATCAATATAAGAATTATACAGAGCATCATTAGCTTTATTCCGAAAATTTTTTAATACTAATTTCTCACAAAGATACCTTTGATAAACGGCTTCTTCTTTTAAGTCTCTATCCATTAAATAATAACGTTGTTTCTGAAAAGTAAAATCAGTTTTCCACCTATTTCGTTTTTTATCAAAAGATACACCGCGAATACCCGAAGTATTATTAGATTTCTTTTGTAGGTTTAACATATTTTCTTGGATAGTTACTTCTCTAAGATTACATTTTCTATTATCATGAGTATCTCCACTAATATGGTCAACTTGTTTATCAGTAGGAAGTACCAATCTATGAAAATAGATACGTTCTTTTTTTTGGTTTCCTGTAAATAAATAAGGTTTACTATTTTTATAAACAGTTCTCCATTTATGACCCTTCAACTTTGGAACATCATCTATATCTAGAATAAATGTCTCCATAATATTTCCATGAGAATCATAAGTATCTATTTCCGCAAAATTATCTTTTAATCTAATTTCATTATCATCAAATACTCCTCTTGAATTAGTATCTTTAAATTCCCCAAATCTTCTAAATTGTTCCCTATGTTTTTCACATAGTATTTTTCCAGAAAGTTTATTAAAACTAACTTTTTTAAATTTTGATGATACTCCGCATACTTCACAAAAGCGTTCTTCTGTTATTTTTCTCATACTGTTAAATAATTATGTTAATAATAAGGGAGTGGACTATACCATCAACCCATAGGTTGCGCATTGGTAGTCTCTGAGACCCATAAATTTTATATATGTTAAGTATATACAAGACTTGTATAAATCCTAACACTTTAACATAAATTAACAATTTATATGTCTGCTGATTGCCCAATCCTAAGACTTGTTCATCCTTGAAAATATTTCAAGTATACTTAGGCTCTAAGGGGTTTCCAGCATATTCTGCGTTTACTACATAATATTACTATTATGTGGGGCGTTTACGTTCACCCAATAATTCTATCCCATAGACTTACATGAGTACTACCACATTTAGGACATTTACTAAATGGCTGTTTTGCTATAAAATGACACTCTTCACATTCACAATTAGGAATATTAAAAGTAGCATATTTACAACCTACTTTAGCCATAAATTTAAGTAAATACTCATATTGTTTCTGACTCAAATGTTCAGATAAATTAAGATGACAAGCAGAACCTCCATCTAATTCATCAGCAGCGAATTCAGAACTATGAAGTATAATTTTATCAAGTATACTTATATGTGTATCATTAGGTTTAAATATATAACTAGCATACAGATTAGTATCTGTAGGAATCCAATAGCCATCAGCTTTATCTCTATTATAAAGTTTTACTGAAGCGCTTTCTGCGGGTACTTGTTCAGTATTAAATTGAGCTGTTTTAGTTTTATGTTTCTTATTCTGTTCTTTTATAGTACTAAATATCAATCTACAGAATGTCTTATAATAAATATTATTATTACATTCCATTCCTAAGTATTCAGCCGCCTGATTTAAACCATTAATTCCAATAGTTAAATATTGTTTATCAAGATTAATAAAACCAGCATCATAAGCAGCATATAAATGATGATCTTTGCACCAATGCATTAAGTCGTTATAGGCATACTGATACAAATAAACTCTTTCAAGAATATTTTCTATATATTTCTTAATTCCTTCTTGGAAGTCTTTATGTGTAATCCAATCTACTGGGAAACAACATTTATTGGTATCAACATCAATATGGTCTTTATAATCAGACCAAGTATGCTGCCAATCTTGAATAATTCTATTTAAATCAAGAGTAATAACATTTTTACTACCAGTCATTATACCTATTTGACCATTAGTAGTATTAAATGTATTTTCTTGTACGGCATTCTGTAAACGACAACATGAACTTAAACTATCTACACTACGAGACAAATAAGTAAAGAAAGAATTTCCTTGAGCATATTCATTGCATATAAAATGGAAAGTATCTAAATCTTTAAAATTACCTTCCTTATCTGTTAAGCAGGCATAACTACACACAGGAAATGTTAAGATACATTTTAATCTTTCTTGATTTAACCAATGTAAATAACGTCTTTGTAACCAATTAGTAGAATTCCATTCTGGCTTTGTTCCATCTGGAAATACAAATTCTCCAAACATACCTTCAAAGAAATATTTATCGAAGAATGAAAAATTTGTAAATGGGGACTGCATTCCTCTAGCTCCTGCTATTTGATTAATGGAATAAGTTACCTGTTGGAAATATTGATCAATTTGACTGCCAATAGTTTTCTGTTTTATACAATAATCTGTAGTTATTTTTACACTTGGTTTGAGATAATAATTATTTCCCCATTCTTTTCTACAGAAATAATCCATATACATCAGAAACTCAGGAGTAGCTACTGCTCCTTTAATTTCAGAGGCTAATGCAAAGTTTAAATTTACATAAATACCACAGAATGAATCAAGGTTCTTTGGAACAGCTGATTTACCTCCTAATTTCTCTAATCCAAACAACAAGAAAGGATACATAGAAGCTGCCATACAATATGGTTCCCCTACTTGAGAAGATGAGTCATGAGGATACAAAATAGTTTTAAAGTCATTCCTCATAACTTTTATATTAAAGTTAGGGTCTCTCTTCTTTACAAAACTTTCCCACCATTCTATATTAGTAAGTTTATTATCGACTTTATGTATTTCAGCGTTTAATACTCCAATACCTTTAGTTCCTACATTACTATTATCATCAATAGTAGCATTAGCAGTATTATCAGATTTTACAAAATTATGAATAAATTTAATATCCCTAGTAGCATGATTTCTAATATCTTCACGTTCTTTACGATATAGAATATATTTTTTAGCCACATCGTGATATCCTAAATCCATTAAAAGTTCTTCAATTTGGTCTTGAATATCCTCAATAGATTGATCTTCAGTCTCTACTACAGAATTAGTTATCTCAGTAACTGCTCTGTAAATATCTTCGTCCATTGTTTTACTAGAATTTTGGGTAATTCCAAAAGCCTTTAGTACAGCATCTCTAATTTTGTTTCTGTTAAACTCTTCTTTAATTCCGTCTCTCTTTATTACCATAAATAACATTTATAAATTAACATTTTAAATCATCTACGAAATAAGCACTATAATACTAGTACTGAACTAATAATATAGTGCTTATATAGTTATTTCAAAATATTATTTACAAAGTTAAAATGCTGTTTACTAGTAAAGTTTTCTCAACCTGATTCATAATATCCTTTTTCATAGAATCAGTTATAATTTGAGTGAATGCATTATATACAGTAAACATATTTGCGTTATCATCTGATATAAGATATGGACTATCTTTTTTATCAAATAATAATTTATAAGCATCAATAGGAGTTGATGTGGCTAATTTTACTTTACCAAAACCATTATCAATAGATTCTGACATACAGTTACGAACCCATCTACCTAAATGCTCATTTACAAAACTCTTATTGGTATAATCGAAATCTGTATCAGCAAAACGTCTGAGAGTAACTCCTATCTCTGTGGTTTGCTCTACAAGTCTTGTAATTGGTTTAAAATTAATTGGAGTCTCTGGTTCTATTTCATTAACTACTAAACTATCTGGATTAAATACACAAAGATTCGTACATGCAGAATTCAGAGCACCTGAATACATTTTTACAACAGCTTTTCTAGTGTCTAGACCATATACCATACCAATTACCTGCTGATGATTAGCATATTGATATTCATTTGGTAATACTGCTTCTAACCATACTCTATTAAAAGTTAAATCAGCAGTATCTATGTCACCATTTTTATTATAAGTGATTTGATCAGGTAATTTTACATGTACTCTAATATCAGAAGTTAATTTTTGAACTCTTTCTAGAAAAGGCTCAATATATCCTCTAGTAGGAAGATAATCTTTACCTTTAATACTAGTAGCTTTTCCTTTTAATACTTCTTCTAAAGTAAATTCAGTTGGCATTCTCTCCATTGTATGTGAAAAACATTATATTATCAATAATTTCTTTATCTAATAATTTTTGTACTAAATTATGGGGAGTATCTTCCGCATAATTAACTTTATTTATATCTACACTAGTAATATATATCCACTTACTCCCGTTGTATAATATTTGCCCACAGGGATATGAATTTTTATAGCAGATAAGTAGTGTCTTGTTATCTTTAGTAATTTCATTAGTTACCATCTTAATGTAGTGAGAAACTCTTCATCAGATACTTCTTCAAAGTCTCCGTCTCCGTAAATAACATCTGAGATATTATATTCTACTATTTTAAACTCTGGTTTGCCATGACTATGCCAATATTCTGTAACATGTTTTGCATTACAATTGGGACTAGGACCTAATGCAATACTACAAGAAAATTTATTAGTTTCATAGCAATGTCCTTTATAAAAGTTTTGACATTTCTTTATATAGTCAATAATAGCATTAACTTCTTCTGGGCAAGTAATAACTTCTTTTAGTGGGAGAACTTTTTTATAATCTCTATAAGCAGGTTTATCAGGAGTAGCTTCTTTATAATCATCTTCTATACCTCCTTCTAAGAGTTGCTTAATTAATATTTCAAAAGTATCATCCCAAGTATCCTTAATACCATATGCATACATATAAGTGTCTCTTATATAATTAAAATTATCTTGAGATAAATAATGTCTAGCATATAAAGGATCTTTTTCACTATCTTTAAATCCATTCTTAATAAGCTCATCCAAATCTATAGAAGGCTGAGCCCATCTATACATTTCTACAAAACACTTATGTAAAGCTTCCTGTAAAATGTCTTCTCTGCTAATCATCGTTGTTAGTATAAAATTCTAATAATCTAAAATTATCTGCTATATGTTTAGTATCTATTAAGTCATTGACTAATTCTAATAATGTACCTTTACATGTATCAAATTGACCATTATCTATATTGTCACAAAAATACCACAGATCGGTATCTGAACAATATGAAATGCTTCCTACAGCCATACCTTCTTTATAAGCGATAATTATACCTTTATAATTATTAGTAATAGCTGCTAAATCTATAGTAGTATCACTACTTTTAGGAATAGTAATATATTTCATTGTTTAAAGTCAATTAATTTAAAACTATCGGCGTAATTATTTGACATTATAGCTTTTAGTAATGCTAGCAAATTTTCATTACATTTAAAACTACAATCTATGGTAATATCATCGAAATATTCCCATGTAATATCTTCATTGTTATAGCCAATGAATCCAACTGGTTTATTACATTTGTATGCTAAAATAATACCCGAAGTATTCTCATTTATATCAGAAATATCTATAAATTTATCGGATATTTCTGGAAGTCTTATGTCTCTCATTAATTATTTCCTTTAATAGTTCCCATCAAAATATCTTTATCTTTTACAATAGTATAATTAATACCCCATTTAGTATGTCCAAAATTAGCTGTAATATAATTACTACTACCATACATACTACCTACTGATATATAATCAAACTGCTTACCAGTAGTATAAGCATAATTATGTAAATCACCTTTTACTACATAAATATGAGGACTACATATACCTTTTTCTGCTATATAATTAGCAAAGAATAATTCAGTCTGAGGATTTAAAGTAAGAGGAAATTGTCTAGTCTGAGAATTATTATCTTTACCATGAGCATATAGGAATTGATGATCTCCAATGATGAAATTATCAATAGGATAGTTACTAATATAACTCTTAACATTATATTTAGTTAAATATGCAGCTAAAAGTTTCTGATTTAACCATTCAAAATCACCACCATGATTAGATTCTCCTATAGAGAGATAATTAAAATCTTTACTTTTTACTTTTACTGTAAGAGTAGCAAAGAACTCCATCATACACTCTATAAATGCTTCACTAATTTCTTTATTATCAAGAATCTCAGGAAGCTCATGACCCCCTCTAGTAGTTTCTTTATTGAACCCATCAATAGAATCTCCAAGATTAACTACATATATAGAATGATATTCTTGTCCCACAAAAGATTCCACAATTCTAGATAATCTAGATTTAATTTCTGGAACATCATAAGAAGGTAACTGTACAAAACTACTATATTTAGCATTATAAGCTCCGATATGTAAATCAGATAACCATATAATTAAATCAGGATATTTTGCTTCTTTATTATTAATATTTACTGGAAGCTCTTTATAATCCTTTACTGTATTTTTAATAGTATCTTCTATAAGTTCCTTATTTAAAGACTTAGAGGTTTCCTTAGTTAACTTAGTAACTAAAGCTCTTAAATCCTTTACCTCATCTTTCTCTATTCTTTTTAAGAAATCATTCTCTTTTTCCCTAAGATGCATTTCTTTTAATTCATCCTCAGTATATTCTTCATACATATGAGGAGCAAATGGAGAGGATGCTTTAGTAATATTAAAAGCTCGTAAAATTCTTTTAAAGTCAATAAGAGAATAGTCTGGGAAATATCTGCTGACAATCTGCTGGGTTAAACCAGAACCGTAATAAGTATACATTCTATATACACTATTCATTTCGTTTCTAGTAAAGACTCCTGTGATTGCGGGCTTATTTCTTCTGAAAATCTCAAACTTATATCCAGTAATTTTACCAGTCTCCTCATTTCTTATTTCCCAAGTATTAGAAGCATCATCTGTATCTTTCTTTACTTCTTTTTTCTTAGTATCCTTTAGTCTAGCATATAATTCCAATATCTTCTTATCATCTTCATCTTTATTTTCTTTCTTTCTAAGATTTCTCATTGTGATATATACAGTATTTATATTTTTTCCTGATATAGTACACTGAGCTTTTAAAGAACGATTATTATTAATTGCATCATTAAAGAACTTAATATAAGAAGATTTTGTTGCTTGTTTCATACTTTTTTAAAAATTAGATAGCTGTTACGCCTTTATAAATAAAAGTATCTAGTAAAATAAAAGGTATCTAAATTAAAAAAGGCAGATACTCTCGCGAGCACCTGCCTTACTTTAAAAATTATGAATAAAATTAAAATTCCAAACCAAAGAACATATAGCGACCATTCTTAGTACTCTTAGATGGAGTATAAGTTACAGTAGCTACTACTGGGTCAGAGCCAATAGACTCCTTACCCTGAACGATATCGATCTGACCCTTAAAGCCCTTCTTAATAAGTTCCTTAGCCATTTCCTTAGCTGCGGTCTTAGTAGGACGAATAACCTTTGTATCTGGTTCAACACGACCAGTATCGTTACCATCCTTATCAAGAATTGCTTCACCAGCCTTTTCGTTCTTTACACGCTCAGACTTCAAAGTCTTCAGTACTTCCTTTGTATCATGGTCTACCAAATCAAACTTCTTCTGAGTATCACGCTTACCCTCAGTCTTAATATCAACAACCTTCCAAGGACGCTCACGTGTACTTACAACAGCACTAGAAAGAGTTACAATGAAACCACTACCAGGAGCATTCTTAGTCTTTTTCTTCAAATACTCCAACTTAAATTCCTTCTCATCATTAGAAGTTACTTTAGCATTCTTCTCATGGAACTTCTTCCATGCCTGTGTTGCATCACCATTAATATGAAAATTCTCTTTCTCTACCTGTGCTACTGCTGCTTCCTTTGTTTCTGCACTTACTTCAAAACTCTTAAAATTAAAAATTTCACTCATTTTCAAAAATATATTAACATTAATTCTTATTATCAAATCATCTGCGATGTTTTTTCTTTATCTTTGTAAGGCTAATATAATCTATATTTTTTGCCTCCAAAAAGAAAATTATAAAAAAATTAATTTTTTTAGAATGGAAGAAATTTTCCCATTAATTCTCTTATTTTTGTTGGCATATCTTTTGGTTGCACGCCAAATGTTGGAAAATCGGTACATCCATATGAAAAATCCTCAGTGATGATAGCAATAGCTTGTATTGTATCTTCATCAAGACCTGTTTTTTCTGCTAATTTAGCAGTTACTTCATAATAAGTAACTCCAGGTTTTTTCTTCTTCATAGAATTTACCATATATCCAAGTAACGATATAAGTGCAAATTTTAAATTTATACTTTCCCCTAAAGACCCTAAACTAAAGTATTTACGATATAAATCGGAAAGTTTAGTATAATCAGGTCTCTTGAGTAATTCCGAATCCCTCATAACCATGCATACAATAGAATGCTACTAATTTAAGAAGGTGAGTAAACTCTTTAAATCCTTTATTAAAAAGTTCTCTAGTCATAGGAACTACTTTAGTATTAAAATTTGGAATAGTTTCTACTACTAAGAAATTACTTCTAATTTTAGGATTCTCAATGTTATAATTCTTCTTAGCAGCCATAGTTAATAACCAACTATATAAAGCCATCTCTCTATAATAGTGATATTTAATAAGAGCTCCTTTAGCAAAGTTATTTATTAAATCTCCTGTGGTTTTTAAATCATTTACAGTGATTATTCCTTCTTCTTTATCTATACTATAATTATCAAGTTTAGACTTAATTTTTAGTATAAAAGGTTTATGCTCTGGAGCCTCTACTAAAACATCTATAAGGAAAGCTATCTCATTACCAATAATTGGTTGTTCTAGTAATCCTTCAGGGTTTAGTAAAGATTGAATTTGTGTATCACTATCTAGAGACTCTAGACAGACTTTCAGTTTAGCATGATTTTTAGGATCTGTAAATATTGGTGTTCTAGCATCATTATTTTCTTTTTCAAAAGCTTTTCTATTACACCAGTATTGAGCACAGTCTGCTAGCACTTTTTCTATTTTTTTATCTGACATTTTATCTTTATAATAATCGCATTTATCAGATGCTTCTAATATAATATCATTAGTAACATTGATACCTTGTGTTTTCTTATAAATATAGTCTGCCATTGACCCCATTTTAGCAGTAGGTCTGCTAACATCTGTCAGAAAGAAGTCATCAGGTTGTAAAACTAAAGTATGCAACCAACTACCAAATTCCAAGCTAGTTGTATTTAACTTAGTCTTACCCCAATTATCAAAGAACTCTGTTGGAGAACCATCTTGATCTGGATTTATCTTAGATAATCTAGAGTTTGAGATATAATTATTATACTTTTCAGAGAAATAAGTATTGTCATCAATATCTTCAACTCTTAAAGTTTCTATCAGAGGTTTAATAGAAATTTGACTTAATTTCACGTAAGTAATTGTTAAAGTCTTCCGACTCTTTTATACATTCATACCCATATTCTATCTCTTCTTTATCTAAACTATAAATCTTACCATAAGGACCCCATTTTTCATTAGATTCAGAAGCTATTAATAAGCAAGGCAATCCTGCTAGATTCATCTGAATAAAATTACTAATAGAATCATCAATAAAAATATCAACTCTACCTTTTATATACCGAGCTTTATTAGCACGCTGGCACAAGACTTGATAAACAGGTTTACTAGGATAACCATTATTCTTTAGCCATGTTTTACTATAGTCTTTATTGCATACTCTTTTAGTACAATATAATTCAGGTATAAAGTTTATTTTATTTTTTATTGGAAGATTTATCCACCATTCTCTGTCTTTTATTAAAACTTGTTGTACATTTTTTGTTATTTCTCCATCAGACTTAGGATATCCAAATCTTTTTAAATATGGATTCATAAACTCATTTAATGTATCATCTAAATCTAAACCAATTCTTAATTTCATAGATTAAATAATTCCTCAATATCTCTTATATATGTTACCCCAATACCTTTCTTAGCCAATTCAGCTCTGATATTTATCCAGCTATCATTGTTATCAAGAATAGCATATGTATCATCGTCTAAATTTAAGTACTTATCAACTTCTTCTTTAGCCTTTTCAACAGCTTCCTCATATGAAGATGCTGTTAACTTATGAAGTTTATTTTTATTACTCTGACAAATTGCAAAAATATAATTATTCATTTGGTATTGTTATATATAATTATCATTATAATAATAAATAATATCATTATGGTGATTGGGAGTGATAAAAATATTACCACTGCTAATGTTATCCAACTCCATAATAATATTCCAAAAATCTTAAGTAAAATTAATATTATACTTATTATAAAATCTATTACTCCTAAGATTAATAATTCCCTCATATTAAATTATTACTTTTAGAATAACATTCTAATAAAGTATAAAAGAAATCCATTCCTACAAATGCTATAGAAGGCTTATCTAAGTTTTGTAAAGAATAATCTAAAATATCAGGTATTAATTTTAAATTTATATTCCAAGGAATTTCAATAAGTTTTATATTTTCTATAGAGCAATATTTTCTTATAGCATTATCTCTAAGTCTTTGTTTTTCAAACTGTATTTTACCTCCAAAGTGTTTCACAGGCGTATAATGTTGTATTCCATTATATTCTATAAATACATTATATTCAGGTAAATAAAAATCTATATAAGCTTTACCGGTATAATTAATATTAGTATCTATAGGAATGTTATATTGAGGAATTACCCAAATATCTTTATTTTTAAGATATTGAAGTATAGCTTTTTCGCCATGAGATTGATTACATTTAGGGCATCCAGCTTGATTATATAAATGGTCATGAGCACTTTGAGTTATTACACCATGACTAGGACAAATATATTGAATTGAATTATTTATTCCTGTATAATTAGTAATAGAATAATCATATTCAGGATGAGTAATTTGGACTCTTCTTATATATTCATCGTTAGACATAGTGTGCGTTTTAGCAGCACTTATTCTTCCGCATATTGGACAACCTTTACCACTAAGATGATTATTAGGATCTTGAATAAAGTCTCCATGAATAGGGCAAGTTATAATAACTTTCTAATATCTATTTTTATAAACTACTTTATCATAATTATATTTATTATTATGAACTTTATTAGCTTTTTCAATAAAAGTTTCTTTAGTATCAGCCCTATCTTTAGATAATTTTTCAAATTTACATTTAGGGCAACCTTGTCCTCTAGAATGTTGATCTGGAGTCTACCAAAATTCTCCATGCTCTATTCCATTCTCATCTTTATTATGACATATTATACAAACCTTATCTTTTTTTGTTTTATAAATTACCTTAGAATAGTCATATTTATCACCATGAGCATTTTTAGCCTATTTTATAAATTCACTTGTTGTTAACCTTGTCATGCTCTAATAAACTATAAAAATAAGTTTTTGGTATAATCACAAATTCTTTTAATCCAGTTGTTACATTTTGTTTTTTCCAAAAAATAGCAAGAGGTCTGTCAGTATAACCAACTTCAGCATTTATTTTTGCTACGTTTGGAATATTAGCTGTGGCTTTACACTGAACATAACAACTTAAATGATCCTCTGTTTCTGCTATATCTATTTTTGCATTATCTAAATTACGATTTTGTGATCTAGAACTAACTAATCCTTTATAACCTAAATCAGTAAGTTCCTTTATAACATCTAATTCATATTTATGACCTTTATTTCTAGACTTTTTAGCTTGATAACTCTTCTTAGTATGGCTATCTATCCATTCATATAAAGTGCCGTCAGCCATTTTTCCAGATTTATTACATCTAATTTTAAGAGCTGCTTGACTTATTTTAGTTTTCTCAGAGCATTCCTCTATAGATGAATAATCGTGCACATCGCCGTTCTTATATGTTATTCTAATAGCAGTATTCAGATTCTAATTACTTTTTGACATAGTTACTTAATTTTTTTATATAATATTTTATAAATTTTAAAGTATTCTGTCGACCATATTTTTTATAAAAATCACTTATATCTTTTACTTTGAATTTATGAGGTATAAAGAAATAAAGTAATTCTGGATGATTTTTTCTTATCTTAGCCATATTAAACATTCCAGGTCTATCATTATCATAAAAAGTTACTATATAAGTAAATCTTTCTTTTAGATCATTTAACATGTTTTCAGATAACCATTGTGTTTCACTATTTGGAGCACAGGCTGTTACACCTAAACCTCTTAAACACATAGTATCCTTCATACTTTTAGTTATAACTAATAAAGTACCTTTTTTAGGTAACTGACTATAACCTTGAACCTTTTTAGAGGGCCAATTTGTTAGAAATCTATATTCCTTACGTTTAGGATAATAAATTCTCCACAATTCTTTACCTTGCATTGTTCCTCCATAATATCCGAAGATAAAGTTATCTTTGGTCTTTATAGTTTGAATATTACCATTTAAAAATACAGTACGACAAGAATATACTTTATATTTATTTAGTAATTCTAAAGAAACTCCTTGTTTACCCCACCATTTTAATTCATCTTCTGAGAAATCTTTTATTTCTACTCGTATATCTGCTGGCTCATTTGTTTTAACAAAAGAAGTGCTTGATTGTATTACAGAATGATAATTATTTTGTCCTTTTAATAAGCCAAAATCTTTAGCTATAATATCTAATGCTTGATGATATTTACAAGCATATTTAGTCATAACTACAGATATAAAGTTTCCATAAAAACTCCCATTAAAATCATGGAATATAAGTTCTCCTTTAGAGTTACGAAAAAAGGAAGCCGTAGGATTTTTATCTTTACGTAAAGGATTACAAATTAATTTTTTTGAAACTTTTACGCCAAGATAATATTCCATATAGGCTTCCTCTGTGTTATATTTAAGTAAGTAGTCCTTAGTAATATCTGGTTTATAAGAAAAATCTAATTCCATAAAAACTACTTACTTTATAATTACTACATATCCGCCAGCATAGCATCGAAGTCTTCATCTTGAGCCTCCTTGCCTTCAGTAGAGTCAATAGATTTAGCCTCTTCTGAATCAGCTGCTGGTACAGGAGTAGTAGGCTTACGCTTCTCCATATCCTCTTTCTGCTTAATCTCATAACTAGAGAATGACAATTTATCTTCCTCTAAGCTAGCAAAATTATCACGGATATAGAACTGTCCATCACTATTAATAGCTCCAATATCAGGAATCTTAGCAAATACATTACCAGTTTCCTTTGAAATTCCCTTTTCATCCTTTTTCTTTTCCTTACGACCGCTAAGCTTTAAATAAAAGTTTTTATTCATACAATACTTAGTCAATACTGCCTGGAAAAGCTGCATGAATTGGTCAGTACTCTTACAAGTAGGAGCTTTAGTTACAAACAATTCTTTAGCTTTATCACCACCTACTACTGTTATAATATGCAGCATAAAACCTTTAAGCTGTTCAAATGCTGAAGGAAGTACATATGGGAATTCTACACCCTTAGAATCCTTTCTCTTACCCTCATATCTTTTAGCAGAACTTTCATTAGGATAAAACAATGATTCTTGATAAGTTCCTTGTTCTCCTTCAAAATGAAGTACCAGAGATTTCCAAGTTGTACTAGGGTCTTGTTTACCTTGACCTTCCTTAGTTTCTACACTTTTTAACTGAACGAGATAAATTCCATAAGGACGAAGACCTTTCTTACTTGTAGGATTAATATCACCAAGACCACCAAAATTTAAATTCATATTGCTATATTATTAAAGATTATCGAAATTAAAATCATTATCTGAGATTTCTGTATCATCTGCGTTGCCGTCAATAAGACTAGCCATTTCGTCATCTAATTCATCTTCTGATGCAATATCCTCTGCTTCAGGAACTACATCTTCTTTAATCTCAGGCTCTCGATTACCTGTTAATATAAACAATCCATCAATTTTAGGATGTGGAGTGAAAGTAAACTCATTACCATGCTCAGCAAGGTTCTGGTTATTCTTTCCTCTATATGAAACTGCATTCTTCTGAGTTAATTTATTACCTGACTGCGTACCAAATGTTTCAGCAGCTCCGATAACTAAGCACTCCTTCTTATTAAGTTTCTGCTGTTTAATGTCTACCTTATCTCCTGGTTCTACACCAAGAGCCTCAACAGCAGCCTTATTAAGAATATACTTATTCTCCTCAAGAATTAATAGTGGATTAGGATTTGTATCATCTACTTCTGAATCTTTCTTTTTAGAAGAAGACTTACGAGTAGACGGCTTCTTTACAGAATCATCCTTCAATTCACGTGTATCAGTAAAAATTTCTCCAGTTTCTTCATTAAGCCACTCGGACTTAATTGTCATTTTAATTAGCTTCATTTAAAATATTGTCATCATTATTGGTTTCATTATGGTCATCTGCGATTTCTTCTTCTTCCTCACCATATTCAAAGTTATGGATAGTATCTAAAACCTTCTGCATATTAGGTTCAATCAGTTTATCTTTAAAACATCCATCAACACTACGACAAGTATCGTTACCATTGGTTTTAGTTCTAAAGAAATAACTAATATTGCCCTCATCATCAACCTGGCGTTCAGTATATAAAATATAAGAAAATAAACCATCAATATTTACAGTTCTATCCAACATTTTACCACTAGAATATAACTGCCAATGTTCATCGAGGTCAGTACCAGCATTAATAATATGACTAATGAATACTACATTAAGATCTTCACGCAGTTCACTAGCTTCCATGATTAAATCATAATAATTTTTAGCAAACACAACGTGCTTATCCCAACCTTTTTCAAGGGCAGAATCCATTATATTATTTGAAAGACAATAGTTAGCATCATCTACGACTACTGTCTTAATATCAGAACGTAATTTATCAATAATCTTTAACCACTTACCAATAGTAGTATAATCATTAGACACAAGCCAATTTCCAACTGGCTTCTTATTTACAACTTCAGCTTTCTTGTACTTACGTCTAAATCCAGGAATTTGAAGTTGCTTGTTAGTACAACTAATGATAAATGTTGATTTATAATCTAAATAACGCAAAGAAGTGCTTTTTCCGGTACCACTCAAACCTGCTAAACCAATAATCATAAACTATAGTCTAATTTATTTTTCACTTTTTCATCTTCAATATTATCTGTTAAATTATTATTATTATTATCTGTAGCTCGGTATTTAGAATAATCATAAATCTCGGAAGGGGGAGGTAATTCTACCCATTTATTCACCATGCCATCAAAGAAACAACAATCAGCTACTTGATTTTCTCCATATCTTGATTTTAACACAAGAATACTTCTAAATCTATAACCCATTTCTTTTACTTGATATCCTCTATAAGAAGAACGTTTATCAACTTGAGGATTATAGACAGCTAGAATCAATTCTGCTGCTTCACTTGGAGTACCAGTTTCCTTGATATCCTCAACCATTGGTTCCATGAAAGCTTCATTTTTCTTTCTGTCCATGTTAGCTACACTTCTATTAGACTGCATAATGAAAAGAACAGATAAATCAGTTTTATTTCTAACAACTACAAGTTTATTAGCACATTCGTCAATCTCTCCTTTTTTAGTGCGTCCATTAGCAGGTATTAAAAGTCCCGCATGGTCAATTACAGCTAAAACAGTTTGTTCAGGATTATTAGGAGTATAATGACCATCTTCAAAAGTGCCCTCTTCTTTAAGAACCTGCATAATTTCAGATATTACCTTATCAGAAGTATGGGCACCATCAAATATAATTAATTTTTTATATACCTTTTCTAACCATTCATATCCTAATTTTACATATTCATATATATCATCTGGTAAAGTATAATCTTTACCTATAGAAAGTATCTGTTTAACAGATATTCTAATATGATAAGTATCATACAAATACGTACTTAATAGTTTAGCTATAATAAAGGATTCTTTCATCTCAAGAGCAAAGAAGATAATCTTAATTTTATCATCTTCTAGATGCTCTTTTAATGGAGTGTAAACATATGAATATAGGGCTGCACTTGATTTCAGTTATGTTATCCTATAGGCTTTTTATCCTATAGTTCTATAGCTTATTATTTGCTATAGCTCGGCGTACATTTTCACCTTCAGCATTGCCTGTTAAGGGCAGACCACTCTTGGAACTATTGTATTCTAACAGAAATAGTTCAGCTATTAACTAGACTATTTATTAGGTTCAAGTTCTACGCTCTACGATGCTACAGATTCTTTAGTTTCTGTAGTTATCTCGGTATTAGCATCACAGCCTTCACCGATATTGGTCTGAATTGGTCTATATGATTTCTCATATAGCTGGCGAAAATATATAAATTTCTCATATTTTCTATCTAAATATATAGTACAATTATCATATAAATATTTTATTATATTGTAAGCTTTTAAGCCATCTTTTATAAAAGAACTAGTTATATTATTACTTTCTGGATTTTTATATTGTAAAGTGTAAGACATATTATAGGGAATGTAATTAATTAACTTTACTAAAAATTGTTCAGTCCCTAAAACATTAATGCATATTTTGGTATGTTCTTTATTAGAGTAACTAATACAACCATCACCATCCCAATATCCACGAATAAAGTGTCTTATTAAATCTTTGGATTTAAAGATATTTTCATTAGGAAATTGCAGAGTTAAACTTTTTCTAGGAGTACATCCATATTTATTTAAAGTTTTCCATAAATGTTTATCAGTAATCCACCAACGACATCTTTCACAACGTTTTCCCTCGCAGTTAACATATCCCATTTTTACATTATCATTTTCATGTTTCATAAATTTATTAAACTTATGTAAATGTCCAGCATCAGAACCTTTTAAAGATATTTCAAATGTGTAATGAGCTTTTTTATTTTCTTTTAAAGGACTGCTATCCATATAACCATCAGCAAATATAAACCCTAACCAATAAGCTTTTTCTTCTGTATCTATACAATCAAAAACTGTATTATCAAATTTTAACCTATTCTGATAATTAATTACTTCTATATTTAATTCTTTTAATCTTTTAGATAAAGTACCTATATCAATATGGTATTTTGTACATATTTTAGTTAAACTAGGGTTATTATTTATATTATCTATATACTCCTCCGTAGCTTTTTTAAGTCCTATTATAGAACTTAATTTAGCTCCTCGATACATTTTATAACCTAGTTCCTCTAATCTTTTAGATAATTCCCTAACATCTGATAACTTTAAAATTGCTCTAATCTGAGTAAGAGTTCCTTCTCCATTAAGAAATTTTTTACTCCTAAATCGATTTTTTCTTCATATGTCATATATTAGTCTATTATTTTTACTAATATATGATAGATGCAATTTTTTAGTATCAAAGGGAATTGTAAGAAATTTTTTAATCACCAATACCTGAACTAGCAAACAATAATGTGAAGGTACTTTTAGTAAGTCCACCTGTTATTTCTTCTAGTTTAGGTAACCCTATACTTAATCCATGATTTCTTCCTAATCTACCGTTTTCTACTTCTTTCTTAAAACTCTCTAAACTCACAGAGTTGCAACAGTATTACAGTCCATTCCAGTGTCTCCATTCTTTAAAGCTTCAAGGTCTTCCCATTTTTCATCTACAATAAATGTAGCTAAGCTATAATTAATAATACCATTATCAGTATTAGCTTCCCAATCTAGTAAATCAATAATCTTTTTATGAAGTTCTTCATTCCAATGGATTTTCTTTCCATAAGTTCTATAAGCATCTTCAAGACTATTAAACTTTTTAGAAACACCTAGCATACTAGTTAAGCATCCATTAATATTTCTAAATCTAGGATAATGTTCTCTAAGTTCTTTTCCCATTTCAAAGGAACTCTTAGCTAAACATTTTAGGAAGTTTTTATTAAATGGTATCTCTTCAGGAACTAGTTTCATTCCTGGAATAATTTTATAACTTTTAAGGATAAGACCTTTATCTTGTAAAGATTTAAGTACATCTATAAAACTTCCTACATACTTTTTATCAATAGCCAAATACCTACGAAGATAATCTTCTGAATAATCTTCTATATAAGCATTTATAGCTTTAATAACAAATAATTCAGTAGGAGTAATATTATATTTTTCTAAAATTGTTATTTCTTCATCAATGTTTAAATCAAACATACAGTAATTCGGATAATTAAAAGTCTTCCATACTGTAATTAAGTTAATCTCTTCTCAGAGCGATATTAATACATAGATTCAGAATCTAAAATCAAATTTAGGAACTATCTTTTCACCTGGGGTAAAGTCTTTACCTTGTAATACTTTATCCAATTCTGATTCGTCTATAGTTATAAAAGAATCTCCCTTATGAGAATCATAAAACCACTTAGTTTCTTGAGTTCTATTTAATACTATATTGAATATCTCTGCTGTCTTACCTTTTTCAAAGCGGATTGATCTTCCTCTCCGTTGACAAGCTCTAGTAGTTGAACTATCTAATCCAAATATAATAGCTACAGAAAGACCTTTTACATCAAGTCCTTCATCAGCTTTTTTTACTGTAGATAATAAAGTTATCTTTCCAGAGTTAAAATCTTCAATAGCTGTAGCACTTCTTTTCTTAGAAGTTCTACTAGAATATACAGTAGCATTAGGAATTTTTTCTGCCATTTTAATATTATTAGCAAAAGTTATTATTTTTTTATCCTTTCTAGCTTCTATAATTTTCTTTACTATTTCAATTTTCTTTGGATGATTATTTATGAAAGCTTTTTTCTCATGCATAGTAGACCAGAATCTGATAGCATGGTAATTTATATTTTGCAATACTTCAGATTTTTTGTTAGGATCACTACACATAGAATCTCTTAGGAGTAGTTTATTTCGCCAACCCATAGGACCGGCTAATTTATTAACTAACTCCCAAGAGAATCCGAAGAATTCAAAATGAGAAATGAATTCTTTATTTATTTTTTCATATTCTTCTAAATCATCAACATTTACTAAGACTAGATATTCTTTATATGGGCTAACCCAACCATTTGCAAGACAAGTATTAATATCAATAGTATCAATTACTGGACAGTATTTTGCTAATATTTTATCTCTACCATCAAGACGCTCAAAAGTAGCTGTAAGACCTAAGATAAATTGGTATTTTACTACTTCAAATAATCTTACAAAAGTCTCAGCTGCATATCTATGCGCTTCATCCAGTACTAAAAGATCATATTTGGCAGGATGTTTTATTACAGTGTTTATTATTTGTACATCACAACTTAATCCTAGCCCATTAGAATCTATATGACCACACCATTGTTTTTGTAAAGTTTCTGTTGGTACAATTATTAGTACTCGATATTGTGGAAAGTGTTTTAGCACTGTTTTAATACAGTTTAGTCCTATTCTGCTCTTACCAAATCCAGTAGATGCGACTATTGTCCCCACACAACGATTTTTTATCCATTTTCTACGACACTCTTCTTGTCGTTCATCTCTAGTGATTTTATGAAATAGTTCTCCTTCAATCAGAGAGTTTGTAGCCATTATAATCAGCTACTGCTTTGATTTGTTTAATACGCTTCTCCCACTCTGAAGCTTGCCATCTAACCTTATTTTCGAGATGCAGTAAAACTTTATCTCTTAAGGTTTCCAATTGTACTTTAGTCAGATCATTATAACGCTTATCATATTTATCCTTACGGAAGGTAAGCATTGCGCTAAACTCTTTTAGAGTTAAGCCTTTTCTATCATCAATTTTTAAAACAAGACCTTTTCTATCTTCAGGATTCTTAGGGTCTCTCAATTTAATATTTAGAAGTTCAGCAACTTGCTTAATTCTATCTACTAAACGACCATTCTCGTCTTTCTTATTTAATTCTAATAACTCAGAACGTGTAAACCACAATCCAAGCTCAGTAATAAATGTAAGAGTAATGTGTTTACGGACACATTTACCTAAAGCAGATAAACAAGCTTCTCTAACGATATACAATGGTAATGAAGCAAACATGGTAAATGAATCTTCATCACTATTCATAATATCATTAAGAGTCCACTCTTTAAAGAGAGTCTCTGCAATAGCACTAACATTTGTCTCGCCTTCACCACTTTCTGCATTCTCTTTAGCAAACTGTTCTGCCTGAGCAGTAATCTGCTGATTGAGCATATTAAAGAAACTAGTTCTTACAATACCTTGTCTAGTACTACCTTCACCTGGATACAATAGCCAAATTAAGAACAACTCAGCATTACAGCGAGTTCTTTGATCTTCAATCTGTTCCAACAAAACTCGTCGTCCAGGATTTTCATAGTTGTCACTATAAAGCATTGATTCACAATGTTTATATGCTTTACGTAATTCTTCTTCAGTCATATCTATCATTTTCATGGAAGACTGAATGCGTTCACCATCTACAATTTTTCTGGAACCTTTCCAGAGAAATGTTTCTACATCGTTATTCTTAGCTTCAAAAGCTTGATTGAGTTTATCACCTAAAACTGTTGTCATAAATCTTAAAGATTATTTATTGTATTATTATATCATCTACGTTTTTAGGTCTCTGAGGGACAAACTTAATAAACCAGACATTATTATATCTGTATTTCTGTTGTATGTCTCCATCGTACCATTCATCTATCCCTGCTATTACAGGCTTCACTTCGAGATAACCAATATCCCCATAATTTATAGTAGCAGCGCTCCAATTAGGAGGTTGAGTACACATAAGGTATTTAGTCTTTTCTCTAAGCTTATCCTCATTATCTAACAATTCGAATACATATATCACATAGCCTAAGCTATCATTAAATTTCTCAAGTAATTTACTATAAACAACCATTAATTGATAAATAAATTTCCGCAATAATATGGTAATCCTTTTTCAAGGCGTAAATATTATTTATCAATTTTTAGTAATTTTAGTTATCTAGGATTATAATTTCTGCATCCATACTTAGCAAAATTACATTTAAGCATGTCCATATTTACTAAGCATTTATATCTTTTACAATTCTTACAATCTCTATCTGGAAATTTAAATTTCTTACCGTCAGTATCCTTTATGTAAGTATCTAATGTATTAGAGCACATATTATAGATAATATACTTATACCTCCAAATAAATAATTCAATTTTGATAATTTTTTATTTTGCATATACAATTCATTATTTTTATCAGATTGAATCTTTATTTGATAATTTTTATATGTTAGCGTACTATCCAGCGTATTTACTAAAGATTTGTAGTTATTTATTTGAATTTTTTGTAGACTATCATTTACTAGTAAATATTTATGCTCATTAAAAATAAGATTAGTTATTTTTAATTGATACGGTGTCAATAAGAAGTTTTCTCCCGACTTCTTGAATGTAGTTTGTGAAAAACTGCATGTCGCTATCAGGAGACTGCTTAATAATATTGTCCTTCTCTTTAACATAGATAGTTTTATTATAGTAGATAGCAGTATCACACTTATTGATATCAACTTTAATAGAATTTTTCTTACTATTTAATGAGTCTATTTTTCTTTCTAAGGTATCTGTAGGCATTACAGTAGTAGATTTAAACCCTTTATATAAAAAGATAGTAGCTCCTATAATAGTAATAAAAATTAATATTAAAATTAATCTATCTAAAAGTTTCATTAATCTGCTACTGCCTTATTATATAAAGCTTCTTTTTGAGCTAAAGCTTTAGTTTTTTCTTTAGCTTTTTCATATTTATCTTTAGCTTTAGCATATGCCACACTATACTGCTCAGGATATTGTTTTACGTGATTAACTTCATTATCAAGTATATATTTTACAGTCTCAATATTAAGAAGTCCTGCTCTACCTAATAGTACGTTGGTATTTCTATCACTAATACTTTTACCATAAGCAATTTTCTTACCAAGTTCGTTGTTGTGTTTATCTACCGGATTACAGAAAGATACTCCAAAACTAAGAATTCTAGTAGGATTTTCAGATATAGTACTTTCTCTAAGAACAGCACATACTACAAAATAATGATCTTTACCTTCGAAGTCTACAAAACTACCTTCTCTGTAATCTACGAGTTTCTGCTTAGTGTTTGTCATAATTTTTTAAATTTGGAATTATTAATAATATAATCTAGAGGAGCTGATACTAAGTCAATGGATTTTATAATTCTGTATCCAATTTTTTTAGTAACTTGTATCCTCTCTTTAAGAGGTTTACTTGAAGATATAAACTTGCTACCTAGCAATTCCTCTCTATCTTTATAGTGAGCATATGCTGTAAGTTCATAGACGAACATCTTAGAAACTGTAATATCTCTATGATGTTCGTCTCTCCAAGTAGTTATAGGAATGGACTTAATCATTCCTCCATCAAAGTAGTATTGTTAGGAGTTTCCCCCACAATATCATATAATCTATGAAGTTCTTTTGTATAGGAATCTAAATATTGTTGCATAGTAAAAGCCTTTTCAGAATTAGCTTTAGCTACTCTATATCTAGCAATTGATGCCATAGCTCCAGATAAGGTTAATCCATATCCTGCTAAAGTAAGTTCCTCTCTAGCCTCTCTAGTTTTAGATTTGGCATTAATGGTCTTCATAATATATAAATCCCAATGAGGACAACTTTCATCATTTGTTGAAGATCTTAATTCAAAATCAGACTCTTTAATTATCATAGATTACTTTGATCCAATACCACCAGGTCTTGTTGTTGCATTCTTTACTGTTTGAGGGAGCTTATCCCACCATACCTGCTTCTGACGAAGTCTTTCAAGCTTTGCCTTATACTTCATTTTAACTAGAATTGAAAATTAAAAGAAAATTAATCATCTGTGTAATATTAAAATTATCTAGGTAAAATACCATAATTTAGTCATAGACACATCTAGAATAGCCTACAAACTTCTAAATTTAGAATCATGAACAATTTATCACTCTAGAAATGAAAATGTCTTAGAGAGACTCTGAGACATTACCTTCAAAGTGCTCATCAGCATACTTACGAGCATCTTTGATATCATCGAAATATCTACTTGGTTTTAATCGGTCACTACGTTTTACCGCAATTTTACCACCAGTAGTACGATAAATAGTAATAGTGTCCACTGTTGCTTTTACAATTTCTTTAGCCATAATTAATTATTTTTAAAAATTTTACTTAAAGTTTCTGTTAATTCAGGATACAGGTAATACAGTGCTAATAACGTATTTATAATTGGACATACTAATATTAATATTGTTATTATATTAGTAGGAACATTAATTTCAGTCCATCTGTCTATAACAGCAAATGCAGATCCAATATAAATAGTTATACCTGCAACAATTATTATTGATATAACTAAATACATTATTCTAATAATTCTAAACTAGCATTACTAGCTAATTCATCCGCTAGATTATTACCAAAACAATCTTGATGTCCCCTAACATGGGTAAATTTAATATTTTTTATTAAAGATTTAACTCTTTCATATTCTTTATCTAAAATATTCCAGAGCTCTACATTCTTTTTTTTCTTCCATCCTTTAGTAAGACATCCTAACACATATTGACTGTCACTTATAAATTCTACTTCATCTATTGGAGTTTTAATGGACTTAAAAGCACATAGCATAGCAATTAATTCCATTTTATTATTAGTAGTATGTTTAAAGCCTTTAGAGTATTTTTTAAATACTTTATCATCCTTCATCCATACTATTCCAATACCTCCCTGGTCAATAGAAGATTTATAAGCACCATCAGTATAAATCTGTAACATAGTTATAAAGATATGTAATCTGCATATTCAAATACTATTCCGTTCTTTTCAGGATCAAAATACGTTGTAGACATACAAAAAGTATCAAAACTATGAGCTTTTCTATAACCATTTAATAAATCTCTGACGTATTCTTCAGTATCACTTATTGTGGAAATATAACAGTGTCCCTCACCTTTAATAACAATTCGTATATCTGAAGCATCATCTAAATCTCCAGTACTAGAACTAATTTCCCAAGTTCTATTATCTGTAAATAATGCTTCTAACTCTAAATTAATGTCATGAATTAAGTCAGGGTCTAATTCATTTTTATTTATAATGATCATTTTTATTCCAAAGTATTAAATAACAACGTTCTCCTTCTAAATTTGAATACCACAATATACATTGGTTATCTGTAATATCTAATCTTGGATCAATTATAATTATTACCAAAATAATAGTTATAATAAGTCCCAAAATATACATTAGATAACCTTAAACATTGTAACATTCTCAGAAAGATTGTCCCAGTCTTTATAAGAATTAGTAAACCATACGTGATTAAAATTTTCTGACAGATTCTTTATACCCTTAGGATTTACCATATGAGTAACTGCAATATTTAAACGCTCTTTAGAAATACCTAAAGCATTAAATGCTTTAGCAATACCACAGAAGGTTCCACCACCATCACATAAATCATCAAGAATTAACAGAGGTTTATCCTGTATATTTTCAGGATTATCTATTTTAATCTCTAAGATTCTTCCAGTAGTTAAATCTCGAACTTTACTACAAGTAATTGCTTTACGATTATATCTGAATTCATTTCTCTTTTCAGCTCCAGCATCTGGGAAAACTAATTGAAATTCTTTCCAAGTATTATTAGATGGATTCTTTTCAGCGTAAAGAGGCATGAATTTAACTCCGAATCTAGGATCATAATAAACATCAGAATGAGGTTCTAAAATTTCAATAGTCTCTGCATTACAATTTTTTAATACATTTAAGACTATTTTTAAAGTGAATGGTCTATTGAAAACCATTACTCGATCCATTCTCATACTCATTAAGTAATAGATATTTATTTTATATAGAACTTCATGTCTATCAAGGATATCTAAAACTTGCATAAGTATAAACAAGTCTTCGGCATTAGTAATTCTACATTTTACTAATACTTGTTCCTTATGACTAAATTCTTCTAATGAAATTTGAACTTCCCCATCAGGGAATCTAGAGATAGAATATTTAATATCACTACCTTCTAGATGTACTAAATTTAATTGTTGCATAATTTATAAATATAAAGAGTTATTGTTGAATCATTAGCAAAAAGTTCTTGAAGCATAGGATAAACTACTCCATCCCAATCTCCTCCTGCTAATCCACATCCTAATTTATAAGGAATGCCTATCTCTGTAATCTCGTTATCTTTACAAAAGTCTTTTAAATCTAATAAAGCTTTTTTAAGAGCATCATAATCAGTATGCCTATTTTCATAGGGAGCTATTGATTCAGTAAAAGAATATTCTCCAAATAAATTAGCTACGAGATTAATAGGCTCATCTCCTGTTATACATACTTGACATTTCCCTAATAATTCTTTAGAATATTTAAAATATTTACAATAATTGGCATATCGTGTATATACGCTATTCCATTTATTTTTAATAGCCTTAGCTATACCTGCCCCCATTACTCCTAAACAATTAGTTTGATGGGCTATAAGAGGTAAATTTGACTGAAGTAAATCTCCATTAACAATTTCTATCATACTAATGTTGAATTTACACGTTCACGAATCTCAGAAAGAGAATATTCTCTTACTAATTCTCCATCTACAAAGACTGTTTTAAGACAACCTTGCAGTTCTGCATCCTTAGTCTGCTGGTCATAAGCGACATACTTACCATTCTCTTCTTCAATTCTAATAAGACCTTTGAGAGAGTTCTTTGTTCCATCATCAGTCTTTGGATGCTTATAGATTTCTATAAGTTTACCATTAATGGTGCATGCGGTCGCTTTAACTGCGAAACCCAAAGAATCTCTACTCTTAAACTGATAAGTATAAGATCCAATACCTAGAACAAGATTACAAGCTGCCATATGAGCGTTTTCCAATCTAGCATAGATATCACGCTGACGCTCCAGAGTAATAGAATCTCCATAAAGCAATCCAACCTTGGTACTTGGATAACGATAGTCATTTACAGTAGTATTCCATCCAAAGATTTTTCCTAGCATATAATATGCTCCATAGTACTGACCTTCAGATACTTCTACATAATGATTTTCATCATCGTCCATAAATGGATTGAAATCACAGTAATACTTACCTTCTTTCATAGCAGTATGATAGTGAGGATTTGTACGAAGACCACAAATAATGTCTACTGGATCACCACTATCAGGACGAATTACTACTCGACCAACACGTTTCATAATATCTGCCTTAAGCTTAGGCAAGAATTTCTCAACTACCTGCCAAAAATCCCAAGTATCAGATACTATTGAGATAATACCTGTTGGATATAAGTCATTAATAAGACGGCGGTATGTTTCAATCTCACCATCCTCACCTCCTGCGCACATTACTGAATGTTCCGAAGCCGGAACAGTTGCAGCTACAAGTTCTTCAGTAACATTTGCATTGTAATAATGTTCTACTGCTTCAATAGCAGGAATTGTTTCACTACCACAGAATGAAGTCATATGAGCCATACCGGAGATAATAGCAGCATCAAGTCCTGCCATACCTCTCATTGAGAAATCGTGACAAGAGAACCCTAGATTTACTTCCTCTGGGAATCCAGTCTTTCTAGCATGTTCCATAAGTCTCTTCTTATAAAGACGAGCACTTGTTGCAGAAGTACAAGGGAGCCATAGAGTACAACTAATTAAAGTTTCCAAGTAATTAGTCAACCAAAAGAAGTCCGGGAGAGTGTTCTTAATAGTCATCATAGGTACTCTTATAGGACAGATAGAACCTTCAGGAAGAGCTTTAATTTCAATAGGAAGATATCCTAAATCATAGAGTTCTTCAATATGCTTTGTCCCAACCTGGTTAAGGTCTACAAAGTTACCTACACGATAAGCAAATTGCTTAATAGCTTCTTCCTTAGGAAGAGCAGACCATTTGTTAAATTCCTCTATCAAATACTTCTTTACAAAGTACTGAATACCAAATACTACAGAACCTTCTGTAGCTTCTGGGAAGTAACGATTACTTCTAGGAGTCCAGTTACTATAGACCATTTGTGTACCCTCTGGGTACATACGATGATGACCAAGCTTGTAGCCATCAGTTGCATTAATAATTTCCATTAATTGATTCTTTTAATGTTAAACCTATACTATATTTATAAAACACTTCAGTTATATAACTCTTAGTTTTTTTGTGGATTTTCATATGAGGCTGTTGTTTAAGCCACCATGTATATTCTCTTCTAGGGTCAGCTCCATATGTTTTAGCTGCTGCTAAATAATCACATATAAGTTCTAGAACATATTTTTTAGGCATTTTAGCAGGAATTCCTCCATTATCTAAGGAATGTATCCAATATTCATAATGGTGAGGATTCCTTCCTCTATGGTGAAGGAATGTTTGACTATATCCTAATATTCTACACTCATTCGCTAAAGAGCTCATTTTATCATCCCAATACTTAATAGCTCTTGAAAATTCTGTAAAACTAAATTTAGACAAATCATGAGTAATACCTTGCCAATATAATCCTATTTGAAAGCAATATTTAGCAACATAATACTTATGAGTTAAGATTCGCTTTATTAATTTCAACCAAACTAAGTTCATAATGCTGATAATTTATTTATATAAATATCTGAATATTTCTTTCCAAGTTTTTGCATTATACTATAGAAACTTCTTCTAAAACTACTATCTTTCATACACAATATCTTTATATTAGAAATTAAATCTTCTGGTATATGTGCTTCAGAATATTCTTTAGACACTATTTCAGAAGATTTAACTAATTCTACTAATAAAGATACTTGATTAGCTTTTTGATAATTCATAAGTGAGAATCCCTAATTGCTGTATAATATCCTAGAATAAAAAAGTCTTTACACTTTCCTAACTCTCTATTAAACATTAATAGATATATAGGAGACTCTGCAATTAATGTTTTCCAAGCTTTATTTACTTTTATTTCAAGAGTATCTGAATTCATAATCCTTCTTTTTCTAAGGAATTCCAATAGTCTGCTTCTAGATCATTCCAATAATCATCTAGATCACTTATAATATCTGTTAGATCTTCCATCAGGTATACAATATAAAATTAGCAATATAATACAGAGTATAATTATAAGTCCTATTCCTATTAAGAATGGGCTAAAAACAACTAACCATGAAATATCTGAATGTAAAATAACTTTAGCAACTAATAAAATAATAAAAGTTACTGGAATAACCCATCCTCCACATCCTAAATTTACATTTACTTTATCACTTGACAACATTTAATAAAGACTTTATATAATCAATAGATTCCTTCACAGATAAGCAGCCTCCACTCTTTAACATAATGTAAGAGCTTTCACCAACTTCTTCTACTAAGGAAATATCATCTACGGCTATTAAATATCTTCTATTAATATTGTCATTGTCTAATGTTAAATCAATAAACACATTTAATCATATTAATAATTTTCTACTAATAATCATCTGCGTTATGATAAGTAAGATAATATAATACTATAAAGATTTAATTCTAGTACAGATCGTTTCTACAGCATTATTAAACTCTTGCTTATTACTATCTAAAATAGTTTCTCTTAAAAACCCTAAATATGAAGTACTACGACTAGTAATAGAAGGTAATCTAAGATTTACTACAATACATTTATTACCATCTATTCTAATTCGTAATGCCCCACACTTTTTATACTTAACCATTTAAATTAATAAATATTAGTAATGCTAATACAAAAATAGGGACTAATAAGATAAACTTACTAGTCCCTTTCTCCTTGCCATCAAAGGCTTCTACAATTTCTTTTAATGTCATCTGTTCATCATATAATTAAAAAATTTATTTTTTGGAAGAGTTCTTAATAATTTTAAAGTATCACTTGCGTAGAAATATCCATCAGTATAATAGTGACTTCCTTCAGGAATTATAAATAAACCTATAGTATCAATAGATTCATCAATATCAAAACTATTATGTGTACCTCCACGACATTCATATCTTCCAGCATAAGGACTTACTATCTTTATATTATATCCAAAAGAATGTAGTCCTATATCTACAGATACACTATTCTTATTTCTGTCTAAGTATGATGTATAAGTTTCTCCTATATTATATCTATAATTAAATATTGGTGAATAATAACCTAACCTACCATAATTTATTAGAGCTTTCCATACACATATGTTAGAAGTAGCTATACATTCTTCTTTATATCGCAAATATAAACACATTATTTAAGAATTTTAACTTTTACATGTTTGATACTGATTCGTTTAGAATTTTTGGGGTGTATTAATATATCAATACGATGTTTATGTCTTTTATTCATGACATCCCTAACTTCATATATTCCAAATCCTTCTATAAACACTTTTTTAGGTTTATTATTTGGAAATAAATAAAGTAAATCACGGGACACAGCACACCACTTAATTTTATTATGTTTTAAATGGTGTAAATTTATTTTAGAACCATCAGCTGTAACTAATGGTTTATTATCACACTGACTCTTTACTGGTTGATAACAAGTAAGAGTTACATGAGTTATTGTTTGAGCAATACTTTTAGTGCATAAGAAACATAATAATATTAATATAAATTTAAATCTTCTCATTATAAATAATCTTTATTAGTTATGGTATATATTACCACTCATAGTACTAACATTTCCACCAACATTACCACAAGTAACATCGCCACTCATTGTTAATACTCCACCTTTAACGTCTTTACAGGATACATCACCACTAGTTGTATTAACAGTTGAAACATCCCCACTATCAGTACGTACACTAGCTACATTACCTTCTATTTTTACTTCTATAGATGGACTTTCAAGACCTTCTCTTAAATTTCCATTTACATAAATTTTACCATTATTAATACTAATGGTTTGTGCTCCTTCTATTTTAACATTGTTAATCCAAGTAGCACCATTAATACCATTTAATGTTGTTTTAATTGTGTTAATTATTCCCATAATATATAAAATTTTTAAAATGTATACAAACAAAAAAGTCGAGCTTATTGCCCGACTCAACATCAGTAAGTACCCCTTTGGTACTTACAAATTAAATAATAAGATTAAATAATTGGAGGCATGTATAATCTACAATACTGATTAGCATACCAAGTCCAACCCTTCTTAAATGCTTTTAAAGTTCTTTTTAAAATTTTCATCATAATAAATCAAATTTAAAGTTTAACTTATAAAATATCTAGGAGGAGAGTTTAAAAAATTAAGAATCCCAGGTAAATCACCCCTGTTAGAGACAATCTTGTGGTCTCTATTTTTATTATTTAGGATTCTGTAGGAATGCAAAAACGTCGAACCATTCCAGTTCGTAGGTTCTACGACACCTAATAGGCGAGTATGCATCGTTGAGAGGCACCCTATAAGTTACGTTGCTCCTGTAACTAGTATTCTAGAGCTTTATCATAGTGCAAGATGTGGGAATCAAACCCACGCAAGCCTTCTGGTTGGAAGCCAGATATGCGCCTTCAGCTACACTAATCTTGCATTTATTTATAAGATATCTTTCCAACGCATGAAGAATAAGAAATTTTTTTATTATTATCTTCTAATATATAATAATAATCCTCAAATGTTTCTTGAATACCTTTAAAGACATATTCTTTATTCATATGCCCATCCATATAACAGGTTTTTCCTACATTAAGTAGTTCTTCTTTTACCCATTTTGGAGTATCTTCAGGAACATTGTCTACAGAATAATAATTCCCTATTACTTCATACATTAATTTATTTATTAATTGTTGGAAAGTCTTCATTAAAATAGGAACATCTTCAGTTTTATACTTTAATGTTTCTAAATTGTCTGTATCAATAGTTATTTTCATAAATATTTAATTTAATAGTGGACCACGGTGGGACTCGAACCCACGACATCTACCTTGCAAAAGTAGCGTTCTAGCCAACTGAACTACGAGCCCAAATTGGAGATTACTCTCCAGTTAATTGTTTTATTTTAAGTTTAGCTTGTGTTAATTCATATACTAAATCAGATATAGTTTTTTTATTATCTTTAAGATGTTTTTTGAGAGCTTTAATAGCTAATTTCATGCTATTAAAGTCTTTCAAATTATTTGCTATAGATTCTAATTCTCTAAAAGACTTAGTATTATCAAATAAAGATATATTAACTTTAGCTCTTAACTCTCTAATTTTAAGATTCTGTTTCTCAATCTCATTTTCTAAAGACTGAATCTTATTATTTAAAGATTCTATACCAAGTCCATTTTCTAATTCATCTATATAGGATTCTAATTCTCCGATTTTTTGTTCTAATCCAGCATAATGCTTTTTTCTTTCAGCATCATACTCTTTAAACCTATTTATTTTGCTTTTTAAAACAGCTATAATAAAATCCTTTTTATCATAAAAGTTTGCGTCAGATTGATAATTAAAAGTTTTTTTCATATTATTTATTTTTTTTAATTAGTTGTCTAGGAGAGATTCGAACTCCCGAAGCTAAATAGCAGCTGATTTACAGTCAGCCGTGTTTGACCACTTGGCTATCTAGACGAAAGTCCTGATTAATCAGGACATACAGTTGAATCAATAGCAGTAGTATCAACTACTGTAGTATCAACATTAATAGAATCATTTGAAGTTGAATTTACTGAATTATTTGAACCAGTAGAACAACTCAAGAGTGTAAATAACACACTAAATACAAGTAATTTCTTCATTTTTTATTCTTTTTTATCGTATTGACTATTATAAATCTAAATTTTATTATTCAAAATATAATTTTAATAAAATTTAAAAATGAACCGAGAACTTCCCAATTCTCGGTTCTGTGTACTAAGGTAAGTACGACCCTTCCAATTTCATGTTGAAATCTTCAAAAAAGTCAGTATATTTATAGATATATACATCTGGGAATCAGGTTAATCGTGAAATTCGTAACTATAACAGTCCTAACCCGTTTGTGGTATAAATATAATTTAACTATAAAAATTATAAAAGTTAATTTTTGTTTACTTTATTATTTTTAATTAAATTATTTATTTCTGTCTCTGTGAGTTCTATCTTGTAATCCCCATAACTTAAAGAATAATTAAAATCAAATAAATAGACAAATTTATTATCTATATATTGAGCACATTGTGGAATTACACTAATATTAATAACTGTAAATTTAATATTGTCTAAGACAATACTTTCATACAATTTAAATTTGCTAGTCATAATAAACCAAAAGAGGGAACTCTAAATAGAGTCCCCTCAAAAGATTGAGTTTCCTTTTAATTATCACGACTATAATTCACGTTTCACAACGTTCAATAAGTATTCCTTATTACTGATGCTATTATAGTTGTGAATTTTTTTTCTAAAAATAAAATCTTAAAAATTTTAATTCTGAATCATAGCACGAAGCTCTTCAATAGATTTATTCTCAAGAGCTTCGTCCTCTTTCTTTGCGATAAGCTCAGCAATACGTTTGTTACGAGCATCAATCTGTGCTCTATTAATATTGTCTTTACGAGCCTTTAATTTAATATTAATTACATCTTTTACGATGCTGAAACGAAGTTCATCATCATTTTCTTCAGCTGGAAGCTCTTCAATGAAAGACTTCTTAGGAGCCTCACTAATTTTCTTATCCAGCATAATAGCTAAAGTGTTAAGATTCTGCAGAGATAAGTCGAACAAATCTTCTGTAGTAATCATACCCTTGTTTGTCTTAAAACGTAATTTCTTTTGTAATGCTTCTTTGTACATTGTTGTTAATTATTAAATGTTTACTTTATAAATTTTACCTGAATCTACTCTAACCATAAGTGAATTACGAGAAGTAGCTATAAATCCTAAACCACTCATCTGATTATCATCATAAGGAGTCAAAGCTTTAGATGCTAATACTTCAAATACTCTCTTATGATTTTTAGTAAGTTCGTCTTTAAGATACTCATTAAAATATCCACGAACAGCATCTGGATTCTTACAATCCTTCAACATAAAGAAATAGTGCTTAGCACCTACCTTATTATTTCCCCAGTAATTTGGAGATAAACATATAGCAGACACTTCAACAAAGTTCTGAGTCTTTACTCCCCAAATTTCTTTAGATGCTGTAGTACTACTTAAATGTTCTTTAGTAAAGATAACTTCACGTCCATTAGAAGTAAAGTCTAATACTGGAACATCGCTCTTATGAGGGACGTCTTTATCATACACATAAGTATGAACAACTCCATTGAGTTCTACTTCTACTTCAAATCCTAAATCAATATTTTCAACTTTAGCATAGTTGTTAACAAATACTTTATAAGTACCTGTTTTAGGAATTCCTGAGAAAATGATATTTTCTACAGCATTGCGAGAGAATTTCTTAGGATTATTACGTTCTTCAAAAGCACTACCTCCACAGGGATTCATATCTACATCAAGAAGGTCTGCTTTATTACCATAATAAATGTGTCCATAAGGACTATCCATATGTAAATCTAAATCATCGTAATTATACCAATGAAGAGAGATTCTCATATAGCCATCTACCTTACCTCCTACTTCTTTAACACGTTGTTTAATAGCATCAGAGATATTACCATTATATGCCCAAGCAAACCCATTATTCCATTTAAACATAGAAGGAGCTTCTTTATTAACTGGGGCAGTAAGAGTTACTAAATTATTATTTAACTTATTGTCAAAGAATAATTCAAGCTTACTAGCCTTAGAAACAATATTATTAAGGAACTCTTCCATAGTTGTTGGAATCGCAGTCTTCTCAAAGTCTGTAGCAGTTTTGCTAGTATTAGAAGTTTCATTCATAAGAGAATCAAATCCTCCTAACATTCTCTTACGAGTTTCTCTATTTACAAAGATAACATCTTCAATAGATATATCTTCTACTTTAGCATGACGACGCTCTAAAGAATCTTCATAGCCAAGTTCTACTACAGTTTTATAAGCATTTTCTACCTGAGTTTTAGTGATAATACCCTTAGGTCTCTTATAATTATAAGGAGCAACCATAGCTTCAAACTTCTTAACTGAACTTTCAACATTGTTAGTATCAGTTATGTCTTTAAGAAGCTGACCTATAGCACTATTAAGTATATGTGTTACAGCATCAGGAAGTACACAAGAAGATATCCAAGCATAATTATCTAACTCAAAACCTTCCAAGTGCTTATTCTCTATTGTATCAAGAGCAGTCTTTAAAGCACTCACTTGACGTAGATAAGTGTCACCTCTATAGAGGTTATCATCTGCAATTAAGTCTAATACTGTTTGTACAGAATTATAGTTAATTTCAGATAAAGTTCTTATCCATACATCATGTGAAGATTTAGCACCTGCACGGAATGTTGGAGTCTGAGACTTATCCATAATTAAATTACTTGTAGGAGTAGCATAAAAATGGTTCCAAGTAATTATTTCTTTAGAAGGTAGTATCTGCTGATTACACTTACAACCCATTGTAGTCTCTTCCGTAACAAATGCATTTCTAATTTTAGTATTTTTAAGCACTTGTAACATATTGTCTACAACTTTAGCAAACATTCCTTCAGCGTGAACATCCTCCCAGTAAGAATGTATTTTATAATTCTCATCTACAGAGACTAATGCTCCATAGCGAGTAATGAAATGTTTACAATTTACACAGTTAAATTCTTGACGTACGGCTCCTTCAGGGAAAGATTCCATATAAGCCATCCATAAAAACTCTTTTTGAGTGTCAAGAATAAAGAGATGTTTGTTCTCTTTAATCATCTTATTACATGCTTCTGTAACAAGATTTCTAAAATCTAAGTATTCCATAAAATTTTTAAAAGTTAGAAAAAGAGGGAGAGATTATTCCCTCCCTCTGTGATACTTAATGTTTATACATTTACATTGGTGTTTTCTATGTCGCCATTAACGTTAACATTCTTGTTAACCTTAGCATCAATAGTGTTAGCCTTCATAATGTCTGCCATATCTACACCTGTAGCATCTTTTACAATGTCACGAGTTTGCTTAATAATAGCAGGCACATTACCAGAAATACCAGAAGCCTCAGAACCATTAGTTCCATAAACTGTCATATTGCCAATCTTACTCATAGGTTCAGCAATATACTTAGCCATATCAGGAAGAACTTTCTCATTAAGTTTAGAAAGCATGTCAATTACAGCAATAGAGCCGTATTTACTATATGCTTCAGCCTTTTTCTGCATAGCCTCAGCTTCTGCAAGACCCTTAGCCTTCACACCTTCAGCTTCTGCCAAAAGTTTAGCTTTAGTACCTTCAGCTTCTGCAGTCAAGGTCTGTTGAGTAGCATATGCTTCAGCTTCACCCTTAGCACGAATACCTGCTGCCTCCTGCTCCTGAGAATAACGATTAGCTTCAGCCTTAGCTTTTACAGCCTTAGCAGTTTGCTCTGCTTTATAAGCTTCAGCCTCAGCCTCACGCTTCTGCTTCTCTAAAGCAGCCTGAGCATCAATTTCTGTCTGATACTTGTCAGCATCAGCCTTAGCATTTACATCTGCAAGATACTCATTCTGCTTAATCTTAATCTTCTCCTCAGACAAGGTTTGTTCTTTACGAGTCTTCTCAATATCAGCATCTACAGTCTTGATATTAATAGTTTTCTGCTGCTCCTGCTGCTGAATTTCATATGCGGCATCAGATTCAGCCTTCTTAATATCAGACAATCTCTTCAGTTCAGCTCTCTTAATAGCTAATTCATTATTACGTTCAGCAATAATAGTGTCAGCCTTTACTCGTGCTTCATTAGCCTCATTGTCAGCCTCAGCCTGAGCCTTAGCTACATCTCTATCAGCATTAGCACGGGTAATCTTAGCATTCTTCTGAATAGCTGCTGTATTATCAGCTCCCAAATCACGGATCAAGCCTTTCTCATCAGTAATATTCTGAATATTGCAAGACAAAATCTCAAGACCTAACTTAGCCATATCAGGAGCTGCCTTCTTCTGAATTTCATCAGAGAATGCATCTCTATCAGTGTTAATCTTAATTAAGTCAAGAGAACCTACTACTTCACGCATATTACCCTCCAAAGAATCTTTCACCTGAGCAGCAATCTGAACAGAATTCATATTCAAGAAGTTCTTAGCTGCAAGTCTAGTGCCTTCTGTATCAGGTTTTACCCTAACTTTACATACGGCATCTACCATTACATCCAAGAAATCATGAGTAGGAACTGGTTGTGAAGTCTTAACATCAACTGTTACTTGACCAAGATATACTTTATCTAATCGTTCAAGTACAGGAATTTTTACTCCACCACCACCGATAAGTACTCGTGGCTCCTTACGAAAACCTGAAAGAATGTACGCCATCGAAGGAGGAGCTTTAACATACATTGTAGCAATAATAACAAGCAGTATAATAATAACGACTGCGATAACACCAATAAGAACTAAATGTTCCATAAATTTGTAAATGTTTAAATAATAAAAATTAAATATCTAAGAATTAACTGATGTTAATTCCAAGGGGGCATTTATTTTTTTATAATTCGTGATTTACAAGACCTGTAGCTTTACTTGTAGAATAGCAACTATTAATTATATATATTCTAATATTCCCATAATCAGTCATAGTTACTACATATTTTTCTTTAATACCTACCATCAATATACGATCATCCTCAAAATAATCTCCAGGTTCCAGATATTTTAACTCTTTATCCTCAGTAGTGGAACCATAATCCTCATTGAACTTAGTAGACCATTCATTATAGAATTTTCTTTCTTCCCTAGTATATTTCTCCCAATCTTTCTTTTTAATTTCTTTAAACTTATAAAAAGCTTTTAATATATTCTTTATATTTTCAGGAGTAAATTTCAAGTCACAATGTCTGATTTGTACTTCTCTATACAAATAAGTAAACCTAGAGAATTCAATATTAAAGGTTTCTTTAATATTAGGAAGAGTTTCTACTCCATGAATATTAATTTCAGTTGCTATAGCTTTAATTAAGTCTATAGTAATAATATTCATAGAATGAGTTAACTCTATAACCTTTTCTATAGCAGTTTTATCTTCCAAGATATCGTTAAGAATCTCTCTAGTAACTTCCTCGGAAAGATTACTGAAAGACTTTTTATATCTTATTCTAGAAGGTCTACCAAGAAGATTTGGGTCTACATTTAACTCATTAGTAGTAAGTAAAAATACCTTACGATAAATAGAGTTGTAAGTACCATCCATGAAAGAAAGAACATCTGAAGAACTTTTAAATTCTTTCTCATACTCATCAAAGAAGAAGATACAGTCAAAATCAATAGAGGTAGATAAATATTTTATTAATTTACTATTAGTATCAACACCCATTGATTGCACTAAGATTACAGGAAGCTGTAAACGATTACAAAGTTCCTTTGCAACGACCGTCTTACCAGTTCCTTTGATTCCGTCTAACAGAACACCTAAATTACCTGTAGTGTTATCATATGTCTTTAAAACATAATCAATAAATTTTTGGTTTAGACCATACAGTTTGTAATCAAACGTAAAAGACTCAGCGATTTTACTTAAGTAAAATCCAGTCATTGAGACTTTTACTTCATAAATACCTTTCGGTAATCCTTCAGGATGAGATACTGTTGTCGCACTACCCTGACTAAAAACGTTGCCATCTTGCAACCAAATTTGTTTACCCATTTTGATAAATGTTTAATAATTACTTTAATAAATTTATAAGAATATCTATGTTATATAACATAGTATCAATTATTTTAATAGAGTTATTAATATGTTCTTCCATAATTAACAGTTAAAATTAAACAAAAATCCCTGAACTATAATAATAGCCCAGGGATTAAAAACAAATAATAAAAACAGTTCTATGAACTAGTGGAGCATTGGAGAGTCGAACTCCAGTCTTGCATATTTGCATCAAAACGTTCTTACAGCATAGGTTTTAAAGACTATCCTTGTCTGTTAGGGTTGACAAGATTAGCATTGCCAACTTCCACCACTCTGTTCCTAAAGTATACAGAGAACTAATAAAGAAATAAAAGAATAATGCACCTTTCCGTTCCCAAGCAAGTGCTGCTCGGTTTCTTAGGCTGCAATAGCGTAAGAAACAGGAGTCATATTGATAACTCTAGCGATTATTGTTTTGTTGTCTCTCCAACTGTCTTGCTGTGTTTCTTATCTCCTATACAATCAAAACCACGAATGCCCCAATTTAAAAGAGTCCTAAGTTAGAACTCTTTTATAAATTAGTGTCTACCACGTAAATAATTGTAATTATTATACCAATCATCTGGATCTATTCTATCTTCATTACCCATAATTTAAAACTTAATTAATGTTAAAAACTAAATTGAATATCTCTATTGACATCTAATAATCCTCCTTGCCAATTAGATTGAATATCCATACTAAACCATGTACCATATTTAGTTCTTGCAAACCAAATAAGATGATCGTCGTACTCAGGAATATAACAACCTATAAAATAGTCAGTATCTCCATTCCATATCCAACTACAGTTAAGAGCACTATTAACTAAATGTATCTTTAGATGTATATCAGCTTTATTAAAAGGAATTACTTTCTTTATATAAGCTTTATATAACCTACTTGGTGAACATTTACCATCATCAAAGAAATTATAAATCTGTCTCTTTTCGGAATCATTAATCATACATTGTCTTAATATAGCTTCATTAACTATATTATCATTTGCTCTTGCGAGTTTATCTAGTAATTCCAGATTAAATTCTTCTTTTTGAAACTTGAATTGAATCCAATTAGGTTCAAATTCTCTGTAATCTAGATGAGACAGAGGTTCATCTGTATTTAATACATATTTAACTAGTCTAGTTAAACGTTCTCCAGCTAGTTTAGATACTACAAAACCAGATAAATCATAACCTACACCTCTACTTCTCCAATATTCACCAACTTCAGGTTTAGAATCCGGAGCAACATAGAACATTTTATAATAGTCTGAAGACTCTAAAGTTACATAAGTACCTAACTGACTACTACAACATATACCTAAACCAATATTAGAATACAAATTATTATCACGCTCTAATGTAAGAAATACTGGAACTTTATCAGGGTCTAAATTATTAATCTCACAATGATGCAATGCAGTATGTGCATACTCAAGTAATTTAGACACTGATATAGTACTTAGTTTAGTATCTTCTTCACTTTTGTTCTCTTTAATGGCAGCATCAGAACATCTAGTGTGCCAATTTTTCCATTTATCTCCTTCTAAATACATATTTTTAAATATTTAATTAATCACCACCAGGCAAACTATCTAAATACTGAGGAATAGTTACTTCAATATTATTCTTTTCTCTTTCAAGTTGCTGAATAGCATTTGACTGTCTATCTACAATTATTTGCAATTCCAGAATTTTTGCTTTCTGATAATAGTAGCTAGGAACTGACCAAGCTAAAACAATTATAAAACAAATTGTTGGTAATATCCAAAGTTTATTCATATTTTTTTATTTTTTTTTATTTTTAACCCCAAATTACATAAACTCCATGTTCACCCTTATAACGAAGACTAATCTCAAATCCTAACTCTTTAAGGTAATTATAATATTTGTCAACATTAGTTGGCGGAAGTATAGAACCAATCCAAGCTGCATAATTACCTTTACTAGCTTCTTTAATTATAGCAAAGTTTATTTGATCTAATATATGCGGGTCTAATACAGCAGACCTAGATATAGTCTTTGCTTCTGTTGCTTTAATCATAACTTTTTAATTTTTAAACTAGCATCTTTAAACCATATATTAAGTCTATCTATGGCACTTTCCCATTCAGATTGAGAACAGATTTTATAATATTTTAAAAAGTTAGTATTATCTGCACTAAATTGGTATATACCTATACATTTACCACCAGGAGTGATTTTAGTTACAGTATATCCAGTACCATCATTGATAACTACTTTTAGATAAGATGTGTTATCTTTATAGTAAGGATGTTCTCTAAGAGCGTGATTACTAACTTGCAGTTTTTTAGCTCTTATATTATTTATTATTTCTCTTATAGTATTCTCTATATTATCTCTTTGACTTAGAAACTTTATTTTAAGTTTTTCCAAGTCCTCAATAGACATTTCCGAATAGTTATTTATATTTTCTGTTTCCATAACTATAATTTTTTTAATATTTTTACATTCTTAATTAATGGTTCGCCATCAGTACCAGTTTCATCTAACAAATCACCAGTTACTAGATATTTATTGCCAGTAAAGTATTTTACATTATATATAAAATCATTAAATGCCATCTCATTTGTTGGAAATGGAAGAACGGGAGAGTATATTCCATTTATATTTTTATGAGCTTCATAAACAGACACACCCTTTTCTTTACCTATTACTTCATTATTATTGTTCCATATAGATGAACATGCATCTTCTGGAATTTCACCAAATCTATAGAATATCATTTATTTTTTTTAAGTTCTATACTACTAAATGCCAAAAATATCCATCTACTAGTTGAGATATATCTGGTTCTAAACTTTTTAGGTCTTTGAGAATGGAGTATGTAAATTCTTCTAAGATCTCTAAGTCATTGTCACTGTTATTCATGTTCATTTTTCTCTAATACCTAGAATATCGTTGATTTTCCTTTCAATAAACTCATCAGAAGTATTTTCTTTTATTAGAGCATCAATGTCAGGCAACTCTACATCAACTTTATCTTCTTGTACTTTTGAAGTGAGCATACCAATTACTAATTTCGCCCAAGGACTATTAGCCATATTTGTTAATGAACCCTTTTGGATTTCATAAGCTTTCTTTAATTCTCCATTATCACGGAAATATCTGAGAACATCTGTTAATGCAGCAACAAAGTTTTTGTCAGACATTGAATTGTTTTTAGCCTCTTCCAGTTTAATCATTAGAAAAAGCAATGATGAATGTAAATCTGTTTTGCTCATAACTATTCTTCTCTTATACCAAATGGAGTCCCATCTGCAAATGTATATTCTTTAATAGCATCTGAATAATTAATAGTATCATCAACATCTGTTATAAAACTATACTCGATTTCTCCTATTAGTTTAGTCCATCCAAATGGTTGATGCTTTTGCATTTCTGCCCAACACTCTTCTGCATTCTTGAATGGACGATACTTTGGTTCTGGCTTGATGCGATATTCTGTATTATTCCAAAACTCAATCTCTTTCATTTCCGTCCAATCATTCATACCTTGCCAGCTTTTGCTTAATGCACTTGGTTTAG